GTTTGTCAAACGGAAGAAGTAGGATTCGAACCCACGGAAGTTTTTACGCTTCTTCTGATTAGTAATCAGATGCATTAGACCACTCTGCCATTCTTCCTAAACACACGGGGTAGGATTCGAACCTACATCTGACAAATTAACAGTTTGGGGCATTACCATTATGCTACCCGTGTTCATAGTTCCGGGGCTAGGATTCGAACCCAGACAAAGAGAACCAAAATCTCTAGTGCTACCGTTACACTACCCCGGAATAAGCCCACAGAGAGAATCGAACTCCCATCAGATGATTACAAATCAACTGTAATACCACTATACTATGCGGGCGACAGCCTATTATACTCAATAATCATTATCCTCGCAAGCCCTACGCTTTTGGGCCGAACGAGTACGCTGACGCTTGGGACGATTATCGAACACGGTAAACTTGTGTTCCTGATGCCCCTGACGCATCTCCCAAGGCATAACTTTCTTGACCTTGACCACGTTGCGGCGGGGACGATAATCTTCTTCGTTAAGGTGGATCATGGCTTTATCTTATCGTTAAAAAGTGATTTGTCAAGGGTTCTCACTTCATCCTCTCCAGCAACTTGCGAAGCGTGGCGGCGTGTCGGTTCGCAGTGTCCAAATACTGACCGCCTTCAATCTGGCCAAAGTAGGCCGCCGCCTCTCGCTCCGCGTCGGTGAGCGTAGGCTGTGGCTGCCGGTAGAGAGGTACGATGTCATCCACGCTGCATCCAATCTTCCCGCACATTTCGACCGCTTCTTCGTATCGCTTGTATATCGATGCGTAACTGATCGAATAATCCCAAGTAGGCGACCAGACAGCCCATGCCACCGGCTGAGAACCATCGGATGCAAGAGACTTATTTGTATTTTCGTTGCTGGGGAGCATATTCATACCACTTTCCATTTTCGTGTTGATAAAAAACTTTGTTTACGTTAGGATCATACGCCATTAAACAGTATTGTACCGGATAAACTACCTTTGTCAACTCTTTTTGTTGAGTCAACTCTGGGATTTTTATATTCCCAGTTTGATAATCTTTTACACCATTATAGGCCAACCCTAACAGAGCAATAAGCACACCAACCCATTGTATCATTGTTCCGTTCCTTGTCAAGACCCTCTTCTCATTCATAGAGTATTTATCGGCCAAAAGGCCCGATCAACTTTAGAAAATCCTAAACCCTTATCCCTAAACACTTTACAACAAATCGCCGCGGCCCGCCTTGATGCAAAGTCTTATGCACCAAGGACTTACGGCTATTCGTCATCCGCCCTAGAAAGTTCCCACCCTGCGGCCCTTACAATACTTTTTGTGGCGATTACATTAGTTTTAGGAGTAGCACTAATATAATCTCTATATCCCTGTTCATCCACATAAAAGTGCTCGTCGATAGTATCAAACTTATTTGTTAGCAACAAACCACAAATAGCCGCTTCTAGAGCATTAGGTTGAGACAGTATAACTTCTAGTGTTCCGCTCTTTACATAATACTTAGCCATGATTAACTCCCTAGACTAATACGAACATTGTGAACATTATAGCCGCCATCGTCCAGTTTTTCTACGTCAACACCATTATCATCCAGAATATCCCACAAGTCTGGCAGAGCCACCAGAGTATCATAGTTGTTACCAAAACTAACATCACTATTACAAACCATATCCATAACATCAACATAGTCTAGATGGTTATGGTCACAATAATCTTTCAATCGGATACATTCGTGAGTAAAACTTTCCATAATATCCTCAGTGTGATGGAAACAATACGTTTGCTAAACCCTTGACGCACAGATTACAGTCTACACTACCCTCAGTAGGTGTGCAAGTCACAACACCACGACCACGACGGATTTCGGGACAAGTGATAAACTTTGTATCATTCAGCACAACCAGTTTAGGCAGACTCTTACGCCACACTTCCGCTGCCGCCTTACGCTTAGGACGTTTCTTGGCAATCTTTTCGTCACTATCGCACCATGCGAACAGTTTGAAACCTTGTGCCAATGCCGCACCCATATCCTCATTATTATGAACACTGGCGTATACATTCATATACTTTTCCAGACTCACAAGCCTATCATCATAAATATGAGTATAAAACCACATATCGGGCAGGCTAGTACCATCGGCCAGAATACTCTCACAAGCCCACGTTACATTAGACAGATAATCAAGGTCAAGTTCGCCGTTGATAAACCAGTCGCCACGTTCGTGCCAGCGAATACTCTTTTCTTTACGGATGGCTTCCAGAATCATGGCTCTAATACGATTCTTCTCGGTGATAAGATTCATCATACCAGCGGGACGAACATTAGGATACATTTTCTCGGTTTGCTCAGCATAGCAACCGTCGCCCAAATAAACACAAGTAGGGGGACAAGTATCACCAACGGGCCGACTCACGACCAAACAACCCTTGCCCAACTTATCGTTACCGTTTGCAACTTTCATCATGTTTCTCCTATGCTAACGATTCTATACTACAGTATCGGCATTGTCAAGCAGATTCTGTAGAAAATCTTAAACCGTTACAGCACAAGAGTTTACGTCAAATCCGGCCGCCCCAGTTTGATGCAAAGTCTTATCCGATAAGGACTTAGCGAGAATGACGGGACTCGAACCCGCAACCTCTAGCGTGACAGGCTAGCGATCTAACCGATTGATCTACATTCCCAAATAGCCCCAAGAGGAATCGAACCTCTAACTAGACTTTAGAAGAGTCCTGTTATCTCCATTTAACTATGGGGCCGTGTTTGTATTATAGCATACTCATTCAACGCCGCAAGCCCCGCACGGCGTCCCGTGGGGGCTATTGCGGTTGATGGTGGAGCCACTTTACCATCGTTTATGTACTAGCAGCAGACCCCTTCCCAGCAACCACGCTGGTTATTAGTTGGTTAGACTCTACTAGGTCGGGTCAATCCCCGACATCATTACGCGGGAGTTACCCCGCCGCACTATGCCTAAAATCTATTTATACTGGCATAGTCCAGTTAGTCAAGATCAAGCCTCGACCGTTTCCTTCTTAGACTTCTTAGGATTCGCGGAGTCACCCGCAGCGTCCGCAGTCACACCAGTAACACGGGCACGCCACACCTTATAACCCTGCTCAGAAAAACTCTTGACTTCGCCAGCCTTGACGTTCGCGTGAACATCACCGGGCAGGCTATCATTCAGGGCAGCGGTCAGACTCTCCACAATCGCGTCACGATCCAGTTCCGTAGCAACAATATCAACATTGAAAGCAAACTTTTGCATAGTAATCATCTCCAAAAAGTGTAATCGAACCAAGTAAAGTAATCATACCAACCGTATCATCACTTGTCAAGGGCTAGGTCGAACTTTTTTGGTTGCGATCAACCAGCGTCTTGTCGTGTGATGCTATCAGTATACCCTAGTTATCGGCACTGTCAACCCCTTGTCATTAGTTTTTTTCACGATTGTTCCTAAGTCGTTATGCGATAAGAGTTTACGTCGAACCGCCGCGGCCGTCCTCGCCGCAAAGTCTTATGCAGCAAGGCTTTAGGCTCAGGAGAGAAAACCCTCACAACCATGCTCGACAAGATCACGCAGCAGATTCTCAGCCGTTTCGGGAGTCTTGAGAGTAACGCTATTCTTAGCACCAGCAGCAGCAGGAACAAACTTATCGTACTTCCAGCCACCAACCAGATAATCGCTCCAATCCTTGGCTTCCTTCAAGCCCCATCCGGTGTGAGTTCGGATAGCCCTGATACAGTAGATACGATTATCCAGAGTCATGCCACCAGTGATGGTAACGGTGCGATTCTGGTTCACGCCCAACGCAATCTCCACAGAGTTCACGATCTTATGATACAGTTCAGCATCATTGTTGTATGCCCAGTTGCTAGCAAGATACATAGCCTCACGAACAGTCAGTTGCAGATTAATCATACCTTAAAATCTCCTAAATACTTGGAATCTATTTCTCTAAGATCGTCGAACGAGCAGTGTCGTTCTTCTAAAATATAAACTTGTTTACCACTAGTAATGAGTGTAGCGTATTCGCTTTCATCCCATATGAACTCATTGCTATCGCTCTCACGACGCCAGTATGGATCACGAAGTGGATTATAAAACACACGCTCAAGATTGTCAATAGGCAACGTAGGATAAAAATCCTTGCGAAGCATAACTTCCTCACACTTTACCCATCCGCTCACATCATGCACACCAGCCTCAAATACTTGTTTGGCTTTATTTGGTCGATTGCGAAGTCTACAACCCCTCATTTCTAACTGATATTCATTAGGGTTATAATAATACACATCAACAGTTTTGCTTCCCTGCTTAACCCGAACTTGCCAGTGCATAAAATGATCCCCACCACCAAGATGGAATCGTACCTCACCGTACACTGGTTTCTGTTTCATGCTCATAGTATACCTTATCGGCATCCTGTTGTCAATACCTTAAAAAATGTACCTATACTGGTCTAACGTCCAGTAGCGTTTTAGACTTTCACCGCTTATAAGGTACACATATTCTCGCTGACTATCGCCAAGACCACCAAATCCGTAGGATTAGGAAAGACAAGCGTTGGGTTGAGCCATACTCGGCCGCCATTTAACCGTGGCTTCTTTGATATCATTCTGCCAACGGCCCACCCACTTGTCTGCCTAAGTATACCTCTATTATCGGGTGTTGTCAAGAGTTTTCTTTAAAAAATCCTAAGTGGTTGAGGCATAAGAGTTTACGTCAAGCCGTCGCCCGCAGCCTCGATGTAAAGTGTTATACTGCAAGGACTTACGTCAATCCATAGTCCACTGAACTATCGGCTTAGATGGCCCATAATACTTATACAGATATTCAAAATCCATATTATTATATCTCTCATAGTGCAGAATCAACTCACTAACTCTACACTGATACAAACAGGGTGGACTCATCTTGTTCCACTTGTAAGATCGGTAACCGTCCTTAGTAATACAGGTTACCCAATCTTTACCAAACTTGAGTATAGTCCCCCAAACATTCTTACCATTATAGGTAAAGTTCATGGTATTACCAATCCAATACGGCCAATAAGGATTATTTCCATTCATACTCAAACCTCACAAATGATTTTTTCACAACGAATATTAGTAGCAGTAGGGTGTTTAGATAAAACCTTACATTTAACTTCCATCTTGGTTGTATACTGTGAACCAAGTTTCATTTTCCAACGCTTACCATCCATATCAAAAGTTGTAGTCCAACCAGTATGGATATGTTCATGTCGTAAGTGGCCCCACATATCTCTACTCATCCGATAACCATTCCAACTCATCTTTCACTCTCTTTCTTCTACTTCTATTATCGACATTCTACCACGAGAACTTTATTTTGTCAAGACAGAAAAAAGATTTTCTCTAAGTGCTTATGCCACAACACTTTACGTCAAATCCGGCCGCCCCGGTTTGCTCTAAAGTCTTACGCTTCAATGCTTTAGATACCACCAGTAGCAATCGGCACAGAAACTCCAAAAAACCTCATGCTTATCTAAGATATAACACAGTTCATTACAGTTACCACAATGACAAACATTATCAAGAGTTTTCATAAACTAACTCCACATACTTATCCACTAGTTCAGAAGCACCAATCTCATGCAGTCCAATCAACTCTTTAGCCTTACTCACATGCTTAACACTAGTTGTCATCATACGAGAGCTAAAAAAGTTGATAATATAAATCATAGCCTGTTCCCTAGTCATAGTCTTAGGATCAGCACTAATCAAATCTTTAAAGTTTTTAGCCATGTGGATAATCCTTTGGGTAGTCAGTTTCTGGTCGTTTTGGTTTTGGCTGTCCCTCGTATGGCATCCACCAAGGAGCATCCATACGATCTACTATACCGGGGCTTTCTTCACAAATCAAGATATGTTCACTTACTGGATCATCCTTATGAATCTCATACCTTCCCTGCCACACCCCAATATACTCGCCAAAGTAATAAACCTTTTGGCCGTTGATAGGGCGACGAGGACCAAAAAAACTAATCCATTCCATTATTTATCCTACCCTACCCCTTCCAACAATCACACATTTCAGACTAATATCACTATCAGTATACTTCACACATTCATGAGGTCCATAATACCAAGCATCATTCTCTTTGAAGTTTAATACGATATCTTCGGTACTAAGTTGAATATCGTTATATCCACCCTCATACCCAAGAGTCAATACCCTCATATCGCCCGGATAACCCTTCAACTGCTCAATCAGTTCGTTAACGGTCATTCTTCGTCCTCCGATGGAAACATATTGCTCCAAGATTCATCGTCGTTTCCGGTCAACAGAATCTCACGCTCTTCCGCAGTTAAGTGAGGGAAACACTCTTGTACCGATCCGCCATTAGCCCAACGATTAGCCTCACTAAGATACGTCACGATAGAAAAACTCTTGCCACTATGGGTAGTGCCACTAAAAGTTACAGTGCCACCATCGTGACTCACCCAACGCTCAACACGATCACTCAAACCAAATCGCTGAAAGCCAATCATAGTTTTTCTCCTTGTGCTACTATTCTACACTAGTATTATCGGCTTGTCAATAGGCTTTTCTTTAGCAATCCTAAGTTGTTGGTGGGTAAGACTTTACGACGAATGTGGCCGCGGCAGTTTGCCCTAAACTCTTACAGCGTAAGCATTTAGAGCGAACCCCTTTTTTATTATACCAGCGAATCTTTTACGCCCCGATTCTATGAAAACCGCCCACGGAAATCCTTCCTAGGCATAGTTCATGACTCATGCCGTCTGGCTCTTGGAACGATTACTGGTTGTATTAGAGCGTGGCAGAGGAATCGCACCCCCGTAGATTAGTATCGGTTCCCAGTGCATAACCAGCACAGCCGTCCCCAATAGGTTATCTAATCTAGTCGCTAGACGCACGTTTGTATTGTGTCACCAATATAGGCTATGGTCTCATTTATGGAGGGTAGCACACCGAATGAATCGGATTTTCGTTGGTGACTAGGGGAGAAGAGTGGAATCGAACCACCTCATGGGCATTTGTTTGCCTACTCTGCTGTCGCAGTTCGGAACTTCCCACACGCTACCATTACGCTACATTCTCCATGTCTTACTCTCTCATTCTATCATCTATTATCGGCTTGTCAATACCCTGTTCTTTAGATTTTTTGTCGCCGTCGGATTTCATCAGAGCAATAGCAGATTTCATCAGCATAGTAGCCATAGTTTGGCTGGTCAGGCCACGCTTTCAAAACTTCCCTACAATCTTTAATCGTAAAAAGAAGTTCAGAATAAGTCATCTTCTTAACCTTTTTAGCGTAAGCCGCATGATCCATAAACTTAGTGGCAAACATCTTTTGTCTCCTGTGCTATGATTCTACACTCCTATTATCGGTCTGTCAAGAGAGTATTCTGTAGAAAAAAACTTTTTGATGCAAGTCTATAGAGGATAAGAGTTTACGTCAAAACCGGGCGGGCAGCTTTGTTGTAAAGTCTTACGCCACAGCAACTTGCGTCGATTGTTCTACTTTCTCCAAGAATCCCATATCCAACATACGATTTATCATCTCATTTTTATAAACCTTAAAATCCATAGAGGCATTATCAAAACTAATATCCTCATTAGGATGAACCACAAACTGTAGATGGCTAAAAGGGATTTCGGCCGTAATACTATCCCTTTCATTTTTCATAAACCGGCTAACAACATCATATTCTGCAACAGCAATAGAGAACGGGCGAGCAGTTTGAGTAATGATAATATAGTCAAATATCTTATAACTAATATCACACCCCTGATGAATATTAGATACTATTATTTTATTAGTCTTTTGAGCCCTTTTCTTGAAAACACCCGATTGGCTTTTCTGAGAAACTTTCCAATCAAAGAAAGTAAAATCATATCCGATTTCATCCACATACTGTAACCGTGGAAAAATACGAGAATATGCAGTGTCAATGATTTCAGCTTTCAGAAATCTGTCACACCTAGAGTTCAAGCTGTTACCTATTGTGTTGCTAAGACGCAACAAATCCAAACAACCCTTACGGTTATTGCTCAGATAATAGAATAATGTTGCAAGCATGGCACTATCCTACCACTATAAAGCTTTTTTGTCAACGGGTTCTCGCTGACTATGCCCACGCCGCCCAAATCCGCAGGATTACCTGATACAAGCCAATGACCCCACAGGGAATCGAACCCTGATTCTCGGAGCGAAAATCCGATTTCCTAACCGTTAGAAGATGGGGCCAAGATATTTAGCAGACTACCTTCTCAATCCTTAGATCACTACCATACTTATCTTTAGCCTTTCTCCAAGCATCATACTGGCTAAACGATACAACATAGCCAACAAATCGACCATGCTGAAACACTCTCCAAGACATTCCCGCTAGGCATTGGTGATTCGTCATAAACTTTCTCCTTAGTCGCATTATACACATTATCGGCCCTTTGTCAATATGCTCTAGAGTTTTTCTCTAAAACCATACAGCATAAGACTTTACGTCAAGTCCGGGCGGAGTGCCTCGCCCTAAACTCTTGGCTTGCAAGAACTTAGAGCGAGGTCACTTCACCACCACGAGAAAATCAGAAGAGAAGGCTTGCCAAACCAGCCTTGAATACTGCACCAGCCAACAGCGGCCTACGGCAGTTCACGGTACGTTCAGCATAGAAGTTGCGAATCTTACCATCAGCAGTCTGGCACGTTACCAGATGATTGCTACGCTGAAAGTTGCTATCATTGCGACGATATGCACTGCGAGCATTCAGCCTGCGAATAGCATTATCGTCCAACACATGCACACTCAGTACCTTTGCCAGATAACGCTCAGGGTCACCAGCATTAGGCTGGAGATATTCAAAGTTATAGAACTCTCCGGCCTTTGCCGTTGACAGCGACCCATGAGCACCACCATAGATACCATAAGCAGCAAACATAGCAAGGCAGCAAACAACAACCGTAGCAATCGAACCAAAAAGAAGAACATCGTTCATAAAAATCCCTTTCGTGTAGTGAAGACCAACCAAACCAGATAGCCCCAGTATACATCTATTATCGGCATTGTCAAGGGGTAACCTTGAAAAAATCTTTTTGCCGCAAGTCCTTATGCCACAACAGTTTGCGAAAAACGCGGGCGGCCACCCATGCTGCAAAGTCTTATGCAGCAAGGGTTTATGGCTCATTCAAAATCAACGAAGATAATCTGGTTATATCCTCGCGGCTTCACGGTATAACCATCACCATAGTCGTAAGTATCAGCCTTTACCGCAGTCATATTCGCCAGAGACTTGGCCTGTCGAATAACACTACGCTGAGACTCAGCATTACGGGGCTGAAACTCGTACCGTTTCACCCAACCGTAGTTAGCCTCACCACCGAACGTATCAGTAACCGTCACAATACACTTCGTCATTTTCACTTTCTCCTTTGGTTTCATCTTATCACACAATCAAGCATTGTCAAGCATACGGATTCAAGATATCAGCAGCCCCTAGAATAATCTTATCCTTAATAGTCATCTTACTTCCTTAATGGAAAAACAAGATCACAAACAAACCAAGCACAACCAAGGCCAATAACAAATCCCACACCGAAACTATTCCAGTCTAGATATATATCGGCCATCCGTAGCCCTTTCCTTTAGATAAACTCCAGAACAAAACCAACCATATCCTGAAAAAGAAGCAAAATCTGCACAGTATAGTAGTGAACAACCCCATCATCAATCATATACCATCTCCAAAATCCAAGAAATAAAACACCCTAGAGCAATAATCCCGACCATTCCCACAAACCACAACAGGATTTCACCCATATCTGCACCATTCTACCTTTCCAAGTGTTTTCTGTCAAGTTCCGACTATCCTGCTGACTACAGCACCGTCAGCAACCCGATTACATCGGGTGAGACAGGTGAATGGTCAATCCCTCGCACTGTTCCAGATAGCACGACCTATACTTACCCTCTTCGATCTTCACGATCATCAAATGACCCTTGGGCTTGTCGTACACTCGACGAACCTCACCCACAAAGTCCTTACCATGATACTTGAAACTCACGTTATCATGACGCACAGGAACCAGCACAGCATCTCTCATATCTACTCCTCGTTGTTGAATACCATCAAGTCTACATCTATTATCGGCATTTGTCAAGTGGCAGCATTAAAAAAAGTTTTTGTGCTAAGTCGTTTGTTGATAAGAGTTTAGGAAAAACGCGGCCGACCGGCCTCGATGTAAAGTCTTATACATCAAGGCTTTAAGGTCAGACGGGGCAAACCACCCAATCAGGGGTCACGATCATCCGATCCTCAAACGGAGTACCATCACTGAGAAACCATTCGTAGTTCTTCTGGTACACTCGCACTGGGCTATACTGATTGATACGCTTTTTGGTGGTGCTTGTATGATAGCCGCCACTATTCAGTGTCACGCTATCATCAGGATGAATCGTTACCACCTTAGTACCATGCAACTCGATTGCCACACTTCCATCGAGCAGAATGTAAGCATAGGTATTGTTTCCAACCTTACGCTGGCCACGATTCCGCTTGCCCAAAACCATCTTTGTTGCTTCTGCGTGAGTCATGTTCTTTTCCTTCTGGGTGATGTTCTAAGTATACTCTACTTATCGGCTTTGTCAACCGCGATTCTTGAAATATTCGCGGATTCTTTTTTCGTCTCGTCGATTCTCAAAACAGGTGACGATTTCGATATACATCATATAACCTAAAATCGCTAAAAATACCAGTCCAAACATTTGTTTTCCTTTTCCTTTATATCGACATTTTACAGTACAAACTTTGAAAGTCAAATCTCTTCGAAGGAAATCTTGGTATTTTCCCTCAAATAGACCATGGCAGGATCGGTGTTTGTTTCGTCAAGCAGATTTTTTAGCATCTGGTTCGTCGTGGCAAGTCGCTGCAACGCGTCGGGCCAATCATAACCACCCACCGTATAGGTGGTCGGCTCGTCATTCAAAACTAGTCGGTAAAGTTTCATTTTTCGATCCCTTTCTTTTTCACTATTGTACAATCTATTATCGGCCTGTCAATAGGTTTTTCTTTAAAAAATCTTTTTTTGCTGTAAGTCCTTAGCAGATAAGAGTTTACGTCGAACCCGTGCGGCCCGCCTCGCCGCAAAGTGTTATGCGGCAAGGCTTTAGGGCTAGTAATCGTCTCCCCAATCGCCATACTCGTCCTCCGGATAATACCCGTAGTCCTCGTCGGTTCCCCAACCGCACGAAGTCATGGCACTGTCGTGATCACCATCCATGCTGTCATCATAATGGTCAGCATCATCCCACTGGTCGATCAGTTCATCAGCGTCCAGATCATCACCGTAGAAATCGTCATGGTCATCATAGTTAGGATTCATCTCATCATCCTCATAAGAGTTATCGGGATCGAACAAAGGATCAGGGTGACTCATCTTTTTACTCTTTTGCAATGGTACAGAAACAAAGCCCAACATAGGCCACAACGAACAGTATAGCGTTTAGCATTTTGGTTTACAACCCCCTCCAAAAGTTATCTTCTTCTGGGGCAGTCGGAATCAAATCGTCCACAACCCCAATCACTTCTGCCCAATCCCAGTAGTTCACTTCCAAACTAGGATCGTCAATCGGCTCGACCATAGGCTCGATGATACCCTGCTCGGCAAGGCCAGCCAGAACACCATTCTCTTCGTCGAAGTCGTTCAGCATCTTATGCTCTCCGTTGGTGGTGGTGATCATCATGCCATGATTATACAGATGATATCGGCCAATGCAAGGGGGTATCGTGAATATTTTTCCTTACAATACCGTAAGGTTCGCAACTCGTTGATAGATAAGAGTTTACGTCAAACGGTGGCGGCCGCGTTCGTCGTAAAGTCTTACGCCGTAACGCTTTGCGATTAGTGTACGGATGTCACCCCTCCGCGAAGGGGGAGACTTCCTCTCCACAGGCCAGAATCGCCGCATACTGTTGTGCCAGTGCTTCCTTACGTTCGGCCGAACCGGGCTTGCCCACCTTTAGAATCATAAGATCCTCACCCCCATTATAGCGGGGGTCAGTCTTTTCTGCCTTTACGCTACCAGCACGACGCAACGCCTTGCGATTGAACTTGTGAACCTTTTCACTGTGGATCGGGCCATATTCACCATCGGCAAGCGATGGTTGATGACGAGTAGCAAGGCCGAGAAAGCACATGCGAACCTGACGCTTGGCATCTTCGATGATTTTGAACTTGGTAGCCATTTTCTTTTTCCTCTTGGTGATGAATGTATTTTATCAGATTTTTTTCGTCCGTCAACCCCTCTAGTGGGGGTCATGAGACGCCCATCCACGATGCCTTTTCCATACAGAAGTTATAGAACATATCATTCAGTATTTCAACGTAGTTGCTCTCGGTGATCCTTCTACGATCCATCGTTTCCTCACATTCGGCATACAGTTGGCCGTCCGTTGTGAGAAGCAGAATCACATGGTACGTTTCGCTTCCCCAAATCTGACACAAGGCACGTTTGATGTTATCGGAGATCATTTCGGGTTCCTCTTTCTTTCTGTACCTATTATACGCTATCATCAACAAACGAGTCAAGCAGAATCTTTTATTTTCCCTTAAAAGATCGTAAGGTTCGCAAGGTGTTGTGGCGTAAGAGTTTACGAAAAACGCGGGCGGCCCGCCTCTCCGTAAAGTCTTATACGGCAAGGCTTTAGGTCAAGTGGCGTGAATGAAAACCTTTTGAGTCTTAATACCCTCAGTCACAGTAATGATCCAGTTACGGCCACTACCATCCTCACGCATGATACCGTTAATGATTCCGATATATCCCTTACCCTTAGTATCTCGGAATCCAGCATACTTACCAGAAGCCATCGCAAGAAAAAGACTTTTCAGATCGTTCATTTGATTTCCCTTGGTGATGAATGTATTCTACAGAAACTTTTTTCTTTGTCAAGCAAAAAGATTTTCAGAAGTTTGGCTCATCATGTCAACATACAGGCTACGATAGCCAATACCATCATTTCGCGTATCATCCTTGATCATGATCGTGATCATTTCACGATTCTTTATCGTCTTGCTTTCCACAATAAATCCCGTATACCGCTTGCCATTATAGGTTGTCGTGATTTCGGTGTTGATCGTCATCTTCTTATCCTCGTGGGTTACTTCTTATATCGACATTATACAGAGTATTCTTTAGGTTGCAAGACAAAAGTTTCCTTACAATACCGCAAGGTTCGCTAAGTCGTTTGCCGATAAGAGTTTACGAAAATCGCCGCCGCCGTGCCTCGTCGCAAAGTCTTATGCGATAAGGCTTTAGGTCAATCGTCTAGATAAGCCCGAATAGCACCGGATACTTCGTGAGCAGCATACGATGCAAACGCAGCAACCGAAAGATATCCAACAAGCAGCGTATAATCGGCAAAAGTCAGCATCATCTTTTTCTCTCTTTCTTGTGTTGCTATTCTATCATCATTCGCAAACGTTGTCAATCGCAAACTCTTCCACAACGTAACCCATTTCGTCGATTCGGATGAATCCGCCATCCTCACCGATTTCGATTTCGTTTCCGTTGCTACGAGCAAGATCCAGAAGATCCATTCCAAACGCTGCAACGTTCACCAGCGTAGCAGAATCGGCACTGCTCAGGAAACCAACCAACTCGCTCATCGTGTTGAAGATCATCATGTTTCTCATATCGACATTATACCAAACCTATCTTGAGTGTCAACAAAAAAGTTTCCTTAAAATATCGTAAGGTTCCTAAGTTGTTGATAGATAAGAGTTTGCGTCAAGCCGCTGCGGCCCGCCTCGCCGTAAAGTCTTATGTAGCAAGGATTTACGTCGAGTGCATAACCCTAGTGGGGGGTTAGCCCACCTTGAACATGAAAACCCTAGAAGCCCCGCATGACGATACCCCCCAACCGGGGCAATCATACAGCCAATCGGGCAGCCCCTTACAATGGGGAGGATGATAGCCGTCAACGTGTAGCGTACCATTATCGTGCTCCAACCGCTGCACGATCAGGCCATGAGATTCTAGTTTGCAAATCATTTCAGAAACGGACATTTTTTGTTCCTTTGGTTGCATATCATATCCAAGATTATATTTTTCTCGCAAGTATCTTACCTTATCCTTAGTAGCATTTGCGTCCATTCCAATCCGATTCAATCTTGCAAAACTATTCATTTTCTTTCCTTGTGAGAGTATTCTATAGAATCTTTTTCGTTCCCTTACTGGGGAGATTAGATTCCCTCTCCATCGTCAAGACCGGGAATGTAATCGATGTCAGCATGAGAAACATAGTCGGCGTTGAGCCGACCAACGTTGCCTTCCTCGTCGCGTACAGTAAGGGTATTATCGTCGTTCACCGACTCGACTCGATAAACCGGATAGTTCTCACAATCAATCCCATATTCTTCATCACTCTCAACCCAATCGCCAACTGAAAAACTGCTGATCATTTTCTTTTCCTTTTCTCTTCTGTCTTACTTCTTATATCGACATTATACAGACATATCTTTAGGTTGCAAGCGAAATCTTTTATTTTTTTTATTTTTTTTAGAGAATATATTATTCTTTATTTTTTGGCATAGCATTTGCTAGGGTCATTTAACGTAAGTCCTTATCCCATAAGAGTTTATGACAACTTTTGCGGCCATAACTCGTCGTAAAGTCTTACGCCACAACACTTTACAGCAAGAGGGGGGGTTTTTTCGTTTTTCAACAAGGGCTGGGCAAAACCCCAAAACTTCGCCGGTGGTCCAAAAACAATAAGGACCATCATAACAAATTGGCCAGTTTATTAGCCATTTTTCCCGATTATAATCTTCTACAAATAATTTTTATACTGATACAAGCATCAATAATGAGCCCAGGAGCATCGATTCTAAAAAAATGGCCGGGTAATCATATCAATTGGCCAGTTTCCACCAACTAACAGTCAACCCTGCACCATTTTTTATTTATCTACAGATTACTTGCTATATATTAGCCGAATTCCCCCTAGTATCTATAAACATTATATCCATAGAAATAAGGAGCAGTCGGAACAGGACTATAAAGTGGATAAGCTGGATAAATTACTGTCTGAACAGGTACTACCTGAGTATTTACTACTGGCTGATAAACTACTGTTGGAACATAGGTAACAACATTCTGTTGAACATAAGACCATGATACAACTGGCTGAAGCTGCTGAACAGGAGCATAAACTGGCTGAGTATGAATATTTCTTGCTCTTGTCCATTCACAAGCATTACTACTATTTCCAATACAACAAAACAAACCACAAACTAATAGCATAAAAATTTTCATTATTAATCTCCTAAAGGTATTTTTGACTTCATGTCACCTTATTATAACGGCCAACCCCGATAAAAACAACAACGGCCACAACTAATTTCTTAGCTATGGCCGCCGCTATAATCAATTCTTAATTAAATAGTTTAAGACAGTACACTCTGCTGAACCTGAATATTTGATGATGCTGTAGTAGCAACAATAGCAGGCTTGGTCTTTCGTGGACGTCCTCTGCTCTTCCTTAATGATAGTTTCCTTCGTTGTCTACGAACCATTGCTGTACTAATATTTTGTCCAGTAATTTTACTTAATGATGCTGCTAAACTCTCATCACACAACACATTATGATTATTTTGAATATAGTCCAATTCTGAGGGTGCCCACTTTTTATAATTAGCCATAAAATACTCCTATACTTATTAATTGTTGACAATCATCCGTCAAAACATATTATAATAACAGTTGACAAGTTTAGCGCAAGGATAAACCAATGACATTCTCAAATTTAAATTCGCCCAATTTTCCAACCATTACCGATAGCGTACTATCTGTAAAAGCTTCTGGATCACTAAATGATGAAGTTATTAATGATTTATTATTAGATAACGGAAAGAGCATAGCAGAATTACTAAATGACCAAAAAACCACAGAACAAAGATAAACTGCCCAATGGCGTAGAAACTGAAGAATTTTTATTAGTTTTAGATAATATTACCAAAAGACTAGCTCATAAATTCAGATTCGCCTATCATAGCGTAGAAGATATGAAGCAACAAGCTGCTATATTTGCTTTGGAAGGATTAAAAAATTATGATAAAAAAAGACCCCTAGAAAACTTTCTTTGGACCCACGTTAGAAATAGACTATTTAATTACAAACGTAATAACTACCAAAGGCCCGACAAACCCTGTTTAACTTGTCCTTTCTTCGACAAGGGTTGCAAAGTTAGCATTAATCAGTGTGAACAATATAAAAATAAAAATGATTGTGAACTATATGCAGCATGGGCAAAAAGAAATGAGGCCAAAAAGAATATTATTCAACCCGGTTATATTGAGAATAACACCTCATTAGGCCCGTCTCTTCCTGCACCACTATTAGAAAATCAAGAATTAATTAAATTTCTAGACTCTAATATCCAAAGCGAATATAGAGAAAGTTATTTAAAACTAAAACACGGAACCAAAATTAATAAGACCGAACTTAAAAAACTCAAAGCTCATATTCAAAAAATAATGGAGGACAACAATTGGAAAATAGAAGCATTCCAAGAAAACGAGGACAACTAAGTTTAGAAGAAGAAAAATATATTCGTGATAACTATAGTTCATTACCATTACAGCAAATTGCTGATCAATTAAATAGAAACTTAGCTCCAGTAGAAAGATATGTTAATGAGAATCAGTTATCTGTTGTTCATAATACTCAGGACGATCAGGTACTAAAACAAAAATTACATAGTAAAACTTTCTGGAGAGAAATTCAGCGCCAATTTGACAAAGATGGCGGCGAATTAGAATACTTTGAAAGTACCTGGGTTAATTTAGTCAAACAATTTCGTGAAGATGTTTTGCCAGCCGAAGAACTTCAGATTAAACAGTTTATAACTATTGATATTCTGATTAACCGAAGTATGAAAGAACGAAAACGTCATATTTCGGAAACTGAAAAACTACAAAAGCAAGTGGATAAAGAATATGAAAAAAGCGAAGAACAAAGAGACATACCTAAATTGGCTAATTTAGAAACTCAATTAAGTTTTGCTCGCAATAGCATTGCTAATTATACTAATGAGTATACTAAACTTTTAAATGAACAACAAAAGATTAGTAAGGATCTCAAGGCTACTCGTGAACAGCGTATCAAAAGAATAGAAGACGGTAAAAGTAGTTGGACAGGATTAATACGCATGCTAGAAGACGAAGAAACACGAGAAAAAGAAGGACGACAAATGGAGATTATACACTTAGCTAGCGAAAAATATAAACAGCAATTGGCTAGCTATCATTCTTTCCAGGACAATACTATAGACAAACCTCTCTTAACACCAGACACTGTGGAGTAAATAATGAAAACAGCAATTATTACGGGAATAACAGGACAAGATGGAAGTTATCTAGCGGAAAATTTATTAAGTAAAGACTATAAGGTTATTGGACTTTATAGAAGATCAAGTACTAATACTTTTAACAGAATAAAACATATAAATAATTCTAATTTTATTTTACAAGAATACGATATTACTGATCCTAGCGGATGTGTTTCTTTAATATCATCAGCACAGCCAGATGAATTTTATAATTTAGCTGCTCAAAGTCATGTTGGAACAAGTTTTAAACAACCAACAGCAACATTTGAAATCAATGCGGTTGGCGTTATTAATGTGTTAGAAGCTATCAGACTATTTTCAAAACATACTAAGTTTTATCAGGCAAGTACTAGCGAAATGTTTGGGCGAAATTACTCGGTTGATAGTTCTGGCAATAAATATCAAAATGAAGAAACACCCTTATTGCCACAAAGTCCATATGCGGTGGCGAAACTTGCTAGTCACCGAATGGTTCAAATATATCGTGAAGCCTATAATCTTTATGCTACTAGCGGAATACTATTCAATCACGAAAGTCCACGACGCGGCGAAAACTTTGTAACGCGCAAGATTACCAGATATATTGGTCGTTTGGTTAATAATAAATTAGAACCTGATGAGAAGCTAAGATTAGGAAATATAAAAGCAGTAAGAGACTGGGGACATGCTAAAGATTATGTTGAAGCTATGAGATTAATGTTAGCTCAAGATAAAGCTGATGATTTTGTTATAAGCACAGGACAATGCTATAGTGTTGAGCAGTTTTTACAAATAGCTTTTGATTTAATAAATAAAGATTGGAATAATTATGTTGTTATAGATCCTGAGTTTTATAGACCAGCCGAAGTAGATTACCTAAGAGGAAACTCCAACAAAGCTAAAAAACTACTAGATTGGGAGCCTCAGATACCATTTGAACATTTAGTTAAAGATATGGTAACTCAAGATATTGAGACAACAAAGAATGATTAGGAATTTTGATGATCCTGAGTATAAAAAATGGAGAAAAAAAATTTATGCAAGAGATAGCCACACATGTCAATGGCCAGGATGTTCTAGTAAGAAAAAATTAAATGCTCATCATATTCGTCGTTGGGCTGATTTTCCAGGACTACGGTTCGCTGTTGATAACGGAATAACATTATGTAAAGATCATCATAAAGGAATTACTGGTGTAGAAAGTTATTATGAGGCTGTTTTTTATAACATAGTAAAACAGAAAAACAATGATAAACAATAATACGTATAATAATTTTACTATCATAATAGATACGCGAGAACAACAACCGTGGACTTTCCATAGTTATACAATAGCAAATAAGAAACTTGATACTGGAGATTATAGCATCGAAGGACTGGAAAACATTCTGACCATCGAAAGAAAAAAGAGCGCTAGTGAATTTGCTACAAACATAGTGGAAAGTCGATTCAAAGATGTTATTATGCGCTTGAGTCAATTTAAATATTCATTTTTATTACTAGAATTTAATTTAGAAGACTTATTAATCTATCCTACAGGAAGTACTGTTCCAAAGAAAATGTGGGACAAAGTTAAAATTACCCCGGCTTTTTTGGTTAAAAATATACTAGAGTTACAATTAAATCATAATATTAAAGTAATATTCTGTGGCAATGCAACCAGTGCTGAAAAAATAGCTGAATTTATATTAAAAAAAATACATTATATCGAAATGGTAAAGAAAACAGATGTCCAATAATACTGATATAATCTTTGATGATGCATGGCTGGGTCTTGGTGATCTATCAGCCCTAAATCTGCCTAACAATGTAATGATACACAGGTCTGAGAAAGACATAGAGTTTCCAGATCTTCATTTAATGCGCATTTTAAAAAATCCTAAATATATTGGTAGTATGGTTAAACTATTATTTAATATAGAGTTACATCCTATGCAAGTTGTAATTTTACAAGAATTTTGGATACGACCATTCCCAATGTATATTGCTAGCCGTGGTTGGGGAAAATCATTCTTATTAGCTTTGTATTGTGTTATAAAATGTACGTTTTGTCCTGGTACTAAAATAGTGGTTGTTGGTGCGGCATTTCGTCAGAGTAAAATCATCTTTGAATATATGGAAACAATATGGAGAAATAGTCCTATTTTAAGAAGTATTTTTAATGGCAATGACGATGGACCAAGAAGAGACGTTGACCGATGTACTATCCGATTAGGAGATAGTTGGACAATAGCCATTCCAATGGGCGACGGAAGTAAAATTAGAGGATTAAGAGCACATATTATTATTGCTGACGAATTTGCATCCATAAGTCCAGATATTTATGAAACCGTAGTTTCTGGATTCGCTGCCGTTAGTGCTAGTCCCATTCAAAATGTTAAAGAACAAGCCAAAAAGAAAGCCATGATAGATGCTGGCTTATGGAATGAAGAATTAGAGATTCTTAATACCAAGATGGGAAATCAAGCAATAATTTCAGGAACAGCAGATTATGATTTTAAACACTTTGCTAGTTATTGGAAAAGATATAAAACAATTATAGAAAGCAAAGGAGATAAATCTAAATTAGAAGATATATTTAAAGGAGAAGTTCCTGAGAATTTTAATTGGAGAGACTATAGTATCATACGCATTCCTTATGAATTAATACCAAAAGGATTCATGGACGATAAACAAGTTAGTAGGGCTAAAGCAACTATCCATAATGGAATATATAATATGGAATATGCTGCTTGTTTTGTTAAAGACAGCGAAGGTTTCTTCAGACGTAGTCTAATAGAAGGTTGTGTTGTATCTAATAAAGAAATTATTATTGATGGTAAAAGAATTCTTTTTGATGCAGTAGCTAAAGGAGATGCAGATAAGCAATATATCTATGGAATAGATCCAGCTAGCGAACAAGATAACTTTAGTATAGTTGTATTAGAAGTTAATTCTACACATTCTAAAATCGTATATTGCTGGACTACTAATAGAGCTAATTTTAAAGAACGTCAAAAAACAGGGTTAATTACGGAACATGATTTCTATGGATTCTGTGCTCGTAAAATTAGAAATTTGATGAAAACTTTTAAGCCCTTAAGGATAGGAATGGATGCTCAGGGAGGTGGTGTGGCTATTGAAGAATCATTGCACGACCCAAATAAATTAGAAGACGGGGAATTATTAATTTGGCCAATCATAAATGATGACAAAGCCAAGGACACAGATGATCAATCAGGACTGCACATATTAGAGCTTGTACAATTTGCTAAAGCAGACTGGACTAGCCAAGCTAATCATGGACTTAGAAAAGATTTAGAGGACAAAACTCTATTATTCCCATCGTTCGATAATTTAACTTTAGGATTGGCTATAGAAAAAGAAGGCCAAAATATACTAGAAGCAGATCTTAATCCATTATATGATAATGTAAGCGAATGTATTTTAGAAATTGAAGAACTAAAAAACGAATTGACAACAATAGTTATGACACAAACAAGTAATGGACCAAACGCCAGAGACAGATGGGATACTCCAGAGACTAAATTGGGACATGGTAAAAAAGGAAGACTTAGAAAAGATAGATATAGCTCTTTAATAATAGCTAATATGTTAGCTAGACAATTAACAAAAGTATTAAAACCAGTTGATTATGATATTATAGGAGCTAATGCAAAAGACTCAACAAAAAATAATGGAAGTATGTACAAAGGACCAGAATGGTTCGTAAATGGAGGAGCAAATGATGACGCATATACAGGAATTTATAGATAAAGTGTATTATTAAACTAGTAATCTCTTTACAATACTATTACATTAGAATTAAATAATTATGGCTAATAAAAAAAGATCAAAAGAGGAAGTTCTAGGAACAGTATCTTCTGTACCAACAGAGGCTTATATAACATGGGGTGATGATTTATCCAGCAAACAAGAAGCATTAAAAATAGCAGGAGCATCATTAGACGAATTTGCTCTAGTAGAAAGAGCAACTGCCGCTGGCGGAAGAAGATATAGTTTAGATTTTTCTAGTTTAGATGGATTAACCGGGAGTCGCCCAGGATTAACCAAAGACGATTACTACACTTTTAGACCACAAGAAGCCCCTCCTAATGAGATAAAAATGATTCTGCAAAGAGCGGAACGAATTTATCAGAGAGTTGGTTTAGTAAAAAATGTGATTGATCTTATGGGTGATTTCGCAAGCCAAGGAATACGACTAGTACATAGAAATAAAAGAATTGAAAGATTTTATCGCAGATGGTTTAAAAAAATAAACGGAAAAGATAGAAGTGAAAGATTTCTTAATAATCTTTATAAAAGTGGAAATGTTGTTATAGATAGAAGAACTGCTAAATTAAGTATAAAAGCTTCAGATAAGCTATATAAAGCTCTTGGAACCGCAGACATACAACTTAATGATATACCAGAATTAAGTGTTGAAAAACGAGAGGTTCCTTGGAAATATACATTTATTGATCCTGTTTGTATAGAAGTTTCCGCTGGCGCATTGTCTTCATTCCTTACTGAAAAAACTTATGAGTTACAATTACCAGCATCCTTGAGGAAATTGATAAATAATCCTAAAACAGAAAACGAAAAAAGAGTTATAGACGGTTTACCAGAGCAAATAATAGAAGCTGCTAAAAACAAGAAACCATATCCGCTTGATCCTGATAAGACTCTAGTATTTCATTATAAAAAAGACGATTGGCAAGCATGGGCATATCCTATGATATATGCTATTATGGACGATATTACAGTTGTTGAAAAATTAAAATTAGCAGATATGGCGGCCCTCGACGGTGCAATAAGTAATATTAGAATTTTCAAATTGGGTAGTTTAGAACATAAGATCGCCCCAACCAAGGCAGCCACTAGCAAATTAGCACAAATCTTAGGAAATAATGTAGGCGGAGGAACAATGGATTTAATCTGGGGGCCAGATATAGAGTTAATGGAAAGTAATACGAATGTTCATAATTTTCTAGGAGAAGGTAAATATATCCCACATTTGAATGCAATATATGCTGGTTTGGGAATACCTCCAACTCTTACAGGAACATTTGGAGCCGCAGGGACTACAAATAATTTTATTAGTTTAAAAACACTAACCCAAAGATTACAATACGGTAGAGATCGACTTGTAGAGTTTTTAGAAGAAGAAATAGCAATTGTACAAAAAGCTATGGGCTTCAAGTTTCCTGCAAAAATTGAGTTTGATCGAATGGATCTTAGTAATGAAGATACTGAGAAAGCACTATTGGTACAGTTAGCTGATAGAAATCTTATCAGTGATGAATTATTACAAACAAGATTTGGTATTGATCCTGATATGGAAAAAACTAGGCTTAATAGAGAAAGTAGAGAAAGAGATAGCGATAGAATGGTTCAAAAATCTGGTCCATGGTTTGATCCTCAGTTTGAAAATTCGTTAAAAAAGATTGCTTTACAAACAGGGGTTGTTTCTCCAAGTCAAGTAGGATTAGAATTAGATAAGAAAAAAGGAGGAGAAAAATCAGCTCTTGAAATGAAAACTCCTCCGGTTCCATTCGGAGGAGGAAATACTGCTCCAAAGACCTCTTCTTTACCAAAACAACCAGGAGAAGGTCGCCCAAAATTATCTAAAGACAGCGAAAAAAGACAAACCAAAAAATTCTCTCCTCAAACAGGAGCTAAATTAATATTATGGTCATCAGGAGCACAAGAAAAAATTAGTGAAGTAATTAATCCTATAATACTAGAGTTCTTTCAAAAGAAAAATTTAAGAAGTTTAAGTAACACAGAGTCTCAAAAATTAGAAGATATTAAAACTAGTATATTACTAAATATTACTCCGTTTTCTTCTATAGCAGACGAGTCCATTATAAATAATTTAAATTCTTCATCAAATAATAATACTATATTAAATCAATATTATATATGGCTAAAAGCTTTGCAGTCTGATATTGGTCGAGAATTATCTGTTGACGAAACTAAGCAGGCTAAAGCATCTTTTTATTCTATGGTGTATACTGAAATAGATAACTAACCAAAATAAAGGTTAAATAATATGAAAATATATGATCAAGAAAAAAATGATGGATTAGAAGAAATTCTAAAAAGTTCAGCATCAATATCATATGCTTGTGTTGTTGAGCCATATGTCGGCAATAAAAAAGACTCAAAATACTTAAAAAGCATAGCTTCTTTTGATGACGAAGATCTATATTATGTTCAATCTATTTTAGTATCATCTTCATGGAACAAAAATGATGATATCTTTGATAAAGTAGAAGTATGGAATGCTAAAAATACTCCTGAACACAAACCAACAAATTTAGAACACGATGAACATAGTATTATCGGCCATATTGTTTCGAATTGGCCAATCACAGAAGACGGAATATTAATAGATGAAAATACTCCTGTAGAAAATCTTCCAGAAAAATATCATATTTTAACAGGATCAGTTATTTATAAAGGTTTTAGTGGTGAAGATCTGAGAGAACGATCTTTAAAACTAATATCAGAAATAGAAGACGGCACAAAATATGTTAGTATGGAATGTTTTTTTAAAGGATTCGATTATGGATTATTAAATAAGAATACCGGAGAATATAAAATATTAGGACGTAATTCTGAAACAGCATATTTAACAAAATTTTTACGATCCTATGGTGGAATCGGTGAACATCAAGACTATAAAATTGGTAGAGTTTTAAGAAATATAACATTTAGTGGCAAAGGATTTGTAAATAAACCAGCCAATGAAGATAGTATTATATTTTCTAAAAATCTAATATCTCCAAATAATAATCTTGCCATAAATGATAATAATAAAGAAAAAAATCAAGAAATTGTCAATTCAGGTGTATTAAATATTCAATCCAATATACAATCGGAGACTTTAATTATGAGTTCAGCTAATACAGAAATTAATACGGAAAATAAAGAAGTGCCAGTGGTTGCAGAAGTTGCAGCAGAACAAGTTGAACAAACAGAAGTTGTTCAAGTTGCAGAAGTTAATGCTGCAGAATTAACATCAAAAATTGAAGAGTTAACTGTTGCCAATGAAACACTAAAAGCTGAAATTGAACAAATCAAATCAGAAGCAGCTAAAAAGACCGAAGAACAAATGAAAAAAGAAGAAGAGATGATGAAGAAAGCCAAGAGTGAATTAGAAGCTGCTCTTACCACTATCGCAGAATATGTTGCTAAAGAAGAAGCTATGATGAAGAAAGAAAAAAAGATGAAGAGAATGGCTACTTTAATTGAGGCTGGTATTGATAATGAATCAGCCGAGGCAACAGTTGACAAATTCGAAAGTTTGGATGATGAGGCTTTTCAAGCTATGACTTCTCTTTTTGCTGGAAAAATGCCACCTTGGTTAGAAAAGATTAAAAAGCAAGATGAAGAACAAGATAAAGAAGACAAAAAAGAAGATAAGGCTATGATGATGCGTAAAACAGCATCAGAACAAACTTCAGTTGAAGCAGATCCATCGGTCCTAGAAACAGCCGAAGTTGAAGCTAGTGTAAATTTGGGGGTTGGTAGCGACGATGTAGTATCTGCACTAGAAACAACTAGAGCAGCTTTGATCGAATTTGTAAGTAGTAAACTAGGTAAAAAAAACAATAAGTAATCACCAATTAATACGGAGAAATTACAATGGCTCTAAAACCAGATCGTATCGAACTTTTAACTGACGTCTCATTCTTCATGACATCAACAGCAGAGAGAGGTGGTGTTGTTAGTGTTGTAACAGCTACCAGCGGTGTTGGCGTCTCGATGGATGATGGCAATGCTGTAGTAGAATATGGCGCTTCTGTTTCCGGTAAGCCGGTAGGCGTTCTATTAAATGATGTTGTTAATCTTGATCTAACAAGACAACACATCAATTGGCACAAAGACGAGACACAGGTTGGTGGTAAAGTCACCCTCCTTCGTCAAGGTCAAGTAACAACAAATATGCTAGTTGCGAGCACAACGCCATCTGCTGGTGCTGATGCTTATGTTGGTGTCAGTGGTTTAATTGGAACAAGCTCAACTAACGCTGTTAAGATTGGCCAGTTCCTAAGTGCCAAAGACGCCGACGGTTATGCCAAAGTATCAGTTAACCTATAATTCATTTTTTAAATAAAGGGAGAAAAACACATGTCAGCCAAAACCGAAAGATTTCAGCCAACACCAGAATTAACAGATCTTCTAATGCGTTCTGGTTCGGCTAATAGAGAGACCGCTCTTGCTGCTAATGCAGAATTTGCAAAAGCTCTTGAGCTTCCTCTTCGTAAAGGTATCCTTAGTGGGGATGTTCTTGATGGTATCTTCGAGCCAATTCAATTAGCTCAAAGTGCTACTCCAGAATTCCCACTCGATTTCTTAGCTCCTGGCACAGAGAAAGACTTTGTTGCCTATACAATTCCTAATCATGGTTATATTCCAGAACGCCATGTTGAAGGCGATTACGTCATGGTTCCAACCTATGATGTTGGTGCTAGTATCGATTATCTTCTAAAGTATGCTCGTGACGCCCGTTGGGACGTTGTTGGTCGTGCTATGGAAGTCTTAGAAGCTTCTTTTGTTAAGAAGATGAACGATGATGGTTGGCATACACTACTTGCTGCTGGTGTTGATCGTAATATTGTTGTATACGATAGCGATGCTAACAGCAGTCAGTTCACCAAGCGTTTAGTAAGTCTTATGAAAACTGTTATGCGTCGTAATGGCGGCGGTAACAGCACATCAAACAACAGAGGCTTATTAACTGATCTTTATGTTAGTCCAGAAGCTATGGAAGATATCCGCAATTGGGGTATTGACCAAGTTGATGAAGTTACTCGCAGAGAAATTTATACTGCTGGTGATGGTTCTATCAACAGAGTATTCGGCGTTAACCTTCATGATCTAGATGAGCTTGGTGTTGGTCAACAGTATCAACTATTCTATAGTTCAGCCACAGGTGGACTAGGTGCTTCAATGCCAGGAGGCGGCAAGACTGAGATTGTAGTTGGTTTAGATCAACGCAAGAGAGATAGTTTCATAATGCCAATTCGTCAAGAAGTTCAAATCTTCGAAGACGAAACACTACATCGTCAAAAGAGAGCCGGATTCTATGGTTGGGCAGAACTTGGCTTTGCTGTTCTTGACAATCGTAGAGTTCTAATTGGTGCTCTATAATATCTTTATTTTAATTTATTAAAATTAGAAATATTAAAGGCTAGCCTAAAAGGCTGGCCTTTTTTATTAGGTGTATAAGTTTATATATTCTTTACATTATTATAATGGGGCAATAAGCTATGGCAGCTAGTAAATATGATTTTGCTATAGAACAAGGCACCTCTTTTAAAATTAGTTTAATTTATAAAGATGCTAATGGTATTCCAGTAGACTTGACTAATTGGTGTGCTAGATTAACTTGGAAGACCAATACTGGATTGTCATATATTTTTTCAACTGACAATACGGATGGTGTATATAGTTTTAGCATAAATGGTTCTAGTGGTAAAATAACATTAATGTTTTCTGCTTTATATACTAATTCTTTTAATTTTAATTCAGCTAAATATGATTTAGAATTGCAAAGTCCAGATGAGTTATATAGCGGAGGAGGTAAATATACTACTAGAATATTATTTGGAACATTAAACATAGTTAAGCGATTTAGTCAATCTAATGATCCTTTGGAGTGTTCTGTATGAGCAATTATATAATTGAAATTACAGAACCAACAAATCATATTATTGAAATTGAAACTATGTTTTTGGATACTGTTACAGACATTATAGAAGTTGAACGATATGACTCTTTTAATTTGGAAATTGTAAATACTGAAAAAATTCTTTGGAGTGATTTGCCAGATAATATTCCTTTTAGTAAAATTAGTGGAACATTAGATGTTAGTAGAATTGATGGCTTGGATCAGTACATAACTGATTTTTTGGGAGATAATGCTAGTGTTCATGTTGATGATCTTCTTTGGGGTATTAATAATGTTGGATTGAGTGGGTATTTAGATCAGTATCAGTTTGATTGCGGAATGCCTTAATTAAATAATATAACAATATACCGGGAGAATACAAAATGGCTCGTAATACTAAAATTCAGTTAAGAAGAGGTCTTGCAGCAGATTGGTTACCAAACACAGTGTTGGCTCCTGGTGAAATAGGTTTTGAATTAGATACTGGTAAATTCAAGATTGGTGCTACTGGTCTTGGCTTAACTGCAGGAAGTAATTGGGATGGTTTACCTTATGCTGGTGGTAGTGCTTTAATATCTTCAACAGGTATAGGTTTTAGATTCAGTAGTTTAAATAATGCTTATACATTATATAGTTATATTACTGGAATTAGTGGTGGACAAGATGGTATAACCTTTCAGACTCTTCCTCTTAGCGGACTATTAAATGATACTAGTGTTAGTGGTACTTATTATACTATAGGTCTTAGTGCAAAATTAGAAAATTTTCAAGATAGTAGTATTAGTATTTCTAGTAATACTTTATCATCAACTTCAAGTGGTATAACTGTTAGTGGATATAACCTTAGTACCATATCATTAAATCCTGATGGTGGAATTGTCACAGCATCTGGTATCAATATTAGAAATATAACGGACGGTATTACTGTTACATCTGCAATCGGAGGATTGTCGATTGGTGAATCATTTACTACCTCTAGTGGTATAACAAATATCTTGAAAAAAATGTTAGAAGTAGTATACGAACCAACAGTAGGCAGGGTACCCGGCGTTACTATGGGACTTAGTGGTGCTGTTAGTCCTGTTGGATCATCGTCGTCTTTTACGACTAGCGGAAGATATGAAGTTGGAACAACAGGAAATATCACAATATCTTCTACTTTGGATCAGGGTTATGTTGCTGGTACTGGATTAGGGGCTGGTTGGAGATCTGGTGGAGATCAAGGGGTAAGAGCTGGGGCAGCAACTGCGTATAGTAGAACTTTTAACGGCAATACTAATACTGTCGGAACTAGCCATACAGTTAATAGTTATGCTGTGGTAGAAGGTCCAAACACAGCTTCTGCAACTATTACTCATGCTTCTGGTATTACTCCAATAAATAGTCTAGGTGCTAATTCTGCTACTACAACTGTTCTGGCAGCTGGTGGAACTGTCACTAATAGTGCTGCTTTCACAGGAGTTAGAAGACTATTTTGTAGCTATGATACTACAGCATCGGCACCTACTACTAGTGCAAATATTAGGTCTTTACCTGATGTTACTGTCACATTTGAGTCTGGCAAAACCTTTTTGAACTATGGTCCTGGTACGATTTTTAGAGTTGAGCCCCCAGCGGGCACCAGAAGGGTTATTGTTGCCGTTCCTGTTGGCCTATATAGTCTTGGAAATACGATTACTGTTTTTGACGAAACATCAAATTCATTTATTACTACTGGGTATCCTTTAACAACTGTTAGTGTTGCAGGAGCTAACTCGGCAGCTGCTGTTACCTATAACGTATATAGTTTTATACCAGATGGTCCATTCGTTGGTTCATCAACGCACAAAATTACTCTTAACTAATATCTTTATAATTTAAGGAATATAATATGCCAGCTTCCAATGTTAATGCTCCGTTTCAGTTTTCTAGACAATTCGGAGTTCCTCTTGATAGCTCTTTTGTCTTTTCTACCACAGCAGCTCGTAGCGGTTATTTAACAAATTCAGATACTAGTGGAATAGCTTATACTGGTATGATTGTTGCTGATTTGCAAACTAATAAAGTATATCTTCTTAATAGTAGCAGAGCATGGCAAGAGGTTGGTATTAGTATTAATGAAACATTCGGCGCTACTAATAGTGGTATGTTATTCAAAACTGGAAATAATACTTTCTCTGTTGGAGGATTATCTTCAACAAATAATAATATTTCTATTACTAATCCTAGTGGTCTTGGTGGCAATCCAACTTTTGGTTTAAATCCTTCTATTACGGGAATAACATCTATTACTGGAGTTAATAATTTCAGGATAGCAGCTAGTAGTGGTATCAATATTGATGCTGGATCCGGGGTTGTTGGTGTTGACGATCTTAGTGTTAGCGGCACTCTGTATATTGGAGGAAATATAGACATAAGGGTTGCGGCAGCAGTACTTGCTCAAGGTCCGATAGTATATTCTGGTAATCCAACTATTTATAGTGGAGCAGTATATTATGCTCAAACTCCTTATGTTGGTCCAACAGGAGGAACTTTAGGGACTAATCTATTCCCTGTTAGTTTAAGTGGTCATAATCATGTATATAGTGATATTACAAATTTTTGTAGTGGTGTAGCAAGTTGTGTTGATACTGCTCTTACTGTTAGTACAGGACTAAGAGCAGACTTTAGTAGTAATATTCTACAACTTGCTTTGTCTGGTCAAGCAGCCACATTACATTCTTTCACAGGCAGTGGTTTGATGGTTCGCACAAGTGGACCAAATAATAATGGGGCATTTTCTGCTAGATCAATAGCTCAAGGTACAAATATCTCTGTTGCTAATGGAGATGGCATTTCTAATAATCCAACAATATCTCTTAATGCTTCTATTACGGGATTAACAGATGTTAAAAGTAGTAATATTTATGCTACAAATATTTATACTAATACTGGTGAGAATACTTTAAATATTTATGCTCCAAGTGTTAATGTGACAGGCAATTTAACAGTTGCTAATCTAACCGTTACTGGTGTTACTACAACGGTAAATAGCACTACAATAACAGTTCAAGATCCTGTACTAACTCTTGGAGGAACAGGGGTTATATCGGCCGCTGATAATTTAGATAGAGGGTTACAGTTAAGATATTGGGACGGATCTGCTGCTGCTACTGGTTTTATGGGTTGGAATAACCAAAGTAGTGAATTTATATTCTTAAGTTCTACTACTGGAACTATTGGCTATAACGACTATGGAGCGGGAACATTTGGAAGAGTTAAAGTTGGTTCACTGGTAAGTAATGGCAATGTTAGCGGTACAAATTTGTATGCTACCAGTCAGACAGAGCATAGGGTTGCTGTATTTGATGCTAACAAGATGTTATTTAGTACTGGAGTACTAACTAGTGAATTAACACATTTAACTGGTGTTGCTAGTAGTATTAAAGATCAATTAAATAGCAAAGCAGCTTCTGGTGTTTCATTAACAGCAGGAAACGGTTTAACTGGTGGCGGATCACTAAGCGGCAACTTAGTATTTGATGTTGGGGCAGGAGATGGTATAAGTGTTGCCTCTGATTCTGTTGGTGTTGACGCTACTGTTCTTAGAACGTCAGGAGTTCAAACAATTAGTGGAGTCAAAACCTTCACAGTTGCGCCTATTTTTAGTGGCGGATTAACATCTTCTGGAACTATTAATCTGCAAGTAGCAGCAACAGCATCTACTGGTAGTTATTTTCCAGTATTCGTTAGTGATCCAACAGCAGCTTCTCAACAGTTAGTTAGTAGAACTTTAGCCCAAATGAGAACAGATTTGGGAACATCACTTAATACTGGCAATACACTAGTTTTGAGAGATACTAATGGTAACTTTGGTGCTGGTAGTATTACTGGAACATTAATTGGTAATGCTGATACAGCAACCAATGCAACTTCTGCTAGTGGTATTTATATAAGTGGTACTACTTCTACAGATCCTCTTGTGTCTATAGTTTTAGTTGCTGATCAATCATCGTCTTCTCAGCGTCCATTTATTGATGCTGGATTACAATATAATGCTAATGATGATATTTTAATACTAAAGAATATAAGCGGTACATATAATATGTCATTTAACGGATATACTTCTCCGACATATTCATCAACGTCTATTAGTGGTATTATCCCAATGAATGGAATTAATGGAACATATTTACATAACTTTATTATAGATGGTGGCACTCCATAGGCTGGACAAAGTTAATATAGTCAATATTATAGTATTAGATTCTATAATAGGATAACTCATAATATGGTTAAAATATGCCAAGACAAAATAATATTCAATTTAGAAAAGGCACTTTGTCTCAGTGGATTGCTAATAATGCTCAGATTCTAGCTAGTGGCGAACCAGCATTTGAGGTTGATACATTAAGATTAAAAATAGGAGATGGAACAACAGCCTGGAGCGAACTCAACTACGTTGGTTTGGCTGGAACAGGAACTAGTGGATATTTGCCCAAGTTTAATAGTTCTCAGGGCGTTACTAATAGTTTAATTTATGATAATGGAACTAATGTTGGCATAGGAACTAATCCTAGCACGTACAAACTTACTGTTGCTGGAAGTGGTAGATACATAGCGCCATCAGCAACAGGATCATTAGAAGTATTAAATATTGATGGAGGATTTGCAGGATTCAATGGAGCAAATGATGCTAATACTGAATATAGTATTAGATTTGATGGGTGTTCATTTAATACAACTGTTGGAGTAGTACAAAGAATTGGTGCAAAAATTGGCATGTTAAAAAATGGATCATGGAATGAAGCCGCCGGTGGAGTTGGAACACTAGGCAATTTAGTTTTTTATACAAATAATGGAACAATAGCATCTCCATCACTAACCGAAAAAATGAGGATTACATCTGATGGTAATGTTGGTATTGGAACAAGTTCTCCGTCTAGTAAACTTCACGTTGCCGGAGATGTTTTAGCAACAGGATTTTTTATAGCAGGATCTGGTAGTGCAGCCAATCCGTCTTTTGAGTTTACTGGAGACATTGATACTGGATTATTTAGTCCAGAAACAAATACTATCGCAGTTAGCACTAGTGGTGTTGAAAGATTACGAGTGAATGATATAGGTAACGTTGGTATTGGTACTTCTCCACAAGCGGGATTCAAGTTAGATGTTGCTGGAAGTACTATTATTAGAGGAAGTGTTCAATCAAATAATATTTTTCTCGGTTATGCAACTGATTATTCAGCTGTACGATATCAGTTTAGTAACTCTCTTGCTGGTGGCGGCGCTAATCGTAGTTGGGTGTGCAATGGTGGTGGGACATTTGGAGTCGGATTTACCGCCCCTAGCGGCTTAGTTGCTATTAGCGGTGGAGCATCTATAGGATCAAACTATAATTTAACTCCCCCAACTAATGGTTTGATTGTAGAAGGAAATGTTGGCATAGGAACAACATCTCCAACAGCAAATCTTCATGTTAATGGTAGCGGATTATTCTCTAGTGGATTAAATACTAATGGATTAAATAATTTTAAAGATATTACATTATTAGGGAAGAATGATATACCAGCATGGAATCAAAATGCTCTTTATAATAAAACTGATGTGGTTAAATTTGAAAATCAATATTATACATCATTATTAAATTTTACTACACAATGTCCCATGGGATCTGTTCCAGAAAACTGGTACTGTTGTAATGATCATATTTATGGGGCACCAACAGCGGCTGATTGCCCAGGAGGTGCCGATGGAATTTATTCTAATTCGTTTAGTCCCACAGGATATAAGCCTGGTTGGGCACTTTTAGGATCCGGCGACTTGACTGTACAAAATGCTTATTCCTATAACTTATATAATCATAATAATATTACTTCCTCAAAGATAACAGTTAATGATTTATTAGTCAAGGAAGGTGTGATTAGGGTTAATAATAGTTTTTTAAATACTTTTAATATGACTATTAATTCTAGTGGCATTAATATTGTTGATACCGCAGCCAATAAAACAGTAAAACATATTAGCAGTGTTTCTTTACCGGCCACTACTATACTGTCTAATACTAGCTGGACACCAGGGTTTCTAATTAGTATTTGGGAAACTCAGGCTAATGTATCTGTAGGAGATTTGGTATTATTTACTAATTTTGATTATCCTGTTTATAATGGCATATATAAAGTAGAAACGCCTATTCCTAGTACTTCTTTTGGTAATGTGCGATTCGTTAGGGCTTCTGGATTTACTAATGGAACAGTATTGACTAATGGGATATCTGTTAATGTTACTAATAATAACAAAAAATTTATTCTGAATAAAGACATAGCAGGAACATCTACAGTAGGATCTAGTAATTTATACTATACCTTAGATAATGGACAGTCTGTAATTAAGATAGAAGCTAATAAAGATGTAACATTTGCTGAAGGAGTATATGCAAAAGAAAAATACTTTAAAATCCAACACCCAGATCCAGATTCAAAATATTCATCTTTACAATATGGATCATTAGAAAGTCCATATCACGGAGTAAGACTCACAGGAAAAGACAAATTAAAGAATGGAATATGTGAAATACTTTTACCAGATTATTTAAAGTATTTAATTCATGAAGAAGATGTTAGTATTCAATTAACTAATTATGGTCATCATAAAATGCTTTATGTGGATAAAATAGATTTAAAAAATAATAAATTTATCATTAAGGGGTATAGAAGTAAGAGTGGCGGTCCGTTTAACTTTTATTGGAGCTTCACAGGAATTCGTAAAGATGTTCCTAAATTAATACCGGAGCAATAATATGGCTAATGCTGATAAAACAATTGGTATTTTTCCAGAAACTGGAACTTCTGGATATCCTAGAATTGAATTTACTGGTTCTGGAAATATTCCTATAACTATTGAAGCTTTAAATGATAATAGTCTTAATTTTAAAAGTTCATTAAATCCTAGTATATTAAGAATATATGCTAGTGGTACAGTTTCTGTTCCTAATAGTGGTTCTCTATTGGTGGCTAATTATTCTACAATTAATACTTCTGATATTCTTGATGGTGGAAATTGTTAAAAGTGTATATATATTTAACTAAATTTTTATATTTTTCGTAATAAGGGGAAAAAATGGCTAATACAATAAGAATCAAACGTCGTGCATCTGGTGTTGGCGCTGGAGCACCGTCTGGATTAGCCAATGCAGAGTTAGCATATAATGAAGGAGATAATATTCTTTATTATGGATATGGCACTGGCGGAGCAGGAGGAACAGCCACCCAAGTTATACCCATTGCTGGTAGTGGAGCCTATTTAAATAAAAATAATAATTTATCAGACTTAAATAATACTCAAACATCAAGAAATAATTTAGCTGGTGGCACTGTTACTTCTGGATATTTCATGAGAGGTAATGGAACGAATGTTCTTATGGGAAATATTATAGCGTCTGATGTTCCTACTCTTAATCAAAATACAACAGGAAGTGCTGGTAGTGTTACTAACTCTTTAACTATTAATAATGGTGGGGCTGGAGATAACAGTGGATCAACTTTTAATGGAAGTTCAGCAAAAACAATTTCATATAATAGTATTGGATCTCCATCTGTGGGTGGAGCTAATGCTACTGGAACATGGAATATAAGCGTTACTGGAAATGCTGGTACTGTAACTAGTGGAGTTTATACTAGTAGAACTATCACTCCTGGAAGCGGCTTAGCTGGATCGGCTGCTCTTGATCTTAGTGCTGATAGAACATTTAATATCGGACAAGGTGACGGCATAACCGTTAGTGCTGATGCTATAGCTGTTGATAGTACTGTTGTAAGAACAACTGGTGTTCAAACTATTAGTGATAGAAAATTATTTAGTAGTGGATTAAGTCTTGGGGCTAATCCATTATCTTTAAATCCTACACTTTATATCCTGACTCCAGATACCTCTAATGGAGCATCTGCTTGCAAAATCTTAGATTCGTCATATGGTGCAATTTTGGATATCAGAAATGACGGCAATATGGGTATAGGTTCATTTGTTGGTATTACTCACAGATTAAACATAAAAGGATCAACATCAGATTCAAGTCTTGGTGTTTTAAATATTGTTAATTCTAATAGTAATAGTATTTTATTTGCTAGAAATGATGGAAATGTTGGAATTGGAACAAATACACCAAGCGGTCAACTACACGTTATTGGTAGCGGTATTTTTTCTAGTGGATTAAATATACCTAATCAAACAGCTAGTACAATCGCTAGTTTTGACGCTAACAAAAACGTTACATCGTTATCTACAGCTACATATCCATCATTAACAGAATTAGCATATGTAAAAGGTGTTACTAGCGCTATTCAAACACAAATAGATGGTAAGGCTGCTACTAATCAAAACATGTATATTGGAACTACATTATTTGCTATCAATAGATCTTCAGCATCTCAAACATTGACAGGTATTAGTATAGACGGTAATGCTGGAACAGTAACTAGCGGAGTGTATACATCTGGTTCATATGCTGATCCAGCATGGATAAGTAGTTTAGCCAAGTCTAAAGTAGGATTAAGCAATGTTACTGATAATGCTCAAATTAAAAAGTTAGCATCTTCAACAAATGGCAATATTCCAGCATGGAATGGAACAACAGGAGATGCTTTATCTGACGGATATAGCGTACAAACTACTCTATCTAGTAGCTCTACTGCTATTCCTAGGGCAGATGCTGTTATAACTTATGTTGATAGTTTATTAGCTGCTAATGATGCTATGATTTTTAAAGGAACTATTGGAGCAGGAGGTACGCCAGGAACTCTTCCAACAGGAACAATTAGTGCTGGTTGGACCTATAGGGTGGTTGCAACAGGAACATATGCTGGTGTGGTTTGCGAAATTGGAGATTTAGTTATAGGTGTTGCTGATGCTCTTGGTAATGTTAATAGCACATGGACTGTTGCTCAAACAAATATTGATGGAGCTGTTGTGGGACCAGCTTCGTCAACAGATAATCGTTTTGCATTATTTAATGGAGCAACTGGTAAGATTATCAAAGATGCCGGGTTCTCTGCCACAACAGTTGGTCAAAATTTAATAAGTTTAACTAATCCTGGAACAATATCTTTTACTAGAATCAATGCTGATAATAGCGTATCGTCTTTGAGCGATACTGATTTTAGAACAGCTATTGGAGCTGCGGCCAGTGGTCAAACTATGTTCATAGGAACAACCAGTGTTGCTATAAATAGAAGTAGCTCATCTCTAGTATTAACTGGTATAACAAGTATTGACGGTAATGCTGCTACTGTAACAAACGGAGTTTATACTACTGGAGCCCAAACTATTGCTGGAGTAAAGACTCTATCTGATAGACCAGTGTTAAATTCTGGACTGTCTGTTTTGATGGCTTCAACAGCCTCGTCAGGATTATACTTTCCAGTATTCACAAGCGATCCTTCTAGTGCAGCACAAGCTCTGGCTCATAGAACTCCTAGTCAAATTAAAAGCGATATTGGTTTAGGTAGTGTTGAAAATACAGCACTAAGCAGTTGGGCTGGTTCTACTAATTTAACTACATTGGGAACAGTAACTGCTGGAACCTGGAGTGCTACAAATATATCTGCCACCAAGGGTGGAACTGGCCAAAGTTCATATGCTGTTGGAGATTTATTATATGCTGATACCACAACTAGTTTAGCCAAATTAGCTGATGTTGCTACTGGCAACGTATTATTGGCCGGTGGAGTTTCAACTGCTCCTTCATGGGGCAAAGTTGGTTTAACAACTCATGTTAGTGGAACACTACCTGTTGCTAATGGTGGAACTGGAGATACAACATATACTAATGGTCAATTATTAATTGGTAACTCTACTGGTAATACTTTAACTAAAGCCACTTTGACACAAGGCACTGGAATAGCTATTACTAATGGAGCAGGAAGCATAACAGTAGCCCATAGTTCAACATCAAGTCTTAACGGAGCACAAGGAAGCAACGGTATTGCTAGCATAACAGTAGATGCATTTGGACATGTTACAGCTGTTACATCAGCAGCATCAGCATATTTAACATCAGCAACAGTATGTGCTGCTATTGTTGATTGCACATTAGATGGTGGAACATTCTAAAAATAGTTAGAGATTAAATGGCAAATATTATACAACATAAAAGGAGTAGCACCGGCGGTGTTGCTCCTGCTGTTACAGGATTAGCCCAGGGTGAATTAGCTATTAATATAGTTGATGGTAAATTATATACTAAAAATAGTAGTAATTCTATAATTAATCTTGGAGTTACTAGTATTAGTGGAACTAGTATAACTCCAGCTAGTGGTAATTTTACTCAATCTTTACAAGTAAACGGTACCGGAGTAAGCTTTAGCGGCCATACTCACGTATCATCAAATATTACTGACTTTAACAGTAGTGTTAGTGGATTATTAACTCCTTACCAATTAGCTCTTACTAATCCTGTTACTGGAGTTGGAACTAGTGGATATTTGACACGATGGAGCGGATCTAATAGTATTAGTAGTGGAATCATTTTTGATAATGGAACTAATGTTGGTATTGGAACTATTACACCAAGTGGTCAATTACATGTTATAGGCACAGGAATATTTAGTAATAAACTAGGAGTAGGCATTAGCGGTTTTCCAAACTGGATATCTTACGCTGCAACTCCTCATACTTTTGTTCATATTAGTGGAGCTAGTGGACTTTTCCCTGATGTAAATGAAAGAGCATTTGGTTCTTTATTGAGATTAAATAGTGGAGCTAGTACTAATAATCCTAGAATAGATTTTAGAATTGGTGGTCCTGGCAATTTTGATGATAGTTTTTTTATATCTAGAAATGGTACTGACGTTATTGGTATTGATACTTTTAGTAAAATGTTTTTGCCAAATGGTTTTACTATATTAAATCCAACTAATAATGGTGAAGGCACCAATGCTTCAATTCGTTCCTACAATGATGGCGCTAGTTGGATAACTCTTGATAATAATACTAGATCAATGATTATAGGTTATAGAGGTAAAGGAGCAGGTGATCAGTATATAGACGTATCATCTTCTGGTAGATTAAAAATCTATAATTATTATTCAGAAGTTGCGACTTTTGATAATAGAGGAAGATTTGGAATAGGAACTGCTACTCCAAGCGGACATCTTGATGTTGCTGGTGATGTTTATGTTAGAGGTACTGGAAATAATTTAGGGACAGTATATTTTAAGTCTACATCAGCATCATCAGATACTTCTCTTAAAGTTAGAGCAGATACGAATGGTAATCTATATTTAGATGCTGCAAATGCGTATGTTAAAGTTGGAAACCAAAGTGCTGATGTTGTTTTGAATGCTGGAAATGGTCCCATAACTATTGGTCATAATTCTTCTCAAACATTTGCAAATCAATATATTAAATTCACTCCGATGAACTCGGAAGTTATGAGAGTAACTAGTTCGGGAGTTGGTATTGGAACAACCACTCCAAGTGGACAACTTCATGTAATTGGTACTGGTATCTTTTCTTCTGGAATAGGCGTTGGAACGAATTCTCCATTAGATTTAATTCACATTAGTGGCTCGTCTGTAAATCCTCAAGGTATAAGATTAGAAAATGCTGATGGTTATGGTGGATCAATTCAAGCAGATAATGGAGCATTATACTTTAATTCACCTACCAATACAGCATTTAGAATTCAAGCAGCAAAAATAAGACTTGGAAACGGTAGTTCAGCTACTGCTATCGAATTGTCATCTTATGGTAGTATTTCTCAAGACGGCAATGGCGGTGGACTAACTTTCAGTGGAACTACTGCGCAATTTAGTAATGGAATAAATGTTACTAATAGCGGTACTTTTACTAGCGGTATTTTAGCCGGTTCTGGATCAGCATCTTCTCCATCTTATTCATTTATTGGAAATACTAATGCGGGCTTGTACAATCCAGCAACTAATGCTCTTAGTCTAACAACCAGCGGTGTTAATAGATTATATATTGATCCTATTGGAAATGTTGGTATTGGTAATACTCCACAAGTAGGATTCAAATTAGATGTTACAGGAGGAGATTCAATTTTTAGGGGAGCAGTTAGTTCAAATAGCTACTTTTATGGTTATTCAACAGACTACTCGGTTGTACGATATCAGTTTAGCAACTCTCTTGCTGGTGGAGGAGCTAATAGAAGCTTTGTTTGTATTGGCGGTGGGACATTTGGTGTTGGTTTTACTGCCCCTAGCGGTTTAGTAGCTATTAGTGGCGGTGTTTCTATTGGCGCTAATTATAATTTAACTCCTCCAACAAATGGTTTGATTGTAGAAGGAAATGTTGGTGTTGGAACTTCTTCTCCAAACGGTAGATTACAAGTTAGTGGGTTGATAACAGCTAATAGTGGTAATTTCACTAACAGTCTTAATGTAAATGGTACTGGTGTTAGTATTAGTGGCCATACTCATACATCAAATGATATAACAAACTTCAATAGTAGCGTAAGCGGACTACTACCGGTAGGAACTGCTAATTACTTAAGTAAGTTTGGAACTGGAGGTAGCGGATTAAATAATAGCGTAATTTATCAAAGCGGTAATAATATTGGAATAGGCTTATCTAATCCTCAGTATCCATTACATGTGTCTGGCTCTGGTTTTATGGACAGTCTTAAGGTTGGAACAATAGTATCAACTGGAATTTTAGTATCATATACTCATCCAGATGGATCCTATGCTACTAATTATGATACTATCATAGCCGGAGCACTAGTAATAACCAGAGGAAATGGTGGGGGAATATATAATCTAGCGGTAGAAGGAGGTTGGAATGGCATTAATTACCTCAGTCCATCAAATACCTTATGGAATAATGATGGATGGTCAAACATTACTAATATCAAAACTAGAACATATGATACTTTATATAATACTGTTGGAGGTAATTTAGGATATAGTTTACCTAATGCTGAATTAATAATGAAACATGTTCCAACTAATAGATATTGGAAAATTAAATTTTCTAGTTGGATTCAGGGTGGAGGTGGAGGATTCTCTTATACAAGACAAGAAGTATATTTATCTATCTCAAATTTATCTTCATTAGCAATAGAATATTTATCATTTATTAACGACCCTGATACTGGATTATTTAGCCCAGAGACAAATACTTTTGGTATTACCACCAGCGGAGTTGAAAGATTAAGAATAGATAGTATAGGAAATGTTGGAATTGGTACAGCAACTCCATCAACTAAATTAGATGTACTGGGTGGTTTTAGAGTTCGTAGTGAACCAGCTGCTCCATCAGAAGGTTGTCATATAAGCTGTATTACTAATGAAGGTATTAGTTTAAATACTTTTCAAGATCCCATATCAATAATTAGTTCTACTGAGGGTAATGGAACTATTTATATTGGAAATAGTAATAATGATACTACTAATTTAAATAGTTCTTATACTAATATTAATGGAAGTGCTTTTTTTAATGGAAATATAACTTGTTCCAGTATATATTCTAGTGATGGTGCTAGTATTGGTTTAAGTGATAATATTGGAATCGGATGTGGAGGCGATATCGGCTTAGGTGGATCCTCTATCATCTTAACATGTGATCCTTCAGCAAGTATAGAACTAAATGGGTTAGTTAATGTTAATGGTAATCTTACCTTTGATAGTTTCACAGAAAGTGTTGTAGCTATTGGCAATAGTAGTACTAGTAAAACTATTAGCTTGGCTAGTGGAACTGTTCAAACTTGTACACTAACGGGTAACTGCACATTCACTATGCCCACAGCAACTGCTGGCAAGAGCTTTAGCATGTTCTTAAATAGCGGCAGTGGAAACTATACTGCATCTTTCAGCGGAGTAAGATGGGCCGATAGTGCTATTCCAACAGCAACTATTATTGCTAGTAAAGTTGATATATATAGTTTTATTAGTGATGGCTCTTTCTGGTATGGTAGTTTCTCTCAAAATTATGGTTAAAAATTATGTTTAGTATAAGACAAAATTTCACTCAACGATCATCACGACTTCCCAAGAAAAGTCAATTATTGACTATGGATACTGCGTATAAAGCTCAGCCGTTTGTACAGGTTGTTGCTAAGAATGAGAATACTTTAGGATTAGATGTTGTTTATAAAGCACAGCCTTTTGTTGCTGCCTATAATAATAGATTGACTGGTCTGGAGAGAAGTGTGGCTAATCATATGGAAGTTGATAAATGGCTCTCCAACATCTATTGGAATGCTGGAAGTGCAAACTCCACAACAATAACAGCATTAAATACTTTTTGCAATGCAATAGATAATGCGGGAATAAGAAGCAAATTTTATCGTCTTAATTTATTTTGTGGCAACAACCTACAAGCATGTTGTGTTCCACTATACACAAGCACATCTTATTATGGTCAGTCTTTAGGTTTGGCTGTAGACATGAACAACGGTTTTGTTAGTGGTGATTATAATGAAACGGGATCTAATGGAGGATTGTTGGGAGATGGAACAAGCAAGCATTTAAGAACAGGACTAAGACCAGATAAGTTGCCATCTGGATTTGAATATAATTGTCACTTATCTGCTTATCGTAAAACAGCCGGCAATACTCAAGCCCTTATAGGATCATATTATTATGACACCACAATAACTGCTAACAGACATAGTTACGAAATAGCTCAGAACACTATCATTCTTAATACCACTGGAGGAACAACAATTCCAACAATAAGTGGCTATCCTGCATTTCAACTGGGAATTCGTTCTTCATCTTCATATTCCATAGCATATACCAATTCAACTGCTGGGACGCCTTATACTGCGTCCATAACTGCATTTGCTACGAACGTACCTTTCACAATATTTGGTAGAAATTTAATCACAGGATCCCCCCCATCAGATGGAGGATCCGGCTTTGGAGCATACACTCTTACTTTTCTAACAACATCTTTGCTTGCAGGATACTCCATAGGATCCTCATTATCCTCATCAGAAGCAATAGCATTTTATAATGCAATTCAAGCATTTCAAACATCTTTAGGTAGGAATGTATAATGCCAACATTTTATTTAGATAATGAATCTGGAAATGATAATTACAGCGGAACTAGTTTCTCTCTTTTGGCTTCTGGAAGTGATGGAGCAATAACGTCTACTACTTTTAGTTCGGCAACAGCAAATTTTCCTAATAACAATACTATAGCTCCTCTTAAAAACATATGCTGGCATACTAATTTCTGGCAAAATTATGGAAGTTACAATGGTTGCAGATTGTTAAGCTTGGACTATTATGTTGATGAAGTTATAACTGGTCCAACAGGAATAAGTTCTTACATTTATTATCTTCAAGAATATCCAACTGTCACAACACATTTGGCTAGAACTCAAGCTTCTCCTTTTGTAACACTATCGAATAGTACTCAATATACATTTTCTGTTTATGTCAGAACTGCCGGAAGAAATAAGGTCATTTTTCAGTTAGCCAATGATGCGACAAAATCAGTACGATTTAACTTGTCTAGTGGAACTGTTGAAGCAACAGGAGCAAGTGCAACAGCAGCTATTAGCAATATTGGTGGAGGATGGTATCGACTAAGTATGACAGCAACATCATCTGCTTCTGCTTCGACTGATAATTTCGCTTTTTATTTGGCCGAAGATGGTTATAACGGATTAGACGCTCTCAACACCAGCTATATGGGAGATACAACAAAAGGAATTTATTTCACTGCTGTTCAAATAGAGGTCGCAGCTTCTGTTACAGCATACGAAAATCCTCCCGGCCAAATATTGAGTATTTTTAATGGAAGCATATACGCTTACTATCACATAATAGCAAGAGTAAGCAGCACAAGCTTAACATTATCAGCTATTAGTTCAGGAACCGCATTGGCCGATACTAGTGGTCGCCAATACTATATCGGCGGAAGAATACAAACATTTACAAACGGATTAACCGCAGTTAGAACTCATTCTTGTGATGTTATAAGGGTACAAGCTAGTCCAGATCCAACAAGTATAGGTAGTGCAACATGGAACGGGGCAGGATCGTCTCCTACTGTAGCAATAGCATCATCTACCAACGCTACTCCAATAGCCATTACCACGTCAGCAACACACGGATATTCAACCGGAGATACCGTATTTATATGTGATCACACAACAAATACCAATGCTAACGGAACATGGGAAATAACAGTAACAAGTTCAACAGCGTTTACTCTTACTGGTTCAACAGGCAACGGAGTTGGAGGAGCAGCAGGAACAGCAAGAAGAGCAACAAACTGTGTAGTAAGATTAAATTCAGCATTAACAGACAATATTGCTGGTCATGGTAATGTAGGAGAAGGAAGAACTGTTTGGACTCCGAGTTCGAACGTCACAACAGCACTTTCTACTACAACAAAACAAGGAAATATTTCTGATAATATTTCTATAGGAGCTAATTTTACAACTGGCGTTGCCGCATACAAATCTTTTAGTGCAAAGGATCTTAGCGGATATCAACAATTAAGTTTTTTTATACAACAAATTCTAGGAACAACAGGATCTGCTGGCCAATTACAAATACAGTTGTGTAGCGATTCTGCCGGAGCAACTCCTGTCAATACATTTAATATTCCGGCTTTGGGAGTATCAAATATATGGCATGTTTTTACTGTTGATCTTGCTACTAATTTAGGATCTAGCATTCAAAGTGTGGCTCTTCGTGTTACAAGTGACATAGGACAACAAATACTACTCATTAGCAATATTATCGCCTGCAAAGCTAGTTCTAGTGCAAATTCATTAAGTTTAACTTCTCTCATCGGCAAAAATACTACCAATGAAAGTTGGTATCCCGTACAAAGTATTGTTGGCACAAGAGTTATAATAGACGGAAGACTATCTAATAATCCAGTTGTTAGTACTCAGGGGAACTTTTCAAAAGGATACTACGGAACTACCGAAACAATAACAACATATAAAAGAGAAACTATAAAAACAGCTGTACAGAGTGCTGCTTCTAATGGTGTGCATATTATCAATGACTCTGCAAGTCATTTTGCTCCCGTCCTATCTGTTGAGGGAGGATATGACCGAACCAACATGAGTACTCAAAGCGGGATCTCCTTTTTTGATGGACAAAACGGCTTAGGCTACGGAATATCATCACCATCCAGAGCTAGTTGGAGCTTTAAAAAGTTAGGATTTGTCCGATATGATAGGGTATCTGTAACAAATGCAAGTTTCACTTTCTTTAAAGATTTTTATGTAATATCTTGTACTAATAACTTTGATTTATCAACAGCTACTCAGTACTGTAAATTTGAAAATATATTTGCTAATGGCAATAATATTGGCATGGTTACTAGTTTTGGATTTAATGTACATAAATTTACGAATTGTTATTTTCAAAGTAATAATCTGCGTGGAATGGATTTAGCTACTTTTAATAATATAACTTTTAATAGTTGCTATATAAACAATAATGGGTCAATAGGCTGTTATGATACTGGAGGTGGAACAAATACTACTTTTAATAATTGTAGTTTTAACAATAATCAAGGAGAGGCTATTAGAACCCAAGGATGTGGTAGTAATATAGTCTTAAATAACTGTACAACTTCAAATATTAGCTCTTATAATTCTTTGTTTAGTTTTGGTGGAAGCATGTATCTGAACAATTGTTTGATCAATGAAAGTTCAGAATTTGGTTTTTATGGAGGAGGTAATGGCAGAATATATTGTACCACTCATGATAATACCTCTAATAATTTGTTTATATATAGTGATTTTGGTTTAGTAAGACCTCAAACAAGCGTAAGATATAGTAATACTGGGTATGCATGGAGTTTGGCTCCAACAAGTGATTATCGTAGAGATAGTTATCCTTTTGATTTTTCAATATCTCAAATTGCTGTTAGTGCAAATAGTATAGTCACAATCAAAGCATGGATGAGACGCACAAGTACTGGATTAACTTTTAGATTAAAAGTTAAAGGTGGACAAATAGCCGGAGTTACTAATGATGTTATTAGTTATATGACTGCTGCTGCTGATACTTGGGAACAAGTATCCTTAAGCTTCACTCCAACAGAAGCTGGAGTTGTTGAATTATTGGCAGAATGCTGGGGCGGTTCAACATATACTGGATATATAGATGATCTTACTATAATACAAATATAAGGTGAAAATATGAATTATACTATTACTGAAGTTTTTCTTGATGCCGCTGATAAATATAGGGTACGAGTAATTATTGATGAAAACTCAACCCAGTTTTTCAAATTTGACCATTATCCAACACAAGAAGAAGTTAATGAATTAGTTGAAAGTTATTTATCAAATCTAAATAATGGAGAAATAATATGAGTATTTTAGACAATAATCAATCATCAATAGACAAATCAATTCAGATATCTAATAATATTAAAAATACCACAAGATTTACCTTTCAGTCTATGGTAAATGCTTTTAATAATGGATCACAAACTTTCTGGAATAATCCACGAGCAACTCCATCAGAAATAGCAGAGGCATTAGGAAACGATGCTAAAGAGGTATTTGAATTACATTATGCTCTGGGTCAATTAATTGCTAATATTAAACCAGAAGCTATTAGTAAAGGATTGGCTTTAATTGGTCAATTTACCATGAATGAGGATGGTACAGTAACTATACTAGATTCACTCCCAAATCCATCAGGATCGGTTTAAAAAGTGTATAAATAGATAATGCCTATAAGTGTGCTTAATATTTCATTTTTTTAAAAAGGCCATATTATGTCTTGGGATGCTGAAATACCAATAATAGTAAGAACGCTAATTAATGATCTCAATGATCAGCAAGTATATAGCGACGAAAGAATAAAACAGATCATAACTGTTGCTGCTAAATATGTTCAATTTGATGTTGTTCTTGATCATTCTTATAATGTTGATGTTATAGAAGGCAAAATTAGTCCTGATCCAACTGATCATAATGATGAAATTTTTATTAGCTTAGTGTCCCTTAAGGCTGCTTGTATAATTGATCAAAGTGCTCTAAGAACAAAGGCTGCTTTAGAGGGTATAAGAGCGGCACTTGGACCAGCAACATTAACAGTAAAGGGAAGTTTGGAAGGATTCATAAAGATACTAGAAAAAGGACCATGCGCATCATATGATGAATTAACTTCTCATTGGGATATTAGTCAAGCTACTGCTATTAGAGCAATTCTTGGTCCATTTGTTGGTAATAAATTTGATCCACGATCACTATTCTCTGATAACAGAGGACGAGACTTATATTAATAAGGATTTTTTTATGGCAGCAGTAAATTATAATTTTCCTATAGAGCAAGGTAGTGATTTTGAAGTTAATTTCCAATACAATGATTCTAATGGCCAGCCAGTAAATCTCGGAGATAGTAATACATCTTGCGTTGTTATGCAAATTATTCCGAACTCTGGTGATTCTTTTGGATTTTCTACTAAAAAAATTGGCAACACATCGTTATTTTCTAATGATAAAGGATTAATAACATTAAAAATTAATAATGCTTTAACACAAAGTTTTCAATTTGATAATGCTATTTATGATCTTGATGTTCTTATTGGCAATAAAATAACAAGACTAGTTTATGGCACTATTAACATAATTAAAAGACAAACCCCATTTCCTAATTGTATTCTTAGTATCCCTTCAACAAATGCTAACGATACCCCATCAACAACTCCAGTTCCATCTGAGTCTTCACAAGACTTTCAAAATCTGTGTTTAGATACAGACTGTTTAAATTTAGACATTTACTCAACAGTATATCAAGGATCAGGGTTAATAATAAATGATTTATCAATATCAAATAGTAGCATCACGACCACAAATGTGAATAACATAGAAAATATAGAAGTTGTTATAAATAATTTAAATCATACATCTCCACAAGACTTGCAAATATTTTTAGCCCCACCATCTGGCAATAAAATTTTATTATCTGCAAATCATAAAATGCCAAAAACTAATTTCAACTTTATGTTTTCTAATAAGGCACTTCCAACATCTTATGTATATAATATTAATAATGGATCTTATTGTAATATATATAATAAAACCGATATTGTTAAATATTCTAATGAAACTTTATCATCAAATTTTGGAAATCTTATTGGACACAGTATAACTGGAGTATGGTCATTATTGATCAAAGATACTGATCCGGATCCAACTCCTGTAGGATCAGGTTACATCGATGGATGGAAACTAATAGTAACGTATCAGCCCTAACCTAAATAATAAATCAGAAGGGCGGTCAGTATATTAAATGACCCAATTTCATAATGTCAGATCTATTACTCAAAAAGATAAAATTTCTTTATTAGAAGATAATCTAAAATCATTTTTAGATTGGTCTTTTTTAAACATAGGTGGCTTTGTTAATGTGCCAAATCCTTCTCCTGCAATATCCGGTGCGTTCGGATTTCATGTTCTTAAATTAGCACCAGATCCAACAGTAGCAGGAAGCAGGCTATGGCAGTCTATTCGCAAAGATTGGGTATATGAATCAGGAGTAGTCTATAATGATACAGTTCCATCATCATTTTCTGGATTATATCTAAATAATATTTTCTTACCAGCACCGACAGGCAGCGGAGGATACGGATATTCTGTCAACTATCCCCTTGGACAAATAAAATTTAATAATGCAGTATCATCATCTAGCTCTGTTATTGCTAGTTATTCTTATAGATATATACAAACATATAAAGCTAGCGATTCTATTTGGTGGAAAGAAGTACAAAAAGAAACATATACTCCTTCAAATTATAAAGCAAACGGCGACTATGCCATAACCTCTATTCATAGAGTTCAATTACCAGCAATCATTCTAGAGTTAGCTCCTAGCACCAAACTCAAACCGTATGAATTAGGTACGACAGAAAATATTTGGACTCAAGAAATATTTCTTCATATTTTTGCACAGTCTGCTACTCAAAGAAATACCATTATAGATATATTGATAGCACAAAAAGATAAAGTTCTTCATCTTTATGATTCTGATGCTGTGGCTAAAACATTATCGTTTGGATTAGACAAATATGGAGCAATTAATCCTAATGGGAAAAACTATCCACAATTAGTAGAAGAATTTCAACATAATTATTTTACTATTATTGATACATCATTGGGTGAATTAAATACGCTTAGCAGTACCTTATATAATGGAATAGTAAGATGGTCTATAGAAATATTGCCTTATCACAACACACAATCAACACCGTCGGTGACAAACTCTCCAACTCCAACATCTGGCGGTGCTGCTACGCCAACATCTACTCCAACACCAACATCCACAACCGGAAATACTCCAACTCCAACTAAGAGTTTAACGCCTACTCCTACAAAAACGCCAACTCCAACATCCACAAGTGGAGATGCTCCAGTACTAACATCTACTCCTACGCTAACATCTACCCCAACATTGAGCGCCACTCCTACGCTAACATCTACCCCAGCATTGAGCGCCACGCCTACGCTAACATCTACCCCAGCATTGAGCACCACTCCTACGCTAACATCTACCCCAGCATTGAGCGCCACTCCTACGCTAACGTCTACCCCAACATTGAGCGCCACTCCTACGCTAACGTCTACCCCAACATTGAGCGCCACTCCTACGCCAACCATTACTTCTAGTACAACACTAACTAATATTGTAAATAATTTTATAGCAATTGCAGATAACTCTAATGTAATAGCATTAAGTGATAATAATGGATCATCATGGTCTGTTAATAATTTAACAGCAACCAGATCATGGAAAGACGTGGCTTATGGAGATTCTAAATTTATTGCTTGTGCATATGGTAGTTCAGATTACGAATTTTCAACAAATGGTATAACATGGACTAGCAGAAATTTCAATGTGACAAATGTTAATAATCAATGGACATGTATAGCTTATGCTAATAATAAATTTATCATATTGGCAAATGCTTCTGCAAATGGAATAATATCAACAGACGGGTTAAATTGGACAAAATTTACATTACCGTTCCAAATTTTTATTGGTGGGCCAAATGCTCCGTCTTCATCTAGCTGGAATGGTTGTGCTTATGGTAATGGTATTTTTGTAGCAATGAATTATAATTCAGCAACCATTGCAACATCTGCTGATGGTATAACATGGACACAAAGATCTTTGCCCAGTACCAATAATTGGAATGATATTATTTATGGAAATAAATTTGCTATAGTTGCTGCACAAACCAATAAAATAGCATACAGCGCAAACGGCACATCATGGACAACGGCCAACCTGCCCGAATCTGCAGGATGGAAATCTATAGCATATGGGAATAATACTTATGTTGCTATAGGATATAATTTAGCTAATATTATAGTATCTAATGATCTAATAAATTGGACTAGTAATATAGTATTAAATGGACCATGGAATAAAATCATTTACAAAAATAATACTTTTATTATTATAGGAAGCACTACCACAGTATTAACATCAACAAATGGAATTAACTGGACTCAAAGATCAATAGCTGACTATAATTGGATTAATCTTACATAATTAAGGAGAAATAAATGAATTTAACTTATTCAATAGATGCTAATAATTTTTGTGTTAAGATATATTCTGATGATAGACCAGAACCAATTATATATCAGCCGGATTGGCCAAATGGAACAGCATGGTCATCAGCAGCCGAAGCAGAATCATGGGCTCAGTTGTGTATACAAGCAATAATTAACGAGAATGCTCCGTATGCTCCAGCCGGTCCGGGATTAGCAGGAGAGCCTAAAAAGTTATTATCATAATGAATATAACATTACAAACCAATATTGCAAAAGTAGCATTAGAAATTTATCAAAAAGATTTATCTGTAAATTTTATAGACTTAATTAGTAAAACTATTTACATATCAAATACCAGCACAACATTATATGGGTCGGTTATTGAATCATTAATTGATATTAAAGACACAACATCCTCAGATATAGTTTATATATAAAATGCATAATTTATTTGGTGCCGAATTTAAAAATCTTTATAAAGATAGTATTAATATGCTATTAGACAGCAGTGGTCTAACTGTACCATGTACTTTGAGATACACAGGAACTAATAGTCCTATATATTGTAATAATTGTATTTTTGATAGTATATCACAATTATCTACTAATAAATATAATGAAACAGGACCAGTTGTATTTACCGAAGGAACTATTTGTCCTGTTTGTATGGGTATGGGAATGATACAATCTAATATTGGTACAGAAATCGTCTATTTGGCTTGTATTTTTGATAGCAAGCATTGGTTAAATTGGTCATCAAAAACATTGAATATTCCCAATGGAATGGTTCAGACAATATGTAAAATTGAATTATTATCCAAAATAAGAAATGCTACAGAATTAGTGGTGGATAATACTATTAATAAATATGGTAATTTTATATATGAAAGATACGGAGATCCTGAACTCGCTGGACTAGGAGACAATGCCTATATCATTTGTATGTGGAAAAGAAAATGAAAATATCTTTAACTTTACTAGAAACAGATAGTAAAATTAAGGACTTGATACTGATTGAAATTAAAAAGGTTATTGATAATGCCCTAAGTAAATCAATTAAAATTATTTCTAATGAAATTAAGTTCTTAATAGCAGAAGCATTGCGGTCTCAACCAGAATATTCTTCTTTAATGGCAGGAACATTAAAAGCAGAGTTTGGGATATCAAATCCAGGATCAATACCTCTAGTAATAGATGCATTAATAGAAACTTTAGATGTTAAAAATTCAAACACAAAAATATCGTCAAATAGTATAATAGGCGGATTTACTATAACTATGATGAAATCCGACGATATGAACGGAGTTATATCTTCAAGTATAGCTACTGTTTCAGATGACAATAAAGGATATATACTTCCTTGGTTAGAATGGTTATTATACGGAGGAAATGAAATAATAGTACGAGATTATGAGGTTGTTTATGGTAATTTTTCATATTCTAGATCTGGAATGGCTATTATGAAACCCTCAAGCGGATCGTGGAAAGTTCCATCAGAATTTGCGGGAACAGAAGACAATAATTGGACTACCAGAGCTATTAATAGCGTAGAAGATAATATATATAAAATTATACAAACTAATATCGAACAATATTTATAAAAGGAATATTTATGGTAAATACAAAATGTTGTGAATGCATGTTTGCTACTCCTCTCGATAATTCAAATATATTAAAAGGATGTTCCAAAGATATTATTTCTAAAATTATGGATATTAAAGAAATATCTGTTGATGATAAGGGATATAATCATATTCAAAATTATGCTTGTAGATATGGTTTTTCTCAAAATATATATAATCAATATGAAGAAAATTTTACAGATGGCGCTTTGGAGGAAATGATAAGTGCTAATTCTTCGGTCAGATTATATGTGCTAATCGACTGCTCTGATTCTTCTATTGATTTTGATAATATTATTGCCAAACTATCCAACTTAGATATTCCGCCAGTTGCAATATCTTTTATGTTCAGATCAAGGTCATTTAGGCCATTTTTACCAGAAAAACATAATGACATCTGCAACTCCTTAATGCAAAAATCTAAGTGGAAAGCTCATAATTTTTTATATGATATAATAATAGACGATGCTATTAGTCATATTTTATCCACAAATGCTAAAATGAATAACAGTTATTATTTTTTGGTGTATGATGGTAGTAGAATTGATCAATTAAATACAGATATAATGAATATTAATAATAATGTAATATTATATCAAAAACCCATGATAGCCATGATTGAAAACCAAGATACTTTACATAAATTTTGCATGAGTTTTGATAATTATACGGTTGCCAAAGAAATTTCACATAGCTTATTGGATTCGATAAAGAACGAACAAAACAATATAATTTATTACTAAGTATTTGGTGTATTCTATAAAATATACATCCTATTTCACGGGAGTTTACAATGCCGAACAACAGAATTTATTATGCTTCTCAGGTTGCTCAATTAAGACCATGTAATGCTGATGGATCTCAGAAATCAGCCTATTGGTATAATCCTCTAGGTGTCCAAAGCGTTGGCATGACAACAAATTTTAACCGAGAACAAACTTTTCAATTAGGAACTGTAGAAATATATGACAACGTTGAAACTGTGCCAGAAGTTGAAGTGACTATTAACAAAGTAATAGATAGTACCAGTCCTTTGTATTTAATGGCAATGGGAGGTGGAGGTGGAATAGGAAGTGCTAAAAATGCTAGTTTAGTGTCATTATCAAATAATAGAGTTCATTTTCGTCTAGGAATTTATGAAGATAATAATCAATTCACAGAGAATTCAGCAGCTTCATATGTTGTATGCACAGGAATGTATTTATCTAGTTTTAATTATACATTACCAGTAGAAGGAAATGCTACCGAAGAAATTACACTTGTCGGAAATAATAAACGATGGAACCACAACTATGCTGGCGTGAATACGTCGGGCCCATCAGTTGGTGACACCTTTACTCAAGGAAAAGTAATGAATGGAGTAAGACCATCAAGTAGTAGTGGAATTTTACGTAGACAATATTTTAATATCCAAGGATCCACGCTTCCTGTTGGAACGGGAGGAATTGGTGGTCCAACATACAACCCTTCAAAACTGCCTCACCTTCAAAATATTACCATGAGCGCTAATCTTGGAAGAGAAAGTATCAATCAGCTGGGTAAATTTAGTCCATATTGCAGATATGCAACTTTCCCAATTGAAGTTACTAGCGAATTTGAAATTATTGCAGAAGACGGCGATGGTTTAGATTTCAAAGACTTTAGTGGTGATAGTTTTTGCGGAACATCTAAAACTAATTTAGCATACAAAACTATTAGATTAGCCATTTGTGATTTTGATCATAGAAATGGTAATAATAGTATGACTTTTGATCTTGGCTCAAAAAATACATTAACAGCAGTTAATTATGCTGGTGGAGATACTGGTGGTGGAAATGCCACAGTAACGTATAGTTTTAGAAATTTCAATGATTTTAAAATAGATGCTAGTGGCACATATGCTGTGGGATTGACTATTACTGATGCTAATAATACAGTTAATGTTCAAAATATCAATAGCTCTACATCATCAACTTCCACACTAGAATTAAATACTGGAGATATTTATAATGGGTAATCTTAATAAAAGAATTTTTTATGCTACACAAAGTATCAATCTTCAACCAGTATCTACTGGAAATTTTCAACCTATAAATTATAGGAATCCTAGTCATTATATATCATATCCAGACTGGATTCAGCCATTGGGTTTACAAAGTGCTGGTATAAGCACAACATTTAATACTGAGCCAGTTTCTCAACTTGGAACATTATCTATCTATACTCAAGTAGAAACGTCTCCAGAAGTTGAGGTAACGTTATCTAAATTAGTAGACGGAACAGCCCCTCTGTATTCTTTATGCACAGCATGGACCGACGCAACCGATCTAGTATCTATAAATAAAGATATTACTGAGGTAGCAACAAATATGGTTAATGTTAGATTCGCTGTTTCTAAAGATACTGATTCTAAAGCTAGTGGAACCTTGAACCATCACACTTTATGCTCTGGAATGTATTTGAATAGCGTATCTTTTACCTTCCCTGTTGATGGAAATGCTACTGAGCAAGTAACATTGGCTGGTAGTAGAAAGATATGGGGTGGTTCAGTTACCGTTCCCGGCGGAGCAGCTGCTGATGATCTTGGAGAATTAGCAAGTCTTGTTGTTAGAAGACAGCATGTTTCAATAACTGGAGCTAATGTTGCTTTAACAACAGCAAGAGACGAAACAACTAATAAACTCACATCCTATCCTAATGCTACCATGTTACCAACTGGAATATTAGTTCCATACAAGCGCCAAGTTAATGGTAAAGACGATACGCCAAAGGTGCAAAATATAACAGTTAGCGCTTCTCTTAATAGAGAAAATATTAATGAATTAGGATTTTTTGGTCCATATTACAAATATACCACATTTCCTATTGAGGTTACTAGCGAATTTGAATTAGTATCAGTATCTGGTGATTATATCGATGCTAATGATTTTATGGTTTATGATAATGAAGATCAACCAATGAGCGCTGCCACATGTGAAACAAACTATAGCAATACTCCTAACGAAGAAATTGTTATCAAGGTTTGTGGAGCAACAAATGCTGATGCTTTATATATAGATCTTGGAGAAAAGAATAGATTAACATCAGTTAATTATACGGGAGGAGATACTGGTGGCGGTAATGCTACTGTTACATATAGCTATCAAACCTTTAATAAGTTCAATGTTATTCCTGTGGGCTCTTATGCCAAATATCTTAGCCATAATGGCACAGCTTATGCCACTGGTACATTAATAAACTAAACATCAATTAAATAGGAGTTTTTAAATGGGTAATAATAATAGAATTTTTTACGGCTCACAGATAGCTCAATTAAAGCCTGGAACAACAGGCAATAAGTATGGGTCATGGTATCAGCCTCAAGGTGTTCAGAGCGTAGGATTCAATAATACGCTATCTACTGAGCAGGCTTTCCAATTAGGAGCTATAGATATTTATGCTATTAGCGAAAATACTCCAGAAGTTGAAGTTACTATTAATAAAGCCCTAGACGGTACATGTCCTCTATATTTAATGGCTATGGGTGGAGAGGGCGGTATTGGAGGAGCTAATACTACAAGTTTCACCGACTCAACACAACTTAAAACTAAAGGTTTCGCTGGGCTAGCTTTTAATACTGTAGATTTTAGACTAGGAATATATAGTGATACTAAGTCTACAGTTAGTAGCACAACAACCGATTGGGTTTTATGCGAACCAATGTATTTATCCAGTTTAAACTATACTTTCCCAGTAGATGGAAATGCTACTGAAGAAATCACATTAGTTGGAAATAATAAAAAATGGGCCAAGAACAATACTGACACTATGACAACCATGACAGCTGCAACAATAAATAAAACAGCTAATAAATTAGCTCGTAGACAGTATATAAATATTAGCGAGTCGGTACTGCCAACAGGATTTGATGGAGTATTTAAAAGTGGTGGTTTGCCAACTGGTACTGATGTTGATTTATACTTACAGAATATAACAATAGCAGCAAATCTTGGTCGTGAACAAATTAATGAACTTGGTCAGTTGGCTCCTTACTATAGATATGCTACTTTCCCAGTTGAAGTTACTAGTGAATTTGAAATTATTGGTCAGGTTGGAGACTATATTACCGCAAATGATTTTATATTTAGTAGCGGCTGTGGTGTTAACTATAATAACCTAACCGAATTCCCCATTAGATTAAAAATTTGTGGTAGTGGTAGTCCTACTTCAGATAATAATAGTTTACAGTTCTTTTTAGGCTCTGGTAATAAACTAACATCTGTTAATTATGCTGGTGGTGACACTGGTGGTGGAAATCTTACTATTACTTATGGTTTCAGAAATTATAATGATTTTTATGTGAGAGCCACCGGCAGTTACTCGGTCGTACCAGCAGTATAATAAAATTATATTTAATTTAATGGTAATTAGGAATTTATAGAATAAGAACAAGGATTTAGGATTAAAATGGATGAATTATTTCAAATAATAGGAAAATTGTATACAGATATGTATCATGCTCAAAAGTTTTTAGAAAATCTCCAGGAACAAATCAAAATTAAGGACGGAGAAATCTTGGCGCTCAAAAGTAAATTAGTAAATAGTCCTAAGGATAATATGGAAAAATAATATAATGATATGGTGCAAGAATTAGAGAGGGATGTATATAGAATATTGTCTGGAAAATTATTATTTTCTTATAATAAGAGAAAATATGTATTGACATTTCCTAAACCAATATTAAAATATAAAGCTCATTTAATTTATGAATCTATTATTAATGATGAAAAATATAATGAATGGATCAGATTAGAGAATTTAGATAAATATATGCAGTATATGGGAGTGTGGGAATCTGAGATGACAGCATTTATGAAAAAATCAGAAAAAGAAATAGATAATCTTAAAGTATCATTATATAACAATAGACTTAATGCAAAGCTAACAAATAGAACAAAATTACAATTAAATAATATAAGATCCAGACTAGGACAGCTAAACGGAATCAAACAAACATACTATATGCAAACACTAGAGGGATATGCTGAAAGTATAAAAAATGAATTCATAATGGTTAATACTATTTACCATAATGGTAAAAAAGCTTTTGACAAATTCAAATCATTAAACAATTCATTAAATAAATTTACTAATATTGTATCAGAAATAGACAAGCACGGACTTTCTGTATCAGATTATAGAAAAATCGCTAAATCTGATTTGTGGAGATCTTTGTGGAATGTTGGAAAAACTAACATATTTAAAAATGCAGTATCAGAATGGACAGAAGAACAATTAACTATAGTCAGCTATAGCATGATGTATGACAGTGTATATGAGCATCCCGAAAAACCTACAGATAACGTTATCAGCGATGATGATATGCTTGATGGATGGATGATAATACAACGCAGAGCAATAGAAAAATCAAAGAAACAAGATGATATATTAAAAACAAATAATAAATTGGGTAAAGCACAAGAAGTATTTATTTTTACAGATTCTGAGGAGGGCATCCAAGAAGTTATGTCAATGAATTCTGATGAAGCAATGATGGATATTGCTCACAGAGAACATGTAATTAATAAATATCAACATATAGAACATACAGAATTACCAGATATTCAAAAAGAGGCTAAAAATAGGAATTAATTTATGGATTATCAACAACAACTAATTACTGAAATCGAAACACGATTAAAAACAACTATGATAGGTTCATTAGCAAGATTCGAACAATCTTTTGGTCATTTGTGGGAAGAACCAGGACCAGATCAGCAAGAATATATAGACCTTTGGGAGTATACCAGAAATTCCATTTTGAATAATGGAAATAAACAAATAAGATTAGCATTGGAGACTCTATCATCTATGTTATATAGATCGTATAAAACTAAACAAACATATAATTTTAATAATAAGGAAATAGGAGATAAATATGAAAACTAAAAATTTTAAGGTTACTATAGACGGTACAGAAAAAGAATTTGTTGTCAAGACACCATCATTAAATGATCAAAGAGAAGCACAAAAAGTCTATAATCAAGCTTTTACTGATGCTATAAAAAGCAAAAGTGTTGTAAGAGCAAAGTTAGACGATCTTTTAGAAGATCAAGGTTTATGGAATGATGAGAAACAGGCTAAATTCACCACTTTACAAAAAGAACTTTTAGACGGTGAAAAAAGACTAGCAAAGGGTGGATTTAGTTTAAATGAAGCCAAAGACCTAGCTATTAAAATGAAGGGCATTAGAGATGAAATACGAGATCTAATCAGTGTTAGAACTAGTTTAGATAATCATAGTGCTGAAGGTCAAGCTGATAATGCTAGGTTTAATTATTTGGTTAGTGTTTGTGTGGTGTATAATGATACTAAACAACCATACTTTAATAATATGGAAGATTATCTTAATAGGTCAACCGATCAGGTTGGTTTGTTAGGAGCGCAAAATTTGGCTAATATGTTATATGGATTGGATAATGACTATGAAAGCAATCTGCCAGAAAACAAATTCTTAAAGAAATTTAAATTTGTTGATGATAAATTGCGACTTGTTGATAAAAAAGGTAGACTTGTTGATGCTGAAGGTAGGCTAGTAGATGAAAGTGGCAGATTCATAGATGAAGAAGGGAATTTTGTTGATAAATATGGCAACAAGGTAAATTCTGATGGAGACTATCTGGTTGACCCTCAGCCGTTCCTTGATGATAATGGAAATCCAATTATTTTAGAAGAAGACAAAAAAGATGAACCAACAGCAGCACAAACAGAGACAGCAAAAGAGCCCCCAGTTTCTGAACCACCCAAAAGCACTGTTGCAGAATCCACAGAACCCGTTAGTTCATAATAAGATTAATAGTATTAATTTAATAGATATTCCTAACCATGAGTTTATCCTTGTGGTTGGGAATATTTTTTTGGATCGTTAATTCTTTATAGGATAATATTATGGCAACTTTTAACCTAACAGCACAGTTGAATCTTAAAGGTCCAACAAACGTTAAGCAAATAGCTGCTCAGATTAAAAAAGATCTTGGCACTCTTAATGCAAACGTACAGTTTAAACTTGATCCGGCAGCATCAAAAAATGTTGCAGCATTATCGTCTTCATTAAAAGTTCTAAATGCTAATTTTGCCTCAACTGTCAAATCAGCCAATGCTGCCACATCAGCAATAAAGGCTTTTGGTAATAGCGTAAATTCTGTTAAAATTAACAATGTCCCTCAACAAATTAATCAAACTTCGTCAGCAATTGCTAAATTAAATAAAGTATCCTCATCAACATCTGGAGGATTGCAAAATGCCGCAACAGAGATGCAGGAATTCGGTAAACAGGCTGGTTTAGCAGTTAGAAGATTCGTTGCATTTAGTGCTGTTACAAGCGTTATATATGGCGTAACCAATAGTATAAATAATGGTATACAAGCTTTTATTGATTATGATAAAGAACTTGTAAAGCTACAACAAGTTACTGGTGAATCTGCTGCTGGATTATCCAAACTGCAATCTCAAATTACTAATTTAGCTGTAGAATTTGGTGTTAGTTCTAAAGAGTTAACTCAAGTAGCATCAACATTAGCTCAGGCTGGTTTGAGTGCTAGAGAAACTGAGAAAGCTCTAAAGGCTTTAGCTCTTAGTAGCTTAGCTCCATCATTCGATAATATGAATGAGACTGTCGAAGGCAGTATTGCTATAATGAGACAGTTTGGTATTAGCGCTAATGATTTGGAGGCATCATTAGGAGCAGTTAATGCTGTTGCCGCAAGATTCGCAGTAGAATCCAGCGACATCATTACGGCTGTACAAAGAACAGGTAGCGTATTTGCTACTGCGAGCAAAGGAGTAAGCGAAGGAAAAGACGCTTTAAATGAATTCATTTCGGTATTTACTAGTATTAGAGCAACTAGTCGTGAAAGTGCTGAAACTATTGCTACTGGATTGCGGACAATATTTACTCGTGTTCAAAGAGGAACAACAATAGATGCGCTAAAAGAGTTTGGTGTTAATCTAACAGACACAGAAGGTAAATTTGTTGGAGCATATAAAGCCGTTGAATTATTAAGCAAAGGACTAGGCAAGATAGATCCTAGAAGTTTAGATTTTTCCAGAATAGTTGAAGAACTTGGTGGATTTCGTCAAATTGGCAAAGTTATTCCTCTTATTCAACAATTCACTGTGACCCAGCAGGCATTAAAGGTTGCACAACAAGGACAGGCATCTCTGGCTAAAGATGCTGCTACAGCACAACTTAGTTTAGCAAATCAAATAAGCAAAGTTCGTGAAGAATTTTTCTCACTATTTCGTGAGATAGGTCAATCTAAAGGATTTCAGAGTTTAGTTAGAGGTGCATTATCTTTAACTAGCGGTTTGATAAAAGTAGCAGACGCCGTTAAAGGAATTCTTCCAGCATTAGCAGTTCTTGCAGCATTTAAGGGATTTAAAGCATTAACAGAATTTACTACAGGATTTACCACAGGAGTTAAAAGAGGACCAGATGGTAAAGCTAATGGCGGAGTTATAAGAAAATTTGCACGAGGTGGTGTTGTTCCTGGTACTGGCAGTGGAGATACTGTACCAGCAATGTTAGAGCCAGGAGAATTTGTTATAAGAAAGAAAGCTGTTGAAACTATAGGATCAGATAATCTTCATAATATGAATAAGTATGGGGGTGGTGGAAGTATAAGAGCAGGAAAATCAAATAAAAGACAAAGATTTGGCGGTGGAGGAAAAGCCCCAGAGCCATTAAATGTGGTTGTTGACCATGTTTACGACGGAGACAGTCCAGTAGTAAAGTTCACACCAAAAACTTCGGCATATGATACTAGTAGTAGACTTGTCGGAGTTGATACATTTGAAATGAGAAGTAACCAAAAATGGAAAAAAAATCTTGCTCTTGAAGCAAAAAAATTAACTGAAACACAATATACAAAAGGTAAAAATGTAACAGAGAATTTTACTAAAGGATATAGTCAACAGACAGATAAAGAACGTAGTGGGAGACCGCTTTTTGTTGACGATAATCTAAAACAGAACTTAATAGATAAAGGATTAGGTTTTTCATATTCTGGTACAGGACCGAAGCGAGCAGAAACTATAACTAAGGCAGAGTATCTGTCATTACCAGAGGGTAAGCAGAATAAAAGATTAATTGAACAAGATCCAAAAAAGTTTGATAAAAAAAATCTTGGAGGAAGAATTCAAAGATTCATGGCCGGAGGAAAAGCAGAATCAACCCCATTCGGTACAGGACAAACCAAATTTCCCAAGCGCATTACGAACGCTTATGTTAAAGAAATGGAAAAGAAGTTAAATGATGAACAAGTATCATTAGCGTGGGATCAATATCCAAAAGATGAAAGAATAAATGTTGATCAGAATGCAGTTGCTGAACATTTTAAGTCACAAGCTTTTGATCGCAAAAAATTTGAAAGTTTGTTTAAGACTAAAATTAGACGAAATGATTTAGTGGGCGATCTAGCAAATTTTGCTAAATATATAGGTTTACCAGAACAGGATTTGTCTAAAGTTTTACCACAAAATATTGATTTTGGTGGAGTAGGACAAAACGTTAGTTCTCGTGGTACTTTTTATGCAAATCCTTATGGCGCTAGAGATTTTGATAAGTTAGATTTATCTCAGTATGGGTTCACCACGGCCGATGAACAAGATCTATATGGCTATCAAAAATTATGGGAGGAAAAAGAAAAAGAAATTAAGAAGATAATGAAAACGCCAACAAAAACTTTTGATGATGGATCTTTTTCAATTGATGATGCTGCATTTAAAAAGGCTTATGATGAAAAATCTGCATTAACTATGCAAATATCTAAAGTGAAAGATAAACAAGCTTATGCTAGAAAAGCAGCAATGGCGGCTAAAAAAGAAATTACCGAAACTACCGGACGAGGAACAGTGGGTTTAAGTAGCACCAGATATTTCCCAAATCAAGAAAAAAATACATTATATCATGAATTAACACATCAATTATTAAATTCAATAAGGACACAATCATCAGGCGCTTTTGATCAATATAGAAATAGAGTAAGTCAATTATTCTCTGGTGATAATGATGGATTGGCTGATGCTTTTGATGCTCTAACAGAGAAAGATGGCGGATATAATAGCGCCGATGTTGTATATGGTCGTAGCTATAAAAACAACATGCTTAATAGCGTATTAAGCAATTTAAGAAGAGATACGATAAGAACGGGAAGATCGGACAATCCTGAAGTTTCTAAAGAAGGATCAGCATTATATTTTGAAGCTGAAAAAAAGAAAAATGCTCGTGAATATCGACCAATAAATCCTAAAATTACTGACTTACTATTAAAGGGCGGAGTTAAGCAAGATGTTATAAATAAAGCAGAAGATAATGGTAAAGAAGAATTTTTAACAACTCTAATTCAAAAACGACCAATGCTAGATTCTAATATGGAGGGAATATTAGACTCTACTCTAAATGAATTATTAGGTAGTGCTGGAATTCAAAGACAACAATATACAGATGGTGGTAAGGTTACAAGAAATTTAGGATATATTGATTTTGATGTAATTAATGATCCAGCAAATGCCCAAGTTATTGAACAGGCTATGAAAAAAGCCGGTGTTGATGGACCAAGAAATTATACGGAGTATTTAACTGATCTAGCCATCAAAGCCAGAAAAGAAAAAAGTTTAAACTCTCTAAAAGCACTATATGGCGTGGCCGGAGCTGGTAAAAGTAGTATTGTTACCGGAAGAGGATCCAACGATAACGGAACACTACGACAAACAAATCGCTTCCCTATCCTAACCCCAGAAGATATAACTAAAGCTTCAGAAGTTATGTTGCTTACAAGCACAGTTTCTCAGGATAAGTTAGAGGGTATGTTACAGGAAGTAGATAGAGCTTATACATTATCGTCTACTACAAAAGAAGAAAAAGATAGAATTCTTAAACAAAGAACAATGAGGGACGTTAGTGGTGTTGGATTATTTGGTAGAACAGCTGGTAGCACAACAGGGGCTCCATTAGACACGGCAAAAGAAGAAGCTTTATTAGAAGATAGAATAGGTTCTAAATCAGTAGTATTAGGACGAAAAGACGACGGTGGATTACGTCGTAAAACAGGAAATGAACTAGTAGAAGCAACTAAGAAAAAAATAGGATTAACTTGGGGAGGATTTGCTCCAACAACAGTAGGTCACGAATCTATGATGGAAGCAGCCAAAGCTGCTGGCATACCCTATGAAGACTTTATAGCATTAGTCGGATCCGATGAGGCTGTAGATTCTGAAAATTATAGAACAGCAGTATTTGATAAAGATTTTAGATTAGCACTGGCCAAAGCAGGATTCGGATCTAAGGGGGCCTCTGTTCTACCAAAGGCATTTGGAGATATGAGTGTTCCTTTAGCTTTTGATATGGGAGAAAAGGATGGTCGTAGACAGATTACATTAGCTGGTGAAGGAAGCATGGCTTTTGTTGCAGACAAGACAGAAAAGCAAATGGAGAAATATAAAAAAGCAGGATATGGAGTCTCTAATCTAAAAAGAACAGGCGGAATAAGTGGAACACAAGTTAGGGATTTAGTATTAAATGGAAATCTAGAGGGTCTTCAACAAGTTGTTTCCCCCTCGGTATTTTCATTATTAAAAAACAATATGGTTCAACTACAGAACAGATCCAACGTATTGCCAACACTAATAGAACAAGCAGAAGCAGCATACAAAGAAGAAGTATCCGGTATAGACCAGCAGTTGGCCGCAACAGGAATAACTCGCGCAGATAATAAAAAAGCAGAGACAGACAAAGAGTATGCTGCTCAACTAGAGCTTTATCGGTCCTTAAAAGATAAAAAGAAAAAACTAGAAACTAAAAAATCATTTGAACCATATCGCCTTCTTAGACAGTTAGCAACCAGCGATCCTGCAAAATATGGACTAAGATTTGATACTGATTCATCATCATCTCCAACTGGTCCATCTTCCGCTATACAACAAGCTATTTTAGCAAAAGTAGCTACAGAAACAGCTGTTAAAAAATCTTCTGGAATATTACCAGCTCAAGGAACAGAGATATTAAAAAGATTTGGATCTGAAAGATTACCAAATGATTCAAGTTTTGGCCCATTCTCAGGAAAAACAGTATCTGATACTGCTGAAGGTGGCAAATTAAAATATTGGAATTCTGCATTTAGACCAGAAACTAAAGCAGATAAATTAGCTTACTATACAAGAACAAGAGATTACTTAATAGATAAATTTAAACAATCACAAGGAACTCAAAAAGCAACAGCATTAAAAGATACAACAAATGCTGTTTTGTCATCGACACAATTAGGTTTAGTAGGATTAAATCCATTAGGATATACTGGATTATTAGGTCCAGAAACTTGGAATCTTGGCACCGATTCGTCCGGCAAAGACAGGTCAATAAATGCCTCCATAGTACAAAGAGGATTACCAACAGAATTCCAAAATGTTATTGATTATCTTAGTGGACAAACAGCAGAAATAGTACAAGGAGCATCAAAACTTCTTGGTATTACTCCTAAAGAATTAACTAAAAAACAAAGAGAAACATTAGGACAAGGAAATATTGAAGGGGCTTTACTAGAACAAATTTTTGGATCAGCAGATGCTACCATATTGGACGATGCTTTAAGAACTCGTCCAATCGACTTTCCAATGGGCATCGGACCTAAAGCGGCAAAAATATTTGGTATTGATCCTAATATTCCAACAGAAGTTAAAAGAACAATAGATAGTAATAGTAGAGGCAAGGCTGTTGAAGAATTTCAAAAATATTTTAGAGCACAATATGGAATACCAGAACCAAAGAATGATAAGATGGTTCAGAAATTATCAGGCGGCGGACTACTTAAAAAGTATGGAGAAATATTCCCAAACAATAACTCGACCGGCCCATTTAAAGAAATGGTTTTTGATTTTGATGATACTCTGGTTACTGGTGGAGAAATTAGACTTCCTGATGGTAAACTAGATTTATCAAGAAAAGACGATATGCCTTTGGTTCAAGAGATGTTAAAGAAAGGCAAGCTTACACCCCTAGGACAACACTTATCAGAAGCATTAAAACAAGAGCCATCTTTAATAGACAACGTTAGTATTTTATCAGCCAGAAATCCTAATCAAACCGGTATTTTAGCTCAGACCTTACAAAATCTAGGATTACCCATTCCGGAATCTAAAATTAGAGGATCAAACGGTCCGCAAAATAAGAAGATTACCGGTTATCAAAAGATGATTGACGATAATTTAGAAACAATAATGCGATTGAAGGGCCAGGGGCACGAAGCGATACATTATACCTTTGCTAAAGGTGGTAAAGTTGAAGAAGAATACAAGTCAATATTAGCAAGTATTCTACCAAAAGAAATGTTAACATCTGATGGCTATCTTAAAATGCCATCTGGTCAAGCAGAACCTATTGATTTTATACCAGGAAGAAGTCTTGCTGAAAAAAGTAAAAGCAGTGTGATGTCAATACTGTTGGGAAAATCTGAAAAGGCTCCCCCAGAAGAACAAACAGGAGCATTTTATCAGGGTGGATTAATGCCCAAGGTTCTTAGACATAATCTTGAAAAATATAAAAGTAAATTACCAGAAGATGAATATAAGGCACTTAAACAATTTGTTGATCAGCGAATACTATTTGAAGGCAATGATGATACTATAAAAACAGCAGGAGGACTTCATAAAGGTGTTCTTGCTCATGAGTCTTTTCATGATATTCAAGGACATTTATATGATAATCATCCTGAAATTATAGATAAACTGCATGAAAGCTTATTAAAGCGTAAAGATGCTGTTGAAAAATGGTATAAAGATCCAAAGAATGCCGAGTGGGCAGGACCAAAAGATTATAGACTTGAGCATTTTTTCCCAACAGCAACAAGCAAGAGTCCATATTCTGGAAATTTTATAGCAGAAGCCCATGACTCTGTTAAAAAAATAACGAAAAAAAATAATGTATCTCAAAACCTTTTTAGCACTCTTGGTGCGACACAATGGGATTTGGGTAAAAATGAACTAATTCCCGTTTTATTGTCGGCCGCTGTAGAAAACAATAAAGGAGCTATTGAGCTTTTATCTCAGGCTTTTGGGGAGAGTGGACTGAATCCAGATTTTTATAAAACTTTACCTAAATATGCTGATGGAGGTATGGCATTAGGATTAGAAGACACTGACATGTCTAGTTTGATAAGTTCTATGTATGGTTCTGCTGATTCTATTGCTAGGACTTTTCAGGGTGCTGGTTTAACAGCAGGAATGCCAGAAAGATCTATAGGGGCTGCTGGCGTAACCGGTTTACAAAAATCACAAGAGAAAAAACCTAAAAATTATAGCAAAATAGGATTACGATCTGATGGATCTGAAATAACGGCGACATACTTTAAAAATAACGATAGACAAGGTTTTGTTAGCGCTAAAAAAGCAACCGGCAATTTATTTACTGTTGGTTTATCAAAAGCAACCCAAGGATATGGTCCAAGATTATATGACATAGTAATGGAAGCTGCCACTGCTGCTGGAAGTATGTTAACATCAGACAGAAATCAAGTGAGTGAATCTGCAAAATCTGTTTGGTCATACTATTTTAATAATCGCTCAGATGTAAAGAAAACTCCCCTTGATCCAAGTCAATGGACTAAAAATCATAGCTATCTTGATCCTAAACTATATGGAAGAAAAGAAACTTGGCCACCACCTAGTGATCCGGCATGGATTCTTCAAAGTGGCTATAACAAGTCTGCGGATTTGATTAATAGTCCAGATGTTATAAATATGAATGATCCAAAATATGCTGAGCATATTAAAGCCCAGCAACTATCATTTTTATCTCGGAATGGTGGCGGAAGTATCAGAAAATTTGCATCAGGAGGAAATACGGGACTATCTTCAGAAGATACGGTGCCAGCACTATTAACTCCTGGTGAATTTGTTGTTAATAAGAACGCTGCTAAAAAAATAGGATATAATAAATTACATCAATTAAATAAAGCAGACAAAATACAAGGATATAATAAAGGAGGAATTGTAGGAGGAGTACAAAAATTTGCTTTTGGTGGTGGCGTAGATAGTGTTCTTTCTGGATTGCAAAATATAACAAGTTATTTAGGAAAAACACAGAATATTACGAGCAATCGTCCAAACTCAATCGATACTAGTACAATAGCAGTAGATCCATCTATTTTGCAAGATACAAAAGCATTTGTGGACACTCTTTATGATGCCGGAGACGGCATGAAATATTTAAATCGTTTATTGAATGAAAATAAACAACTATCTATAAAAGCTGTATTGGATGCAGGGAACAAAGATTTAGAAAGACTAAAAATCAGTGGAGCATCTATAGATAAGATTATAGAAGCCGAAAAAGCATTATCTAATATCAGAAATAAGGGACTTATTGATGTTACTAAGCGTCAATTTTTAGAATCTGGATTTAAAGAAAGTTCAGTTGGTAAAAAACTAGGATCAGGAGCTACACAACAAAAAATATTATCTTTAGCAGAAAAAGAAGAGCAACGATTAATAGATAAAAGAAAAAAGGCTATAGAAGCTGATATAGTATCATCGTCCAAACAACCAATAGCTGCATCAGACTTAGCTGATCAGGTTGCACAGGCTATATCTTCTGAATTAAATGATATTAAGACACAAGCTTTTTCTAGAGCTACAACAGTGGCTACTGGAACACAAACTTCTACTGGTATAAAAGGCAATATAACAGCAAGTGAATTAAAAAATCTAAATATTAGCGGTAATGATATTCAAAAATATATTTCTGATTCTATGAGAGATAGAAAAACCCTCAGACAAATGGATCAGCAGTTAATAGCTACGAGGATGGAAGAATATAAAAATGCTGGAACTATTAGAGGCATTAGTGTAGCTTCAGCAGAAGAGGCTAAAAAATTAGCACAAGAAGAGGTGAGTAAGCGAAGAGAAGCTATAAATGACTTAGCTAAAATGAGAGGAGAGCGAGGCGTTGGGGCTGCTGGATTAATGGATACTAGAAATAGTCCTATTAATAGAGCATTTAGAGAAAGATATTTTACTGGTAATTTAGGAAGAAGTATGCAGCGAGGACTTGGTGACGTTGGGTTGGCCGCGGGGTTGGTTGCTGGGCAAGGCCAAAATATATCATCAGCATTATTTGATACTAAAACAGATAAGGGAAAAATAAAAGCAGCAGATGCAGGGGCTAGAATAGACAAAGCAGCAACAACACTATCTGTAGGCTTAACAACATCAGCACAATTAGCCGCTATCAATCCTATGCTAGGGGCCGCTGCTGCTATAGGCACAGCATTGTATGCTGGTGCTGATGCTGCATTTGATTTTTCTGGAACAGCGAAAAAAGCTGCCCAAGAAATGACAAGATCTTTATTAAATGACAAATTATCTGCTGCTAGTGATAGTCTATCAAATGCTTTGGAAAAATTAAGTAAGGATGTTAATAATGTTGATTTGAGAGCAAAAACAGCATCGTCGGTTAAGGCCTTAACAGATACCGCTATAGAAAGTACAGCAGATACAGCAACAGCTGGAAAAAATAAAGCAGAAAATGATCGTAATTGGACAGATTTTGGTAGAGGAATATTATTAGGCATTGGAGAAATTGGCGTTGGCATGAATCCATACTACCAAGACCTTGATCCAGTAACAGTTGCAAAATCCAAAAAAGGCTCTTATGGTACGGAAGAGGCAAGCGTTGATGCTCAAAAAGAATTAGAAAATTACCAAAAAATAGCCAATACTGGATACGGAGATTTAGAAAGACTTTATTCAAAAGGATTCAGTAATGATCAAATCATGGATCCCAGTAATGAAGCTGGAAATATAGTTAGAGAATCTTTAAAAGGCATGATTTTATCTGATCCTAAAAAATTAGCTCTATATATGTCTGCTGGGGAACAAGGTAAAGAAACTATCGTTGGTAAAGCAGCACAAGATGAATTTTTAGCTAATGATGAATTAGCAAAAGCTTCTCAAGAAAGCGCAAAATTAGCAAGAGCTATGGATCTTGCAGATAAAGCTGGACGACGATTGGCTGCTAGTTTTGATAAAATAGCAGACATAGTAAATGAGTCTGTTAATAAAATATCATTTGAGTCTGATGCTAGGGTAGAGGCAACGACCCAATATGCATCATCATTACGTGGAGAGTCTAAAGTTTCTGGTCCAAAATTAAGAGAAAAAAATATTCTAGATAATCCTAATGCATACTCTGAAGAAGAATTTACTAAAGCATTAGAGTCTGCCACAGCGGGATTAGATGCTGGAATTAGAAAACAATTAATTGGTGGTGCTCAATTACAACAAAATATACCCAAAAATATTACACAAAGTATAGCAACTGTTTTAGACAAGAGTGCTGGCTCAGGAGTAGATGAACTTAAAAAAGCAGCAGTTGATACTGCTAAAAATGAAATAGAAAATAATCCTAATTTATCTAGACAGCAAAAAGACGAATTGAAACAGATATCAACTGCTAAAATTGAAAACATGGCTAAGAAAGCCAAAGAAAATAATGCTGATAATACTATGCAAGTATCAGAATTTAGAAAAGAATTAGAAGATGGTACGAATATTTTGGGTGATTTTGGTAAAAAATTATTAGATTCTGTTAAAAACTTGTCTTCTTTTAAAGAAGGAGCATTAGATAAATTTGCAAAAGGACTGAACGAAGCTAGCAAAGCAGCTAAAGAAGCTCAAAACTATTTTAGAAAATCGAGAGACATCTCTAACGAAGGTAATATGAACTTAAGAGAAATCTTAAGCGGATATGGTGAAACATATAATGAGAAAAGCAATAGAATCATGGGAGATGTTAGTAATTTAGCTGGCGGAGAAACAACTGTCCAAGGCATTCAGAACAGACAAATAAGACTTTCTCAACAAAGAGATACTTTACAAAAACAACAGGGTACTCTTACAGATAAAGACGCTTTGCGTAACAATGTTGAACAGCTTAATAAATTAGATGATCAATTGCAAAATAATAGAGAAGCATTAGATATGCTTGCTAATAGTACAGAATTAGTAGATAAAGCATTCAGTGATCTTCAACATACTTCAGAATTACAAAATAATAGACAAAATTTTGTTAATCAATTATTGACCAATACTCCAGAAGAAGCAGATAAGCTTAATCAAAGCTTTATTAGACTGCAACGAAATCTTTCTGGTGGATTAAATAGTCCATATAATCAAAGAGATGCTAGAAAAGCATTTAATGAAGCTTTATTTAAAACAGGGAATGTAAGAGAAGCTACTAGGGCTGGGAATACTGTTCTTGCTAATCAAAGAAAAGAAACGTTAGCCTTATCACAAGATCCCGGAGTAAAAGCTGCTCAAGAACTACAAATAAGAAATCAATATGCTCAGAATCAAGGAAAACCGGGAGTAGATGTTGATCAAGCAGTAGCCGAATATTTCCAAAAACAACAACTACAATTAACGAAACAAATGGCTATAGAAAGTGGAATGGCCAATAATCCATTAGTTCAACAGTCATTGGCTGCTTTACAAGATCGTAAAACAGACCCTAGTATGCAAAAGGCTGCTGAAAGATATTTAGAGTCCGTGGGTTTACGTTCAAGCGCGACAAAGGGACAGGGCGAATTAGCGGAATCACAATCTATACTAAAAGATTCTAATGATAATTTACGTATTAGTATTGATGATTTAAGAGCAAGTGTTGAAGGAAATATGAAGGATGCGAACATAGGAAAGGATGCTGCTGGTAACAACATAGTAAATCCTGGGGTGGCTGTTGCTGCTCCTCCTGTAGCCAGATCATCTGGAGGATTAATATATGCTAGTAATGGAAAACTTATTGATTTCAAGCCTAAGGGCACGGATACTGTTCCTGCTATGTTGAGTCCTGGAGAGTTTGTTATCAATTCTAAGTCTACACAAAAACACTTACCATTATTACAGTCTATTAATTCTGGATATTTTGACAAAGTAGGATTAGTATCTGACTTTACACAGTTTGATAAAAACAAAAATAATTTACTAGATAAAAAAGAATTTACTAAATATTTTTCTGATTTTGATTTGAACAAAGATGATGCAATAGACATGAAGGAATTCAAATTGGGCATGGGTAAACAATATAGTAGAAGAAAAAGTTTATGGCTCAAAGGATCAAAATCTAGAACAGAAGAGGAAGAAACAGAGTATCAAAATCTAAGATCATTACATAAGACAACTAAATCTAGCGGCATTAACACAAGAAAAGAAATGCTAGACAGAGCTAAAGGACAAATAAGATACGAAAGACAACAAGCCTACTTATCTAGATTCAGACCAGAAATCAGAGAGAGAAAAGAAAAATCACTACTAAAATCAGGAATGTTATATTATCCTGATGGGACATCTCCAAGAGGTAAGATGTTTAAAATGGAAGGATCAAGATCAACTCAAAATGTTGCTGATTTGATTCTGCCTCCACCTTATAAAAATGTTCCAAATACTATTAATCCTAATACTGAATTATTATTACCAAACCCCTCTGGTGGCATGCTTAATTCTTCATCAGGCCAATTAGCAAAAACACAGACAAATCAACAGATGGCTGCTGTTACTAAACCAACTATTTCTACTACAACAGGAAAATATCCAAAAGCAGATGGAACAACAGGCGATGATATAGGAGATGCAGATTTTAGTAAATTTGCAACAAAGGACTGGGTTACTTTGGCTAATGATCCTAACAATACGGCTGCCATGGCTCGTCAGATAGCGCAACAGAAATTATTTACTATGGGTCTGGACAAAGATGGCAAACCACTTAATACATCTTCCGGAACTTCACCGGTTAATACAACAAAATCACAACCTGTTAATACACAAGAACCCTTATCGCCAACTACAACTCAGCCAACAGCCAATCAAGAAGCCCAAACGGCTGCTGTTGCTCAGCAGGCAACTTCCTCCAGAACAGCAACAGCACAAGAGTCAGCAAGAAAAGTACAATTTGCTATAGACGAAGGCAAAAAAATTATAGACGTATATAGACAACATTCTCAAGAAGAGGGTATAAGCGATAAAGAAAGAGAGAAACGACTACAGCAATTAAGACATGCTCAGGTTGAGTTTGGTTCTACTGGCAGGGCCAGTGCTGGGTCAAATCCGATAGGACTTGGAAGAGGCGTTAATAAGCCAGACGGAGAACGCTGGGCTGGCGAATCTTATAAAAATGCTGAAGATTATTTTGAAGCTAAAAAAGCTGGAGATTTATTTAAAAAATATGGTGCCGATAAACCTAAGCTATTTGGTTCAGAACTATTTGACTCCACACTTCCGCCAGAAATGGTTGGCTCAGATAGAACAAAAAGAACTAAAGAAAGAGATGCAGCGGTTTCTGATTTTATGTCAGGACTACTAGACTACGCAACAGGATTTAAACTTGACGGATCTGAAAGACACACATCTGGTACGGAAATTGCTGCGGACGGCAAAAATGTTGCTAGATTATCAGCCAGAGACAGATTTGAAGCTTCTAGAGAGACATCTAAAGAGACTAAAACAAAAACTAAGTTAACTAAAGCAGATGCTGTGTCGCTTGGCGTAGATCCTATGTTGGCTGGTCCACTAACAGATGCAGAAATATTACCTCCTTTAGATTCTCAGACAACAAATCCTTTATGGAAAGATAGTGGTGGTGTTCCTCCTATAATTTTTTCTCAAGGAGGAACCGGAGCACTCTCTGTTCAAACTTTAGACAGAATTCAAAAAGATCAAGATTTGCAGGAAATGATTCAGAAGCATGGACCTATACAATATGCTGATAAAAATGGTAATGTATTATTTAGTGACGGAACAAACTATTTAAGAACATCCGAACCAGGAGATGTAACAGCTATTGGAGTTACTGCCGCTAGTATGCTTACTCCTGTTGGAGTAGTTACCGCTGGAGCATCTCTTAGAAAAGTTCCCGATATTGCTGGACGAGTTATGAAGAGAGAATCAACTCCTCAAGACGCTATTGATCTTATTCAAATAACGTCTGGAATAGTTTCCATGGCAAATAGCGCAAGAACTGCTGAACAATTAAGTGGTAGAGGACAAGGTATTCTTGGTGGACAAAAATCACAAAGACAAAGAGCAACAGAACAAGCTAAAGCAGAATCAGCTATAGACAGAGATATGAAGCAAGCTTTAGATGAATCCAGATACAATATAACTGAAAAGCTCAATGACGCAGAAGAAGCGAGGCTATGGGAGAGCATAGACCAGCAAACTAGAAAAGCGGGCAAATCTGTGGTTGAGTCGGTTAAGAAAACTGCGATGTCTGCTCAACCCATGCGGGGCACAGAATATGGTTTTGGAGGAGGAGACTCTGCTACATTAAATGCCAGGGCAGCCAAGGCCATGGAACCAGAAATGTTAGATCTTAAATCATCTGGACGAACAACTAGTGGACAATACAAACTTACTTCTCAAGGAGAAAAGTTTTTAGCAAAAAGAATAGTTGAGTTTGTAGAAAAGTCTAAAAATAATGCGGAAGTCACTCCGGGACTAAAACCGAGAGGAAACTTTATGCCAGATGTTCTAGATGAAGGTGTTGGTATTGGTGGACAAATAAATATAAAATTAGCAGATGATGCTTTTGCATTAAATCATGAAGGATTTCATGCAGCCTCTGATGCCATAGGAGCATTAGAAGATGCTGGATTATTAACTCCTGGAGTAGTAAAAAATCTACCAAAAGAGTATGCTCCATTAGTTAGTGGTGCTGCTGATAGAGCCAGGTCATTTGATGAATACATTAGGGCTCGCCAAGCTACTAGAGGAACCTCTAAGCCTATTGAGCCATCTATAGTTGAATCAATGCAAAAGGCTTTTGTTGAAGAAGAGGCTGCTGTTTCGGCGTCTTTGCGTCAAAAACCAACAGACAATCCATCATATAACAGAGCATTAAAGCAATACAATCGCACCATGGGCTATGCAGATGATCAACCATTCCAGACCCAAACTCCAAAATCTATGTTGGGCAGTGCAGTTAATTTTGCTAAAAAATATGGCACAACAGGAGCTTTGGCAGGACTTGCTGCTGACTCTATTGGCAGATTATTTGGATCTCAATCTAAAGACCAAGCCAAGGTCAGAAAACCAGCCAGAAGAGCTAGCGGAGGATTGATATATGCTGAAAATGGACAATTAATTGATTTTTCACCAAAAGGAACCGATACTGTTCCTGCGATGCTGACCCCTGGTGAGTTTGTTGTTAATGCAAAGTCAACAAAGGAGAATTTGGGATTATTACATTCTATCAATAAAAGTAAAGGAGGTAAGATAAATTATTTAGCCGATGGTGGCAAAGCAGGAACTAATATTGACAAAGATGAAGATCTAAATAAAGATGGAATAATTACAGATGAAGAACGCCAGATTTACCAAAGTCAAAAAGAAGAACGCCAGATTTATCAACGTCAAAAAGAATTATATCTAACAAGACCATTTGGACAAATGGATGATAGACAAGCATATTTGACTAGACCATTTGGATATAGTAAAGGAGGACCGGTAAATTATCTAGCTAAAGGAGGCAAATCAGACAAAGAACAAAGATCAAATGATGCATTGTCATCGTATGATTCTGCTGGTGTGCTAGGACAAATGACCGAAAGGTTTATGGGTGAACAATTAGAGGCAGATAGATTGGCATCAGGAACTGCTCAGTTTATGGGAGGGGCCAGTGGCGCTGACGTTACTGCTGGTCTACATTATCAAAGAAATTATGGGGAAAGGGCGGGAGAAAAGCCGGTATCAGAAGCTAGAACAGAAAGTATGGTTGGTAATTATTTTGATCAATCCAAAGAATATTATGATAATCAGGGTAGAACTTTATTGAATTTACCAGAGAGAGCAGCCATATTTATGGGACAAGGTTTGGCTCATGTTGTATTACCAGAATCTGAGTTAGAACCAACAACAACATTAACATATGCTGATGGAACAAAATTCAGAGAAGGACCAGCAGAAGTTGGCACAGGCGCACTTGCCAATCAGGCCGCTATGGTTGCTGGTGTAGGAGCACTAGGAGGAGCTAGAATAGGTGCTGGTTTTTCTAATCTTGGAAAAGTTGCCGATCCGATTGGCGCCGCAACTGAAGTAGGACTTACTCATGTAGATCAGGCTGCACAAGGAGTAAGAAGACTCGCAGGATCAGCTGTTGAGGGGATTGGAAAAGGAATTGGTTCAGAGACTATGGCTCAAACTGGAAGAGCTATACAGATAACTTCAGGCGATGCTGCGATAGCAGCAGCTAGAATAGCCTCTGAAACGGCTGTTCCTCACGGAATGTCTCCAAGAGATGCTGCATTTGCACATATGGGATCAGAAACAACCGACATTCATTCCGGAACAAGTGGAGATTGGCATCTTGATCCTAACAATAAATTTAGAAATACCGGTAATCTTGGCGCTAGTGAACCAATTCCACAGTCAGCTATGAGAGATGCTGCTATAGCCAGAATGGCAGAAAATGCCTCGGATATCAATAGAGGAGGAGCTGGACACGGAAGCGTAGGATCATTTCATCATGACGCACCACAAGTTCCGGTTATTTATGCGAGAGATTCGTATGTGGCCACCGGAGGCGAAGCTTATGTAGTAAAAAGTAAGGTAGATAAGTCTTTGATAGATAATTCTAAGAGCCTATTCGATGACTCATTAACATCTCAATTAAGTAATGAATTATTGCCTAATCAGTCAGCTGCCCCAGTTCTTCATCCAGGTAGAAGCGCCCCTGCTGATATGGTCACCGGAGCTGATGTTGTAACAAAATTTAGCGAACAAACTTTTAAACCAGCAAAAGAAATTGCTCAAATGACCCCTGATGAACAAATGGCATATGCTGCTCAGAGAGAAATCGCAAAAAAACAAGTAGAAAACGCCCTTAAGAAGAGCTCACCAATTACAAAAATGAAGAATAGTCAAGTAGAATCAAGATTTGCTGATATGCCAGGAACAACGCGCGTTGTACATGATCCTATGGTTTTGGGACCTAGAAAGTCTTACTCTCTCAGAGATTATTCAAGAATAGGACAAACCCATTCTCCATTATATGTTCCAGATCTTGGAAATCACGTAGCTACCCATGCATATAAAACAGGACTAGAACAGCATGACGAAAAAGCCAAAGATCATAGTTCTGGTGGCTTAATTTATGCTAATAATGGTGCTCTTATTGGAGCATCTGGAACGGATAATGTTCCAGCCATGTTGACTCCGGGAGAATTTGTAGTCAATAGAGAATCTAGCCAAAAGCATATGCCTATCCTTAATGCTATTAATAGTGGTCACTTTAATAGAGGTGGAATTGTTAATTATTTGGCCAATGGAGGCATAGCCGGTCCGAAATATCTTGCTGCTGGTGGAACCTCACAGCTGGCGCAATTGGCGCCTATTTCTAATGCGGGACAAACCCTCAAACAAACAGCATCTTCCTCTGGTGGTGTATCTAATAATGTTAGTATAGATACGGCTAATATAGCATCGTCCATACAGGATGCTGTTACAAATGCTATTGGTCAGTTCAATGAATACACAGAGCAAATTGGGGCCAATTTTACGGAACAGTTTAATTCTGCACAAAAAAGTTTATCATCATCTATCGACACGTTCCAAACTGCCACGGCTCAATTTGGAGAACACGCGAATGCTATACCAACATCACTATCTGCTAATGTTACGCAAACGACATCACTTCACCACATTGGTTTAGACAGCATAAAGGGCAATATGGAACAGAAAATATATGACCAGACTTCTATTAACGCAAAAAATATCTCCCAAGATTCTCATATGCAATACGACAAAACTGTGTTTGAGGGAGGCATGAATAGTGCCGCTAAACAAAGTATTATAGGACGAACAGCATAACAACATTTGTATATTCATAAGGTATCATTAAATGATAAATAATAAAATAATAAAAGTATTTGATAATGTTGGATTTTCATTTACTATAGAAAATGATCATTTTAAAATTTTATCAAAACTGAAAAATTATAATTCATTAAATTCTACTCATGTTGGTTTTTATATACCTTATATAGCAAGAAATATATCTTATCAATATTTTGAAACTGGTGTTGGAGAAATAGTATTTGATGGCGCTGGTAATATCTCCGTTAAAAGAAATTCGATTTCATCATCTTCTAATGATAATAAATCAGTTTTCTTTCCAGATTCTGGTAATGAATTTTATGTTTTTGCTAATCAAAGTTATTTTGATACACTATTAAATAATGTTATTATATTAGATCATAGCTCAATATTAGATAATATAAGTGCTATATATTTAGTAGATACTTCTAATGGAGATGTTTCTTTAACATTGCCGAGTCCGTCTAAAAAAGATATTTTTCTAGAATTTAAAGTAATACAATCATCTAATGCTTTAACTATTAGAGATTATAACGATAGAGTATTAACTGTTCTTGTGGGTAGCAATAATTATATCAGACTGGTTTCTACTGGCGAGGATTGGGTAGTACTAAACAAAATATCAGAGTCTGCTAATATACAGTCATTATCTGAAAATGATTCAGTATCAATGTTATCTAATCCTGTTGGTGCTAATTATTCTTTACAATACAAATATGATAATACAACCTTCGGATCATCACAAGCATATTGGTACTCCAATGCTAGTGGACAAGCTCTATTATTAGGCGCCGATAATCTCAATGACGCCAACTCTGTTCTTGCAACATCAGGAACGAATAATTTTCTATTCAATAAGAATAATGCATCCAATGATTTTATAGTTTATGGTAGCGGTACAGATAATAGGAATTTATTTTTCTCCTATGATGGTAAATTAGGCATTAATATGCCATCAGGAGTAAGACCATCAACATTATTACATATAGTTAATAATCTATGTCAAAGTTGTCAAGAGGGTATTAGACTAGAAAATAGAGCCTCAACTTATCCCACAAATATTACTTTATATTATAAGCCATCAACTAATATTCCTGTTAATACTACAATATCAAGACTACAATTAGCCGGATCTAATTCTTCTGGCATTCAAACAAATTATGGAAAAATAGAAGCTAGAGCAGTAAATTCATCTCATGGATCTGAAAGAGGCGCAATTGATTTAATAGTCGTATCAGGAAGCACAGGAGTAAAAACACTCAATACTAGTGTTGAAAATACTACTTTAGGATACCCAAACAATCAAATTAGCATTAATAATAATGGAGATATAACGCTAACCAACGAATCAAATCAGATAGCAGTAGGATCATCGTCAACCACCATATCATCTCAAATAGTAACAATAACTGGTGTTTCATATTTAAACACAATTAATTCTCAAAATATAACTTCCCCAAACATTTATGTTAGTAGTTTATCTCAAAGTGGATTGTTAACAATATCTAGTGGCAAAATTGTTAATAGTCAGATAACAGTTAATAGAAATGGATCACTAAATTTACCTATTCCATCGAATAAAATACTTAGTACAACATCTAATGGTGCAGTAACTGGCATTTATAATATAGGTGATTATTTCTTAACACAAAAAGATATAACATGGAATACATATTCTCCAACATCAGCTACGGTGTGTTTGAGACAAGTCATATTAGCAAATCCAATTAGTTCGAATGAATTTTCTATTGATGATCAAATAGTAATTAGTTTATCAGGCGCTAATTATTATAGAAATGTAGACGGTATTACATTAAATGGCGGCAATCAAATTACAGAAATGCTATTAGATACGGCTATGCCTTTTAGTGATACCAATGATATTACTGTAAAGTCTATTACTAAAGGTGGATATTTAAGTCTTTTTAGATATGCAGACAATGAAACTTCTGACTCAACATCACACATTTTGAGCATTAGGCCCAACCTAAGTACAGTATTTAATACATCAAAAAAAGATACAAATTTTGAAATATATGGATTAAATGATAATCCCGCTTTATTTGTACAAGCTAGTGGATCAAGGGTAGGAGTCAATACATCAAATCTATTTACTGTACCATCTGGGAAAAATGTAATTTTTCAACAACAAAGTGACGTTCCAGCAAGCTTAACAGTTGGTGGTTGGTTGTATTCAAACAATATTATGGTTGGATCAGCTAACTCTGATGTGCCAGCACTAGTTAGTCTTGGTATAATAGAATCAAGTGGAATAAGAGCTAAAAAGCTACAATATATAAACCTTGAGCAAATAGACATTGCTGGAAATGTATTATCATCATCAACTTCTTCTATAATCAATAATAAAGTTATAACTACTTTTGATCAGGGAATAAGGGCTTATGCTAATACTGGTGAACCAGGACTATATTTATATCCAAAAATTAATAATGCATTGAATGGCAATGCTTATGGTGGAATATCTTTTACTACATTCTTAGACAGGGCCAAGTCAACTGCATCAGGATGGTCTCATGATACAAAATCTAAGACTACTATTAATACTGATACCCCGTATATTTTAGGCTCATTAGCAACAGGAACATATGAAGTTGGTAATATAACAGTAACGGGCTATGGTTATTTATATTCGGATTTAACCGTAAATGGTATTGCTTACGCATCTGAAATAGTATCTGAAAATATATATTTAAGACCCGCCCCAAGTATAAATAATACTGGCAAATACATAGCAAATGCATTTTTAACTTTAGATCGTAATGGTAAAATAGTTTCACAAATCCCAACAGCTAATTATACAACCCCCACTGCTCCTCAAAATCTAGCAGTTACACAAGGTAATGGTATTGGTAATGGAGAGGTCTCTTTAGTTTGGACAGCTCCTCAAAGTAATGGTGGAGCCTCAATACTAACTTATATATTAGAATTTTCTTTAGATTCTGGTTCAACATGGACAAGATTGCCTGTGGGTAATTATACTTTAAATAGGGCCCTAAGTAATTCTACTCATTGTTCAATTTTAGGACTGTCTTCTTTAAACACATATCGTTTTAGGGTTGCGGCGCAAAATAATGTTGGAGTCGGGCCGTTTTCACAGAATTCTTCAGCAGTCACCCCAGCATCATCTGCTCCAAAAGCCGTAAATAACATAATATATACTAGAACTTTTAATGAGAATAATACATCAAGTATTGCATTAAGTTGGTCGGCAAGCGATGCTGGAGGATCTGCAATTATAGGCTATACTATTCAAGAGTCAACAGATAAGGGTTTAACATGGCAGGATTATAATAATACGTCTAATTTAATAGATGATACGTCAGAAACCATATATGGAACAAGTTCTAGTTTAGATTATTATTATAGAGTTTCTGCTTGGAATAATTATAATAGTTTAAATAATCAAAGCGCATTTGCTTACTCCTACGTTTCTGGAACAAATCCTGGAGCGCCATTTGATACAATAGATAGTAGTTTTTCTAATTGGGACTTTGGTATGGTATTATTTACAGGAGTGTGTTAATGAAAATTTTATTAAAAAGAGATGAAACAAGCCTAGGGTTCCCTGGCCCAGATCAGGTGAGCATTGGTGAATTAGTTATGAATAGTAAAACTGGTAAATTATATTCCAAACTTACTGATGGATCAATAATAGAATGGTCTGGTAAAATTGTTTGTCCTAGTAACACTCTATCAACAGATGCTAGATTATACTATAAATCTTCGCTAGTAAGTACAAATTTAATTAGTAACTTTTGCAGCACTGGTGATGCTCTGGAATTTGAAGTTCTACCCATAATAAACGATTTTACCGATTACTCTTTTGAATTTGTAGAACTAACGAATAATTCTTCTGTTGGTAATATAGCTATATCTGAACCTGTTTATAGTACATATACAGATACTGGAATAACTCAATCAAAGGTTTCTGTTCGTGTTACTTTATCTATACCTAATCCACAACAATCAACTAGTATTTTCAAGTTTTCAGTATCAAGAACAGATATTAGTCAAAAAATTATTGAAAAACTAATAACAATACAGTGCGTGTAATACTATGATTAACGAATTCAATACTAATATAAATAATTTAGAAAATGGTATTATATTAACTTTTCCGTCTCCAAGCTCTTTGAGTTTACATCAAGAATACATTTGCTATTTTAGCACTACTAATATTATACCAGATAATGTTTTAACAGATATTACTTTTACTCCTTCTTCTTACGCAATAAGCGGGTCAAATAATAGTCCCATCACAGCAATAGCAAAAGGAAAATTGTCTCATAAGATATATACAAAAATTTTAATTAGATTACAAATAAAAGATATCTCTAATGTTATTGTTCATACAGACTATATCTTGGTTAATTGTTCTCCTGTCAATACATCTTTCTCTATTAATGGAAAGATTTTAGCTGAAACTCCTGCTAATTATGGTCCTAATGGTGGCAGACTATTTGTGATGTCAGAATCTAATCAATTGGCTCCGTCATTGGTAACAGAAGGAGACACTTTAACCAATCCATCAATACCAGACACTCTTAGTATAAAAATAGGGAAAAATATAGATCCTTTTACATTTGAGTTGAATGTAGCTCCTACAGCTGGACTAATTGAATCTTCTATTAATAATCCTAAATTAAATAAAAATGAATATTCTGGAAGTTTCACAATAACAAAATCAGAATGTATAGGAATTAATTTACATAAATATCCCAAATATACTATATTAGATCAATCTAATAATTGGACATATTCAATAAACAATAAAATATTAGCCCAATTTATCCCAAATAATATGGGAGACAGTTATGATTCTGTGATTATGCTGCCTTTAAAAGATTTTTCTCTTTTGGATGACAATCAGCCACAGAGTATACCTTTTATTTCATCAGTCGTTGTTGGAGGAACAGTTGGTCACATGTTTACTCCTGTCACGAATATATAAGGGTGTATATCAATTACAGTTATATAAACTTCATTATTAAAAGAGTCTATTATGATAATAAATAGTCCATTATGTATAACACACTATGCTGGACAAAATCCATTAAATTTAACTGGTCAATCATCAAATTTGACTCCGGATCAATTAGTAAATTTTAATAAACTATTACAATCTGTTAGCACTATATATGCAAGTCAAAATCCTTCCAATGGAGCAGTCCCGGCCTTCTGGACAAAACTATTATCGGTTCAGAATGGAGTTAAGACTTATCAACCAGACCCAGCCTCTACTCTTGTATCATTACAACCCAGAGAATCGTATTATTTCATAATGAGAGAATCTGCACAACTACCAATAAATATTCCAGCAGCTGGAGGTCCACTAGAAGGATTTATAGATGATATACAGAATCTACCTTCTATAAGAATAATAACTTCAACAATCCCTGTTTCTAATTTAACAGTAATGTCCTATCCATCTGCTTCTATAGCATCTTCAGAAAATGATCCAGTTGTTGTTCCTTCTGTTGTTCAAGGATCTGAAGTAGGTACTGCTAGTAATGAGCCAATTAGCGCCCAAGCCATTATACCTAATTCGCTTAATGCGACTAATAATATTTATAGTTTTAATATAGCCGTTACTGGATTACAATCTTATAAAAACTACACCTATAGTGTTGATGTTATTGATGCTGAATGGCCAACCTATTTTGTTGGAAAACCTTCTGGCACATTAACTACTGGTAAAAATACATTAGACACAATAGAAGATATATCATCTGTAACTAACCGATTAGTATTTTGTGCATCTGGTGCCTGTGATTCTTATCCAGAAATATTGAATCCATATACAACACCTGATTATCCTATTCTTTGGCGATCCAGTATCGACTATAGAGTAATCATTAGAGCATCACTTAAATGTGATGATTGCCTAAATGATAATACTGTATATAGTGATTATATTATATTAAAATATGCCACTTCGAACCCTAATACGACACCATCTTTGCCAGATATTAGTTTTAAAATAACAGAATAATTGATCAAATTTAACAATCTAATATGGTGTATTAACCATTGATTACCATATGTTTTGAGGTATTATAATGCCAAATCCAAAAGACGTTACTGCAACATTGACCAATTTAAAACCTAATGAAAAGTATAACTATACTTTCAAAAGCATAAGTTCTAATTGGCCCATAACCATAACTCCTATTAGTGGAATATTTTCTTCGACCAGTACCAGCGGAACCATATCTGCTTCTGCTTATTTTTGTCCAACTAAAAATAGTTGTGATGAAAATTATGAAGGATATCTTGCTTGCACAGAACACTTTTGTACTGTAGGAGATGATTATTTTAGTAATATCGTTATTGATTTTAATCTAGTAAGAGATCCAACAAAGGTTTATCAAAGTTCTGCATTTAAATTAAGCTCTAATTATAGTCTACCAAAAGCCGAGATAACAGCCTCCCAGACATTGTTGACTACGAATGACGAAACAAATTTGAGTACTAGATTTATTAATCTTACTCCGCAAAAAACATACCAATATTCTATATACTCTTTAGATGCCAATTGGCCATTTGTTGTTTCTTCGCCAACAGGATATTTCCATTCTGGTAGCGGTGGAACACCGGCCAATCCAGTGATATTGAACATAGACGCTGGATTCTGTCAGAATACAGGGGTTTGTTATAATGGCAGATATGGAGTTTTAAACTATTCAATTAATAATCATCCAAAATTGCATTGGTATAATCCTGAAGTTACTATTAGACTATCATATTCTGACACAGAGTATCCTGATGTTGTTCATGATAGTAATATAGCTAAATTTTATTGTTCTGATTGTCAATCAAAATCGACTGCAAGAAGCGTAGACATATCAATTAACACGCCATCAAATTGTACTTAATAAAAATAAAGAGGAAATAATGTCAACTATCCAAGCAATAAATGTTCAAGTAAGTGGATTTGATCCGGACACAAAATATAAATTTATTTTTAAGAATAATGGTGGAAACTGGCCAGTTAGAGTATCTCCATTGTCCGGAGTGTTTTTTCCTAATAGTGTTAAGTCATATGCTTATTTTTGTTCGAATTCTGGAGAATGCCCAGAATCTGACCCTAACGTATTTTATAATGTTCCAGAAAATAGCCTTATTGCACCCGGATTAGATCTAAACAATAAAAGTTTGTATACCGTACTAGACTTAGAAATCAGAGATAATAGCTCTAATGAACTTTTATACACTCATCCCTGCATAGTGCAGTGCGATCAATGTATTCCTCCATTGTCTTTATCTTTTAATAATGGTAATGGTGATCTATCATTAACAAAAGAGGATGGGAACTCAAAGACATTTAATATTAAATGTACTGGTTTAATTCCAAATCAAGAATATACTTATTTCTTGAACGGAGGAGGAGGCAATTGGCCTCTAAAGATAACACCAAGATCAGGAATAATTACAACTTCGTCTTCTGATTTTACTATTAATGGACTACTATCTTTCTGTCCGTCTACAGGAGCTTGTCCAAGCACAGATCCTTCTATAATAAATTATCAGAATATAGAAAATAGAAGATTTAGTGAAGATCCTTATTCCCTTGTTAATGTGTCTTTAGTGCCAAATGATGACACATTCCAAAATAAAGTTGCTGGATCTTTTGCTGCAACTTGCTTAGATTGCATACCATCAATACAGATACTGTCTCCTAATTTTGTTAATATAGGAAGCAACCATAGTAATAATGAGTTTGAAGTAACAGTCAATAATCTTGTTATTGGAGAAAGATATAATTATTCTTTTGCTGGTCTTGATGGAAATTGGCCACTCATATTGTCTCCACAGTCTGGTAGTGTTGTGGCCACCTCAGACTCTATGAGAATACCTGTTGTAGCAACCTTTTGTACTGCTACAGGATTATGTCCAAGCGGTAGTCCTGGAATTATGCCGTACACAAACCTAAGATCATCAAGCGTTGCTCTTAATTCTATAAAAAAACAATCCAGGTTCAAAATGTCTTTGAACCAAAACGCCTATGCTACTCCTGTTGCTTATAGTAATGATATTGTAGCGGTTTGTAACGACTGCCTACCATTACTAAAGGCTAGATTACCATCCAGTACTGCTTTATCTTTTGGTGATGGAAACTATGCGGCTTTTGATCTTCAAATAGATAATATGGTTCCTGGAATTGAATATCAGTATGTATTTAAAAATATTGATAGTAATTGGCCAGCCATTATAAACCCACTAAGTGGAAGTATCATAAGGAATAATGGAGGCGGTATAACCCATACTGTTCCAGCCTCTATTACATTATGTCAATCTACAGGACTTTGTCCAAATGGTTGTGCTAATGTTCTAACATATACAGCAGCCACAAATTGCAATAATAAAGTTGCAAGATTTAAAGCAGAAGTTACTGCTGTTGGATATGATATTCCATCAGTAAATAGCAATGCTTATATTGTAACCTGTAATGATTGCATCGATCAGCCAACTGCTACTATACCAAATGTTATTGTAAATAATAATAACGAGGGTCTATTTAATGTTCCCGTTAACAATCTTTCACCAACTTCAGAATACCGATATAAGTTTGTTAGTTTAGATGCTAATTGGCCTGTTAGTATCAGTCCCATAAGCGGAATAATTAGTTCAGTTAGTAGCCATACATTATCTGTATCTACTTCTTTTTGTCAAACTACCGGGGTATGTCCGAACGGCAGTCCAAATATATTGCCATATAGTGCAGGATCAAAAAAGCAATTTAATTTTGGATCTTTAAATAAATTTGCAAAAATTAGATTAGAAATAGATCCAGTATTACCATTAAACAATGACTTAGCAACAGTATATAGCAATGAAGCAATAATCAAATGTGACGATTGTATTTCTGCACCTGTTATTCAAGTTCCAAGAGATGTTACAGTAGGGCCCAGCAATACTGCTACCATAAATATGGTTGGAACTGATTTATCACCAAATACATCATATAAATATAAAGTATTATCTATTGATAGTAATTGGCCTACTGTTATTAATCCAATGAGTGGTACTATAGTAAATAGTGCAACATGCGATATTGCTTTGTCAATAGCCTTTTGTGCATCAACAGGAATTTGTCCAAATGGTAATAAAAATATTCTACCATATAGCGCAGTAACATCATATAATCAATTTACTTTAGGTTCATTGCAGAAGTCTAGTAAATTCCAGGTTGAATTTGATCCTGTTGACGATGATCTACCAACAGTTTATAGTAACGAGTCATTAATTAGATGTTCTAACTGTATACCTGATCCAGAGATTGGAATGGCAGACACTATCGTTCTTGATGATATAAACCCTAAAAGATTTTCTATATCGGGCATTAATTTATTGGAGGGAGTAGAGTATAAATATCGATTTATTGGACTAGATAGTAATTGGCCAACAATATTGAACCCGATCAGCGGTAATATTATCAGTAGTACAAGTTTTGATATACCCGTAGAGATCTCTTTTTGCGCAGGAACAGGAATATGCCCAACAGGATCAAAAAATGTATTAAATTATACATTAGCAAATGATAGTCAATATAGGCTTGCATCGTTATCTAAAGTTACTAAAGTTAAGTTAGAATTAGTTCCAAATTTACCAGGACTACAAACTGTATACAGTAATGAAATAACAATTTTATGCTCTGGTTGCTTAAATCCTTTATCTGCTGAATTCAAAACATCAATTGTTAATAATCCTTCAAAAGCTAATGCAAATAATAATGTTAAATTAAATTTAAAAGGTCTAGTTCCAGGCATTGAATATTCTTATGTTCTAGAGTCTGTTAAAAATAACTGGCCGATGATAGTTAATCCGATTAGTGGAACATTGGTCTCTCCCAATACCTCTGGTGAAGCTACTATATATTATGATATATGCTATTCTACAGGACTATGTCCTACTGATAGCTTATATGTATTACCATATACATATACCTCTGATAGTCCAAATCGTAAACAATTTAATGTTAGAGCAAAAGTAAAAGCACTAAATAGTAATTTACCAGAAGCTGAAGCATTTAGTAATGTATTTTCTATAAAGTGCGATAGCGAAGATTGCTTGCCAAAAGTAACCATATCAGGAATCCCTGCAACTGGAGGAATTAGTTTCCGTGATTCTTATAATATTACTCCCATCATCAAAAATCTACTACCAGATATTGTTTATACATATAAATACAAATCTTTAGATGCAAATTGGCCGTCTATAGTATATCCTACCAGTGGAATTATTAGAAATGCTAGTGTTTATGAAATACCCACGTCCATTCAATTTTGTAAATCCACAGGATTATGTCCTAATAATGTTAATACTAGTGTTCTCTCTTATGATTTAGACTCTGTGTGTCAAACAACAAATAATGAGCTAGCATTTACTAAATTTGTGAATTTTATTCTTGAGGTTGAGCCATTAGCAGCTCCTGGATTGTCAAAAGTATATAGTAATGCATCATTATTAACTATGACTAATAATATAGGAGGATTAGAGATTAGTTATAATCCCCCGTTAAGTACTGATGGCGGCACTGTTATAGGAAGTAATGATGGAATTACGTTAAATAGTGTTTCACAGGGAGCTTTCTCTTTAAGAACCAAAGCTTCTGGATTACTAGTGGGAGAAAAATATGAATATACTGTTAATTACCTAGATAGTAATTGGCCAGTAGTGATAACTCCACAAAGTGGATCATTTATTGCAACCCAAGATAATAAAGTAATCTATACTGATGTTGGGTTTTGTTTCCCAAGTGGTGAATGCGCCATGAATACTAAAGACGTTATACTCAAGTATAGAACAAATAGTTTATATAATAAAAATCGAACAGAATTCGTTATGGTAAATATTAGTGTGCAACAATCTGGATGCCCACAGTCTATAGCCTATGGTAAAGACTATAAGATAGAGTGTAATGATTGCGTACCAAACAATCCTGTTTCCGTGGCAATATCTGGTGGTCCATTATTAGACCTAGGATCATGCTGTTCTGGAACCAGATTAATGCTTGTTGATATTAAGGGAGCATCTTCTAGCGATAGATATAAATATGAATTCTCATCATTAACAACTAATGTTACATTTAATCAACCATCTAGTGGCTACATGACATTCACCAAAAATGGCTCAGGAGTTGTTATGGGGATTGCTAATACATCCTTGAGTAATTATGATGAGGGTGTTGTTAGATTTAGACTATTCAATGAAAATAATGGAATAGAAGCTAATGATTATCTTGGTCTAAAATGTGGACCAAATGAATGTGCAACATAATATAAAAGGAATTACATGGCTACTATTTCAGGATTAAATACTGCAAATTATAATAAATGTGTATCATGGAACAATTTTAATGGCAATGTTAGTAGTGTTGGTCAAAATGGAGATCCAAGTTTTTGGGGAACCTATGATCAGGGAGGGAATGTTCTAGAATGGACTGAAGAACAAACATATTTGGGAGGAGATAATGAATATGTTTTTAGTAGAGTAGCGTATGGCGGATCTTGGTCCACCAATGCTTCTGGTATTAGTAGTGACAACTATGGTCAATATACCAGACCAGGACTAAATGATCCTTCTTTATATAATAGCTTAAATGCAACTAATGAAAATGGATTCAGAGTATTCTCATATACCAATCCATTAAATCTATCAAACTTTGTAACAATTTCTGGCCAAAATAATCAATCTAAAAATATTTCAAAGGGTAATATTTATGGTATTGATAAAGATAATACCATATGGAGAGTTCAGCCAGATTCTCAGCAGATTGTAAAAATCATGAGCACTGTTCTTTCACTTCCGACAGGAAGCAATGCTCTTGCTTACAATAATCAGACAAATCATTTACTATTTATGTATTATGGTTCGGGATCGTTGCCATTTGGAATAGCAGGCAATAATGGATCAGGACTATACTCTGTTAAAATAAACTATAATGTTAATAATACTCCATCGCTAACTAATATTACAGGAGTTTCTAATTGGAGTAGCTATATTACTAAACCCATATATAATGCTTCATATTGGAATAATATTAGTGGGTCAGGCGGTTATTGGTTTATGTCTGAATCTACAGGTGTCTTAAGCAAAATATCTTTTACCTCAGTACCAAATAATGGACTTGCTGTTAGTGGTAATAGCTTTACTTCTTTTACTCTACCGGCTATTCCTATTCTACCAAATCTTTATGATAATCAATTTGGAGATATTTCTATCTCTGGTAGTTCCACCAAAGGATATCTTTATGCAACAACTAGGTTTGGATTTTTATATTGTTTTGATTTAACTCCAACGATGGTGGGACAAAATCCAGTATATATCACAGGAGCTAAAATTACTGGAGATGCCGCCGGAAGAACTTTACAAACAACCTTCGACTATAGTAATAGTGTACTTTATGGACACAGCTATGATAATCAAACATGGTATAGTATAAATACAGAATTAAATTCTAATTTTGGTCAAACGACCCTAATTAGAGATGCATATAATAATAATATATTTTTTCCAAAATTTACTGATATGTGTGGTGGAACAAGCTGTTCGGTTGGTGCCGTTGCTACTGGCTATAAAGCTGAAGCTTTTCAAATTACAAATCAAGATTATGTAAATTTTTTGAATACTGTTGATCCTCTGGGAGATCAGATTCAATTAGAATCTTATGATAATGGATATAATCAAAATGCTACGTCTTCTACCGGAATATTATATACATATTTGATGGATTCGGATAGAGGGGGTATTTCATATACTCCAGGCAATAATGCTGGTCAAAAATATGCAGTAAAAAGATATATGCGTGATAAACCTGCTGTATTTATTACATGGCCTATGGCAGCAAGATACTGCAATTGGCTGCACAATAAAGTCTCTGATAATAGTTCTTTAATCACAAACACTGGAGTCTATAATTTTACAGCAACATCTTACGATGGAGGAATATCTGCTAATAGTGGACTGGTTAGATCATCTAACGCAAAATACTTTTTACCAAATATAAATGAATGGTATAAAAGTGCTTATTTTAGTTTAAACAAATTTACAGCGGGACCAGTGTATAGTGGATATTTTAAATATGCAACACAATCAGACACACAACCATCTTGCTCTGATTACGATCAATACGGCGAAGGTCCAAGACTTATTAACCAGATACAGCCTATTGTTTTTAATGACTTAAGAGTTGGAGACTCTTATACTCTTAATTTATCTATTACTAAACCAGATAAGTATGATGCTTTTTTGCCTACCAGTACGATTAATTTTATAGCATCTAAGACATCAGAAACGATATTAGTCCCAATTACTAGATATTCTAGTGTTTTGGCTGTGGTATTAAGCTCACAACTAATACAGAATAATGGTTCTTTAATGGTTGAAGAGAAGACTCATTTGGTAACTTGTCAGAAATCGAGTAACTCATGCTTTACTAGATTACCCAGAACGCCACTTCCTACAAATACCATGACTCCGACAATAACAGTAACACCTACTAAAACCCCAATTAGTACTAGTACTCCTACTCCAACAAGAACTGTTACCAAAACAAAAACACCTACTCCAAGCCTAACAGCAACCAATACCACAACCCCTACTGAACCAACAACTTCTATTTATGCTTGTAATTTTATAGATGCATCTAATAATGTTGATATATTATCAGGAAAATATATTAGATCAGGAAATATATATTATAAATCAGGCGACAACTTGAGTTATAAATTATTTTATAATGGAACGTCTTCTAGGTGGGAATTAACAAACAATGCTGGCACATCAATATTTTATTATGCTTCATCAATATTTAGTTCATGGAGATCAGGACCGATGCTAACTCAATATCCTATCAATTCTCTAGGCTTTTGGGAAATCAGATCGTCAGAATGCGACAGTCGTGATTCTTTCCTATAATATCATGAATAAGGACTTAATACAAGGAGATCATTGGTGAGTACGCCAACCCCAACTAATACAGTTACTCCAACAGTTAGTGCTACAAGATACCTTCTGCCTATTGGACAGATGATATATGATGGCAATATCTATAACAATAATAATATTTCAATATATTATAAAGGATATAATTTTACAGGAAAATTGCTATCAAAAAATACAATACTATATGAGCCACCAAATTCTACAGTTATACCAAGACTAACTCATACTCCTACGCCAACTCAAACAAAAACACCAACAAAAACTCAAACTCCTACAGTTACTCCAACCAAAACGCCTACCGGAACACAAACATCCACCCCAACGCCGAGCATTACAAATACAACAACTCCTACGAATACTATTACAAAGACTACTACTCCCACGGCTACTAGAACAAATACTCCAACTCCAACTGTAACAAATAATAATACCAGAGATAAAGCTGTAGTAATATCACTAGGAAATTCGGCAACAGTAAGTACAAATAATGGAGAATCATGGATTGATCATACTATGGCTGATAGTTTAAATTGGACCAGTATAACATATGGATCTAATCAATATGTAGCATGTGCTTATAACAGTAATAAATTAAATAAATCAACCAATGGAACATTATGGACAGCATCTTATATATCTGCCGATGGAACAAATTCTACTGGCCAGCTATTGAGCAATTTCAATAATTTATGTACTAAAATACTTTTTGGTAATAATAAATATATAATATTATCATCATCGTCATCCGTTGGGGCAATATCATCTAATGGAATAAATTGGTCTGAAATAACTTTGCCAATAGTGTCAAATTGGGCAGGAGCAGCTTATGGGAACGGCGCGTATGTTATATTAGCTTCACAATCCGATGTTGTCGCAACGAGTTCTGACGGAATTAATTGGAATCAGGCGTCTGTTGGCACTGGTGAAGATTGGCAAAGCTTATCGTTTGTTAATAATAAGTTTATTGCTGTAGCATCAGATTCGAGAACAGTTTTAACTTCTTCTAATGGGATTAACTGGACTAGCAGTAATCTTTTACCTAATCAGAGATTATGGAAAAAAGCAGTTTATGGTAATAACAATATTGTTATATTTAGTAATAGCGGATATGTTGCCGTTTCAACAAATAATGGGGTATCTTATACTGAATATTCAATATATGGAACTAATTGGAATGATTTAGTTTATAAAAATGGATTCATAATGATTGGTGATGAATCATCGACTGCTCTTACATCATCAAATGGAATATCTTGGACTCAAAGAACAATATCACCCAAAATATGGGTGTCAGTAGCTTAAAGGATCGAAAGGACAAATATGGTTTATTCTTTGGATATATTAAATAGTAAAATTAGTGAAGATAACCAAGTATTTATACAAAGTCCAGGCGCGCCTGCATCAACCAGATCCGTTATTGTTTATTTTAATGGTAGCGGAATACATGATGCTGCTGGACCAACTCCTATGGTTGAGCTTTCAGCTAACGTTGAAAGAAATGACATTGGAGAGCCATTAGTTATTAATAATAAAATTACAGTTATGGGTAAAATTGTAAAAAATAGTGGTATTAAAAATGTGATGGAGGGTATACAAAAAATTAAAAATATTTTTAAACCAGATTCTTGTGGACTTTTTAAGATAACCTGTGACAATGCTGATATATATAGTGCTAGTGGAGTAAGATTTGTTAGTTTAGATTTTACTAAAACAAATGATAATTGGGTAAATACCGCTGATTATTCAGCAACATTAGAGTATCTTGAACCAGGATATAGCGGATGGTATGTAAAATCATATAGTGATAATTGGAGTATTGAACCATTAGAAGACTATGTTTATGCTGATGATAAAATAAATATAACTCATAAAGTTGAAAAAGATAATCCAAAAATTATACAGGCAGCAGCAGGACGAAGTAGTGCGCAACCAGTTGGAGCAACTCCAACAGCTACTTATGATATAAATTACCGGAATATACCACAATTTAAAGTATCTCGTACAATCAGTGCCGTTGGCATACCCTCTGGCACAGGGTCTTGTAATCCTATAGGATCTACCATTCCTCTTGATAGATATCCTGCCTTAGCAGTTTCCGCTTTTCATGAGGCCAAAAAGTGGGTAGAAGGAAGAGCTAGCTCGGTATTCTCTTCTCCTTCTCCTTTTTGGACTCCTATGGGTGTTGGTAAAGGATATTTATATAATCATTTAAGAGCTATAAATTTTGATATTCATTCTGCAAAATATGAAATAACAGACACTTGGTTAGGCATGCCAACAGGAATATCATTCATTGAGGATTATACTATAGAAACTACAACTGATGATAAATATATTCATACTGTTAGTGTACAGGGAGAAATTAGAGGATTAAATATTGCTAGCTCTAATATAACAGGAGTTCCTTATGTTAGCGGAAGTGGCAATCCGATTAAATTGGACTTTAGCATAGGATCAGGACTATTAAAAGATCTGGCATTTGTACCTGTGCCAACAATAGAATCTAATCAAACAGCAAATACCGCTTCGCCTTATGCCGTAATAAAAGCTAGTAAATATCAAAATGCATTGAGTGGATGGATTAATGACGTTAAACCGTATTTATATCGCAGAGCTTGCATAGGAATGAATTGTATACATGATAGAAACAAAGGATATGTTGGAACGCCCACTAATCCTCCTCAACCACCAAATAATCCTATTTATTCTAAACATAATGTATTAAATATTATACCAATAGCAACATCTGAAACACATAATGTTAAAAAAGGATCCATATCTTATAGTTATCAATTTCATAATAAATTTACTATTATTAGTGGAGTATTGTATGAAAATGTATCAATGGACGATACTGGACCAACTGCTGTTATTGGAGAAGCTTTCGTATTAGGAAGAGCACTTGGTCCCGTACTACAGTCCTTAAATACCACAACATCTGCTAAAAAAACAATTACGATAGAACTTGGAGTTGTTCCTCCAACTAGTATGAATGGATTTTTTATTACTCATTCGGATTGTCCTTTGTGGACTGGTGGAACAATATACAGAACTGTGTCAGGAATGATAGAAGGATTTAAGCCATTTGGAGATAGAATAGCTAATATATTTGGAAGCGCTAATACCAGAACAAATATGGCCGGCCAAGCTTATCTTACTCAGGATAATCAACAATGGGAACCAAATAGCGGAAGATACGTTAGAACAGTTGGTTGGATTTATCAGCAATGTACATCAGCCAAATCTTACCTGGATCATTAATATATGCCAACAGTACCGTGCTCAGGAACAGATAAGCCTATTGCTCAAACACTATTCTTAGGAGCTAGTGTATCAAGTTTTTCCACAAATATGGGATGGGGAACTCAACCATCTCAATTAACTGTTAATCTTATAGAAGACGAATTATCATGGCTTTGTGATCCTGACAACGTGGCTAGAAAAGATTCAGATGGATCCAGCTATATGCAGTTTCAAGGTTCTGACGATACCAGCGTTGGTCATTTTGATGGTTGCGCCGGAATAAGTTGTTTTGTGGACAAATACACAGGAGGTGTTGCATCAACAAATACTCCAGTAGAAAATAGAATAGTAAAGGGAAAAGTATATTATCAATTAAGTGATGTTGGGTTACAGTCAAGATATTGGAAAAGACCCGACCCAGGGTTCATAGGACACAAAACTAGGATCAAGCCCGACGGAACAGTAGACACGCCGGGCCCAACAGATGCAGCACACCCCGATTATAGATATGATATTATTGATGTTCCTGTTTATTTTAAAATGGGTAATTTTACATTTGGAGGATTTGTTCAGTCATGGACCAAAGATACTAGTAGTGGAGGAAGACGATTTACCGTTATAATTAACGGCCCTCAGTCAATACTCAATTCCTGTATGATGATTTTAAATAGTTATGGCGGATCAATTTTTGGAAAAAAATCAGCTTCACCGACCACAATCTATGGTGCTCCTGGAAATTATTTGCTATCTCAAGGAATAGATTTTACTAAAACTCAATTGTACGAAGGAGCTATGCCAAATATTTTTAATATTTACGGCTTTTTAGAATCTCTAGGATACAACAGTTTCGGAGGAGCTCATAGTAACGAATCTGGAATTAGTGTTAATAGCATATTACAAGCATTAATGGCATTAACTTCAACAACTCATAATAGTACTCACAAATTAGATACTATTGTTACTGGCCGCGAAGCCTATGCTATAAAAAGAGCATTTTCTCCTTTTGGTCGTATCATATCAAAAATGATGCAACAAGAGTCGCCAATTGCTAGTATTTATAATACAACATCTTGTTATACTTTTGGTATAGTTTATCCTCAAAATTTTCTACATATGGTTAATAATAATGATACTAGATGTCAATTTGTATTAGATTTAAATGATGTTTATTGGGCTGATGCTAACAGAACAATTAAAAGATTTCCGGACAGTTTCAGAATTAATGAACCATCATTAAGCATAACTGAATTTTTAAATATCATAGGAGAACAATCTGGTAATGATTTTAATATAGAAATGGATCCTATAACTTATACTGGTAGATTATATAATGTTATTAAAGTTAAAACAATATCAAGATTAAAACAGCCTCATCCAGCAGTAATAGAAAATACTATCAAAAGTTTAGAATGTGATGGATATCGAATATCTTCTCATTCTTTTGGAAAAGAAAAAAATGATACTCCTAGTAGATGTTTATTAGTTGGAGGACAACAACAACGATTATATCAAGTTAAAAGCTATAGATTAGCATATAGTCAAAATAACTTTGTAATGAATCCTCGTACTAAAGAGTTTGTTAATTATTTTAGCTTGCAAAATCCAATAAACGAAAGCAATGTAAATAACGCGCCAGCTTCTCCTCTTAATTACCAATATGGACATGGTAAAGTTAGATTTCCAAATTTTACATCAACACGCAACAAACTATTAAATGATTATATAGGAACTAGTAATCAATTGGCTCAAAGTTTTGTTCAGATTATCAATGATCAGAATGAAATGGTAATAACAAATCCGTTTACTACGGAAGATACCGATTGGAAAACAAATGAACTAAATAGTAGTATTGCTGTTAATAATGGCAATTATCTTAATTCTTTTAAAATTAGCCATTCTATTACTATACCATCTAGCGGCAGATGGATACCATTATTTTTAGACACAATATGTCCGTTTTTTGGTTTTGTGAATGATAATAGAATAGGAGTAAAAATAGGAACTGATAAAGATGCTGTTAATGAACTTAGAGAAATAAGGCCTGTATGGTTTGATTCTTGGACAGGACAAACTGCCGTGGTGATAAGAACATCAGAATTACCAACATTAAATCTTCCACTCACAAGACTTTATTTAGAAGCTAATTCAGTTGTTAATAATCAAGGAAATTATACTTTTGATATGCCTTATACGTTTACTCCTGCGAACCCTGCTGCTAACAGTGTTGTTGATAATGCTGGATTCATAACAACATACGATCCTGTTGAATATTTTGTATTAACAGAGAGCGAAATTAGAGCAGCATTAGCGGGATTTGATAACTTTCTTGTATATTCTTTATCTAAAACGTACAAACCAGATATTATAGAAATGGTTAGACGAGCATATTATATTGATACTAGAAATAAGTTAAAGAGTAGTTACCCGTCTCTTAGTGTGGCAGATGCTCAAAAAATAGCATTCGAAGAAACAGATTGGTATTGGAAACTTTTGGGGTCTAATATTGGAGGAGACGATTTATATCCAACAATATATCATCCTGACAAAACTGATGGTAGTCAATATATTCAAGAAAAAGCAATGCAAGATTTAAAATTAATACATCAATTTATTACACAAATTGCTAAGTATTATGGTAAAAAATATATGGTTTATGCTGATTCTCTTGGTGGCTATAAAGACTATACATCAGCAGGAGTAGCATTTCCAACAAGAAATGGTTATGGTTACGTTTTCGCAGGAGGTGGAAGATTAAAATATAATTATCAACCAACTAATGATGGAGCTTGGGAAGAGTATGGAAATATTATTGACGATGCTTTTACTGTTGGAGGTTTAGAATGGATGACTTTGTCTGATGATCAAGGAAAGATCAAACCCATATTAGGATATAATAATAATTATAACTATGATTATGTTAGACAAGCAAAGTGTTTGGCCGCTAATGCCGATACTACAAATGAACTGAAGACCGTAGAAGCTAATCCTTATTTTAGCTATAATAACTGGCTAACATTATTTGAAGCAAAAACAACAACTTGCACAAATAGTTACGTATTTCCTTCTATAGATTATTCTTCTTTAAATTCAGAAGATTATGTTGTGATAGATCAACAATACCAAGCAACTCCAGCTACTGTTTTGGCACAAATGTATGGTGAGTCAGCAAGTCTTAGTAAGCTTCAGCTTAATATTAATCTTCCGTCTTATGATGCTTGGAACAGACTAATTACTGATACAGGAAACATTTTACCCAGATCAAAATTATTTCTTTCTACAACAGTTGATGAAGATTTTGCATTTTTAAATCCTCAAAATATAGTAGGGCAAAATTGGGTTCCACGAGATCCTAGAATCTTAATAGATTCTCCTGGTGTTAATATTAATATGACTAGTGAAGAAAATTCCAAAGATCCTAACAGAACAGTTATAGCTAATGTTGCGGCAGAAGATCTGATGATCTATATGAAAAGTACCCAAAAGGATAGTTGGGATTGGGCTTGGATTGGATTTATGTATAACTATATTAGTCCTGCTGTTATATCTGATGTTGCAAATCCTTATTTTTTGGGATTATATACTGTTTCTTCTAATCATACCGCCAACAATGTTGAGCTTGCTCCTAAAGCGGCCCATCCATTTTTTGCTGGTATACCAATTAAATCAAATCAATTCACATACGGACCCTGGACAAATTATCCTCTTAATCAATGTTTTCCTGGAACAACTGGACTGTTCCCGACAGGTTTTACAATAAAACAAACTGTTGCTAACGGATCTCTAGTTAGTTGCACCAGAACGAATACAACAGCAATCACTATAGAGAAAGCTAAACAGGCTTTGAACAATCTGATCACGTCTGTTGATATCGATTTTAATGAAGAATTTGTTCCGTGGAATTATGGCGGAATGCATTATATGGATATTGCAGCATTTAATGAGATAGAAGGACGAGCCAATTATCAATCAGTTTTGGAAACTGCCCAATTAGAAATGCCAGGATTGCCCCTGTGGGATCTTGGTGGAAATTTTAATATCATTAATGCCAATACTGGAGTTAAATATCTCCCCGCAGAAATTAAAGATTGCGAAGTTACAGGAAAAGACGTTAAAGGATTAGCAACTATTCCATCTATAAATTTAAATTATATACCTGGTGTTCAGTATATATCATATCCTAACAGTGTGGATGGTTCTTTTGATTATCAATATAGACTTATAGACTTAAGACAACGTCCTAATTTTGTCGAAGGACCAATTGTCACATCCATACAGACTAGCGTTGGACAACAAGGAATATCATGTACTTATACTTTTAGAACATATACTCGAAAACTAGGAGCTTTTAATAAAATAGAAACTGATAGAATAAAGAAAATTAATAGAGCTAATTTATATAGAGGAAAACAAATAGCTAAAGTTCGTCAAGATGTTAATGACATGATGAATAAAGAAAGAGAGAATCTACTACAAGAAAGATTAAATCAAGCTCAATTTGGAAGCAATGATTTTGCATCCAAGTTATTTGGATGGAGCCCCACAACAGTATTAATAGGTCAAGCATCACCATTAATCCACGAACCTACCAGAACTCCGGATTATATAGAGGATTTTTCTTATGCTAATAGTCCAGCCCTTAATACTCTTGGAACAAGATCAAATAATGTAACCTCATGGGAACTAACAAGATCTAGCGGAGATCCTGGTTTAGATAGTAACAATAATTTTTCGTTAACCGCTGGAACGTCATCCCCACTATTGAAGAATATTGGTAGAATAACAACAACTGTTGGGCTATATGAAAGAAAAGAAGTAGAAAATCAGTTGCAAAAAGATTATGGAATGCAATCAGCAATGAGTTTAGATGGATTATTATCTCCAATATCTTTTTATCCTACATTTAAAAATTCAACTTTTGCTTATTCTTTACACAATACTGCATTTTGTCCATTTTGCAAAGGTACTAAGGTTAGAAAATTCAAAATATCTCAGTATGGTTCTGCTACAAAAACTATTGTGCCCAATCTGAGTGTAGCATGTGATAAATGTACGGATTGGTCTAATAGACTTAATGCTAAACTTTCTGTTGGAAATAATGAAACAATTCCAATCAATCTTATTACTCTTAATCCTATAGTGGTTCCTCATGGAGAATTCAAAAATGCTAATATCCAAAATTATAGCGGCGTTCATCCAGACAAAAAACATGGTGATTTAACGTCTTCAATTCCTGGAGGACGAGTATTCCGAGACAGATCAAGACATTCTATAGAAATTGTTGGTAGAGGATCAGTTCCTCCAAACAAACAAGGATATTATTTAGAAATTAGCAAAAATATTAATAAGAGCACAAGTCCTTATAATTTAGATTATTATAGTAAAGATAGTGGATTATATCGTCAAAGACAAAAAAGAGGAGACCCTTCAAATACAATCGTACATGAAAATAATCAAAGATTTTTTGGATTGAGAGGCCCATTAGTATTACATTCTTGGGGATATGATGCTGATGGATATCCTGTTCCTAATGCTGCTGATGAGCCTGTGGCTGTTGATCTGTATGGAAGACCAAAAAGATTTCAACTGATCAAAGTTAATGGAACAGCAAAGGCTTATAAAGATCTTTCTAATGGCGAGCAATTTACATATAATAATGCTGATTATGTTAAAACTATCAACGAAGAGGAATTAACCTACCTGCCTGCTACGTTTAGCAAAGACACTATAGTTACTTCATTTGAAATTAAAGACAATTATAATGTTGATGGAGGAACTGATCCTGGTGCTGATGGACCATTTGTTGGATATAAAGGCAGTATCATTAGCAAAACTCAAACATTTAGTGGTGGTAAATGGTCAGATAAAGTTAAATTAGATGAATTTTATCTAAATTGGGCCGAAAGACCAGACTTATGGAAGGTCGGTCCTATTGATTTGTTCTGGGATGAAGAAAGAAGGGTGTGGTCTGGAGGAGGAGGAGCAGAAGAAATTGATCCGCCCTATATAATTACTAATTCTAATGATATTATTACTTTAGATGAATTTATTGCTAAAAAAACAAAGAAAAAATATATATACAGAATGATCTATGCTGTATTAGAAGAGGATTTAATAAAACAACCAGACTTTAATGAAACATATGTGACAAGAGGATTCTTTGATGACATAGAATATAGTAGCGAGCCTTTACTCCAAGGATATAGGAGATTAATATATATTAAAGATAAAACAGGATACTGTGCTCCAAAAGGAACAAAACTGCTCTGTAGATATAATTCAAAAACAGGATTTTATGAGCCAGTGAGCAAGCCTGTTATAACAACAACGGGGAAAATCATAAGCTCAAATCAAGTGTTATTGAATTTATTATATACTCCCAGTCGTAGAAGTAATGTTATTCCAACATCTACTGTAAACTATGTTAACCCCCTTGGATTTGCTACTCCAACGAATGAAATAGGAGTTTTTTCTTTTATAGACAGTCAATGGACATTAACTTCTATAAAACAATAATAGATTAAGTTAAAAGGACGAATACAATGTTTAAACCTATATTATTAGATAATAGTGATTACTGTAATGTGCTTAAGCACTCATTATCAGATGATCTGCTACCATTCAGTTTGAACTCTAATAATCAATTAAATTATGATTCTGGTCTTGCTGGTAACTTAACATCAAAATATAGTACGTTAAATTCTTTGGCTGCTAATAGTACCTTATTAGATGTTTGGCAACCAATCTTTATTAATAATGATACTAATATTAATACAAAGTTATTATCATCATATGGAAGCTATCACAACTCTAATCCTAATTTAAAGAGTTGCAGATTAGGTATAGAAAATTTTTATAGTTTTACTGGTAATTTTAAATCATTTTCTAATACTGCTAATATGAGTATAGATTGGATAATAAATAGCTCTAATATACCATATTATTTATGTTATGGAATTTTATGTTGGTATAGATATAATAATTTCTCAGATAATCCAAATATTATGGATGGTAAAGCGCAAACTCTTGATAAATTCCCTAATGGTTCCAGATTAACACCATCAACCGGTACTGATAAAATATATATTAAATTAAACGATAATAAATTATATGACATTAGTAATCCTAGTAAAATTTTTCAAAATGATGTTTGGACGTTTAATGCTGAAGCAAATACTTCCATAGTGGAAGCATCATCAACTGCAACCTTTAAGTTAGCTCATAAAGAAAAAGATACAGAGACCACCACCAAAGATAATAATTTAAATCCTACCTTTTGGATTCCGGATGGAGATTGTTTTTTTTATTATGATAATACAGAGGACGTGACTCTTTCATCAACTAATAATATACCCCCTAAATCTTACATATCGTCTTCATTATACAAAAGCTATAATTTAATATATAGAATTATAACACTAGATGAAGAAAGAAATATTAAACCAAAGAATTTAAGAAGATCTAGACTATATCGTTCGTTGGCTCATGCTCTAAGTACTAGTCCGTTTATTACTGAATTCTCTATTAAGGCCCTAGATACTACTCCTATAAGGAATCTTATAACACAGTATGTCAACACGGTAGCATTTGCTAATGCGGCCGCATCACAGGCCCTATTAAACACATTATTGATAAATATTAGCACACAATTACAAAAAACCATTTCTACTGTTCCTAATGATTCATTATATCTAGACACGAAATTTTCTAAAAATACAATTCATAATAATGTAATTAGAAATCAAAATGATCTATTTTATAAATTATTTCAAAAATATGGATCTTATGCTAATATTACTACTGATACTACCTTTACAGTAAAAACCGATAAGTTAAAAGTGGATAACCGTGCAATATCCATATTCCAAAATATCGAGTATTATTGTGATAAAACATTATCTGGTCAAATGGATCCTTTTAATAGTCTAACATTATACAATAATCAAACTATAACATTTGATAACACTGTTATTTCTACAGTATTTGATACAAGACAGAATTTGATAAATATTACTAACACTAATGACGCATCACTATTGATACAAATACCTTTATACAATACTGCAAGGCCCTCTTTTAATACTTATGGTCAATCTTCTGTTTTTAAACCATATATTGCATATTCAGGATATGTTCAAAAATTCTATAGAGCGGACGATACTGAATATAAACCAGAAGTAACAATGGCATTAAATAATCCGGATAATATTTATTATGCCCAGGTTGATCTAAATGCTCAAATAAAATTGAATTCTGATCCATACGCTACTCATATATCTAATTTATATAACGATGGGGAGGATGGCTCTCCACCATTACAGGTTCGGACATTTAAAGGAATACAAGGAATACGTAACGAAAATAATGATGATAATGGCATAGAACTTGTAGGTATCATGTTGAACAGTTTTGATCGAGTTGTTGGTCACGATCTTGGGACTCCGCAAAGTGATGTTATTGGATTACCCGACTCATATCTAGAACAGTCTATGTCTTTTGTTTGGGAACAGGTTGGCGGCAGGACGGGATATTTTGGAACAAATTTTCAGGGCACAGACTATCGAAATGCGACAGGATTTGGACATAAAACTCAGTTTTATCCAGAATATACCGGAAAATATACTATCAAATGTACAGCATCTACGCCATTTGGTTCATTTACTAAATACAAAACATTTTATGTTGTTGATGGGAAAAATTTGAATAATGAAGCGCAATATGGCAAATATTGGGATCCAACATCTAAATCTTGGATAAGTCCTATAGCAATTAATCAATGGCCAGCTCCTTTGGTCATTGATAAAGACAATATACTATGTAATACTATTAAATTTAATCAAATTGCAATTAATAATATTGCTGGAGTTTTTCTTCCAATACAAACAAACTGTGCGACAAGAAGATCATTGGGTAATTTGGGATTAGGTACAACAATGCTATCGGAAATAAACAATATGGGATCAGAATGTGTTTTTGACTTTAGTAATACATTTACACTACGAAATAGTCCAGTACTTAGTATTCAATATAAGCCAAATAATACCACAGGTAAACTTTACAGCATATATCTTGAAAGAATAAGAACAGATGATCCTAAATGCTCTCAGTGTTTGAGTATGTATTATCCTAAAATTACTGTAGAAAAAAGCAATCAGTATCTAAATGGTGGAGAAACGGATGTCAATCGCAATGTTACATTAAGACAGAATAAGTATTCTGGACAGGAGGGCGCTGGGGGTAGTTTTGAGCTAGAAAAATATGTATATCGACCAGAATGGAATGGGTATAAAAGCGTTGATACTGTAAAGGAGGGCCACTCTAGCACTTATAGTTTCCCTCAAATATCTACTAAATTTGCTCCACCAATTAAAAGTTATGGTGGATATAGTAGATCTTTTTTAGACTCTCTAGGAATAAATGTTACTGGTCTAACCAAACCATCAGAAAATACAGCTTTGCCCAATGTTCCTAGTCCTATAGTTAGTAATAATCCTACTATATTACCACATGTTACCGGACATCCTTTAAATCAGCCAAATATAATTTGTATGCAAAAGTCTATACAGTTAGATGGCTCTGGTTTAAAAATGCCTTTTATTAAAGGAATATTTCATCCTGCCAGCGGATGGATACCACATAGCGGCAGGTTATATTCTGCTCATGCGAATAAATCATCCGTACTAAAATTCAATCCTGGTGGTCGTGACTCTTTCAGTTTCATAGGACCAAAAATAGATAGATTAAAATCTAATCAATCAGACTTAGTTGCAAATCAGACAATACCTAAAATATTGTCTAGTACAATATCGTTATCAATTTCAGATGGAGTTCGTTGGGAGTGTTGTGCAGGAACGGACGCTGCAAATCAACTACATAAAAACTATGCGGACATTGATTTAAGCATCTTTAATGGTAGTCATGGCTATAGAATACTAAATAAGGGAGAACCAAAAGATTACGAATCTTTATATTCTAATAATAATCCAGTAGTTAATGACGAGTTTGAATATATGCAAGAAATAGATACTTCATATTATAAATTTGCAGTAACAGGACCATTTTCTAGTGTTGTCGGATCAAAAAATAAGAGAATTCCAAAAATTAATAATTTAAGCATTAAAGATATTGAAGTTAAATTAAATTTTTTAAATTATGTTAATACTAAAAACCTTATAGTATGGTTGGATGTAGAATATGACTCAAAAGAAAAAGCCGCCAGAGCAGAAGCTACAGATTCTCCTTTACTATTAAGAAGTAAGGATTTTATTAATCAAACCATAAATCAGAATGTATTTTTTGGAGACTATACATATAATCAGAGTAAAATTAATATTTTATCAAATTCTGGATTAAATGACTATCTCAAGAATTTATTAAACTTTAATAGCGTATCTGGACTAGATAATAGTAATTTTAAATTAGTTTTATTAAATCAGGAAACATTATATAATAATGGATATAATTTTAGTATTAAATTCTCAGACCACGCCTCAAAACATAACTCTCCATACGAAATAGTTAATTCTCAAAACTATTATAGCGCAGCATCTGGTTCTGAATATTCTTATCTCCTAGATCCAATAAGATCAAAACAAACAATTTGTCAAAATAATCACGAAGTTTTACCAACTACAGCAGCAACGGGGTTTTCTGATAGACAAGCCTGTTATCATTCCTCAATAATAAAATTAAATAATTTAAATATTAGTAATAATACTTTTAATAAATTTGTTTCAGATTCTTTATTTAGAAACACTCCCACATCATCATGTGTTTCAGGCTCGTTAGATGGTGAAACAAAATTTAAACTAAATATAATGGTTTTAGATGAAGAAGATGATATGGTTCCACGAGATAATACAATTAATGCTCAATATTTATCTGAGTTTGAAACGGTCAAAAATATATCAAAATCTAGCTTAATATCAAACTCTTTATGTAGTTGGGAACTGATATTACATACCGAAAAAGAAAGAGACTTTGTACCAGAAACTAAACCTAGTTTAACATCCTATGGAAATAGTGATGTTTTATCATTAATAGATTATAAAAAAGGTTTAATATATAATGGACATAGTTTTATTGCAGATTTAAGTGCATATAAACACTTATTGCCTTTGGCAAATTATAATGCTCCCCACTGTTGCATATCGGATGAAAATATGTGCTCTAGTCCAGACAATGATCCTACTGGATCAATAACTGTGCAAAAGCCTCCACAATTTCCAAGCTGGGCTATTCTTGCTATAATGACTTCTACTGCTGCTGCCGGAGCAATGGGAGGTATGGGTGCTGTTGGAGTTTTAGCTGGTATTGCGGGAATAAATAATGATGCAGCTTACTCAGCTATAATATCATTTTTAAGAGCAACATCATATGCTACAGAATTAGAAAACGAAGGTAAAGACGTATGGATGCCTGACTATAAAAAATATCCGTTCGGGTCTTCTGAAAAAATTCTATTAAATTTTAAAACACCTACTTCTTTATGGCATACTGCCGAGGCGAGCATTTTTAAATATCATAATACTCCAATATTAAAAAATAATCAATATAAATTTGTTAGATTATCTAGACATAACAACTTTGGAAAATTTACATATAAAAAAATTACATCATATAAAGAATTAATAGATCCCAAATTTATTAAAAATATATCAGGGGTTTCTGATGGTACTGCTTTAAATCCCCCAAACTCTTACAACAATACAGTTGTTAACAGTGGTGATATTTTATATGATATAGTTAATAGTGGATTATATTTAGCTGGTCAAACCGCTGCACTAATTACAAATGCCAACAATACCAGTAATAAATTTGAAAATCTCAATAAAGCTAATTTATATTTGAGTCAAAATGCAGTTTTGTCTTTTGGTAGTTCTACTCAACAGTTTTGGCATAATGATATTATTAATGTTGATATTAGCGGGAATAAAATGATAACCATGTCTGGAAGAATACCATATGATATTTTTAGTTATAATGATTCTATTATTCTGATGTCTGGAACAACAACCTTATCTAATACAATAGCTAAAAAAGCTTTAATATTGCAAAATAATACTTATAATTCAGTATTTGTAATGTCTAGCCCTATACAGTCGGGCTATGATATCATGTGTCCTAATGATAATGATACTATATTTTTAACTTATAAAAACGAAACAACAGTTCAAGACAAAGTCAAAAACAAATATAATATATGGGGCTTAAATAATACTAGTAAAACGATAAACGATACTATTGATTTGCAATCTACATGCAATTCCATAGGATCATATGGTGATGCTTCAATATTTTTAGAAAAGAATGTATTATCAAATAATATTTGTAGTAATAAATTAAAAAATATTTCGGAAATATTAAATAACCATGAGAACGACAAAATTAAACATGCTAAAATTACATTATTTCAACCATCAGGCACTGGGACTATAAACGAAAGCATAACTAATTTAACCCCGTCTCCAGCGTGGTTCGCAAGCAAAACTTATGGATATTCGTATAGCAAAGATGAATTCGTTAAGCCATTGCTTTATAGAACAGAAAAATTAAATCGAGAAGTTGTAATTATTGCATCAGGAGAAAAAGAACAGGCAATATTTGAAAATCTTAATTTATCATCAGCATATAACGATATGCCTAAAAATATATCTATTATTCGTACATACTATAATCAAACCTTGCCTACTGGAGTTCAAAGTGGCATACTAGAGGTAGAAGGAGATTATTATAATCATATACCAATTGGAAGCATTACCAGCTCTGAATTAACAACATTAAAAGACAGGTTCAATCTGATTACAAATACTGGCATACAAACATCATTAGATAATATTGTTGGGAAGCCTGATCGAACATCTACTATTTTAGCATCTGATAATTTAAAATATATTGTTCAACATTATAATTCGTTGCCTGCCGATTCTGGATCTTGTGATTCTAGAACGACTACATCATTTACAAATTGTCATAAAAAAAATACTTTTAATAAAATGGAACAGCTATATCAGGAGGAGTACGATATTGCTGATCTTATAAGAAGTCAAACAGTATTAATAAATAACATCCCTACTTTAAGATCAAGTTTACCAGATGCTCATCCATTAAAAATTAATACTGATGTTTTACCAAAATACGGACCCGTAATATCTGGTACTGGGCCTATATCCATAGAATACAAAAAATTAAACGAAAATCACTATTGGATTAATTTAGATCCTAATCAAGGATGTTTCCCGGATTATGAAGCAAACCCAAAAGTATTAGTAAAAACTGCCTATAGTTGTAAAGTTTCAAACTATGGTATGACTCAGTCACGGAATGCTAATGATAATGTTTGTAATGCTAAGGCCCCATCAGATATGCAAGGAGAAAACATGACCTTTAAGAATAGTGGTCCAAGCATTCAGGGTCAGGATTATACGTATACTGTTGATGAAGCATTTGTTAATCAAGAAATGACTAGAATACAATCTGAATATGGATCGGCTATTAGTTCTTGGAAAGAGATTGTAAAAAAAAGAACCTTTAATATTAATGGAGACCAAACCTTTTATCGGGATGCATTTCAAGATGCATTACCCAATGAAGAAATAATCGTCATAGTCCAAGAAACATATAAGATACCAGTACAGAACTATACTCCTGCTCCTGAAACTATTGATACTGTTAGTTTGCCGGGTATGCCGCCTTGCAATGGTAGCAACGGTAGTCCTGGAGGAATTGGCTTACTACAAGATGGCGACAGAACGGGAAAGCCAACTACAATAGCAGCAACTGTAAATCTATTCGATCAAAATAATATATCGGTAATGGTAAAAAAAATACCAAGACTATTGCGTGGCGTAGATAGATTAACAACAATATATCGTCCCGGAACAACGAATAACTATAGACAAGGAGTAGGTAAACCAGATATACCTACTGATTTTGGTGATATGCCAGAACCGATAAATAATAGTTTTTATGTGTGGTATGCTCTTAATATACAAAATAATCAACTACAATATGCACCATTGCCAGATTTTTTCAAATTACAAAATGAAATGATTTTTAGATCTTTTTTTGGCAGTGTTGACAGGATAGAGAATAAAACAGATTCCATAGTTACTGGATTCCCATGGGAATTAATACCTTTTGAATATGATAGCTCATATGGCCCTATGTAATTTTATCAACTTTCATAATAATGAATATCAGTGCTTAAATTGTGGATTAAGAATAATAACAGAGGACGGATATCCCCCCATATTTCCATGTATGATTCATAAACCATCTGGGGTGGATAATTTATGCACTAATGATCAAGTAGAAAAAAGATATTCTGTATGTAATACTTGCGAGTTTTTTAATAACAACACATGTACTAAATGTGACTGTATTATTACTCGAAATTTAAACTATATGAATAAACTATTTTTTAAGGATCAAGAATGTCCTGAATTAAAATGGACTAAAGAAGACTAAGCTTTCGCTGTCCACTTGTGCCAACCTTTATTGGGTAAATTATTTCCTTCGTCATCTTTGCGTTTTGGAAATAGTGTTCCGCCCTTTTTATGTTGGCCAAATGCTAAGATAGCACCACAGTCTGCACAGCGAATTTCATAATAATCATTTCCTTCTACGTTCCTAACAATGAATCGTAAATTATGACTACCACATAATCCACACTTTTCTTCTGCAAAAATTTCTTGTATTAGTGCTAGCTCTTTAAAAATTTCTTTTTGTCCAGAGCCTTCTAGTTCAAATGTTAGCTTATCACTCGCTTTGTATAAAACTTTCATATTTATTTCCAGTCACTAGAGTAACCCATAATGTCATCCGAAATCTCTGATATATTCTGTTGATACTTAGATAATAATCTAATTATATTAACAGCATCATCATGAGACATAGAATAAACATTATCTACGGGCAATTGATTATTTTTAAATAGCTTAACCACACTTATATTAAGTCTTTGTGCCATAACGTCAATAAAATTAATCTGATTATTACTAATCTTAGAAACACTAGCATTATCTGGATTATCTTCAATATCTTTGGCCAATTCTTCAGCAGCCACAACTTTTCTTAGCTTAAGCGCTCTTCGTAAAGATCGTCCTTCTGCTCTTGTTTCTGCCACGGCCACCGGATGGTTCCTATAAACCTTGTCACAATTACCCCAATAAACGTCCGCTGCGCCATCCACAGTTACCATATTTAAATGACTGGTCTCAGGAGTCAAATCGTTTAAATAATAACATAGCGTATGAACCACGGTTGCTCTTTTTTCGTTGTTTGGATCAGGAGATTGTACAACATTTGAGGTTGAGGCTACTACTCTGCAATTTAATGCTATTTCAAATATTCTCCTTAATCCATCTGTTGTGGGATTGCCATTAATTTTTTCATCATCAGATAATAAGCTTAATACATAATCGGTCCATTCCAAATCGGTCGTATTTGGGATCTTTTTTGTTTCCACAACGTTATTAGTTTCTTCCATTTTCTCTATCTTTTCCTTTTTAGCCATAATAATCAATCCTCTATATTAATTTTTTGTGGTACAGTTTCCTTTGATAATCTTTCTAAGATCGGAATCAATTTAGTAATAACCTCGGATGCTCTTGTTGGAGAATAATCTTTTAATTGTTTAATTCTTATTAAGTGCCATCCTCTACCAGTTATTAATCCTTCTTTCTTTTGGTCATATCCAATATTTCTTGCTAAACTTTTTTCGCCCCATACTGGCTCAAAATGTGAAGGCCCATCAACTTCGATGGCCGTATTTATAGTAGGTAGAAAAATATCAATTTGCAACTTGGTAGTTATCAAAGATTGCTCTTTATGAAACTGAACCTGATACCCCAGGCTTAATAACTTTTTATGTATAAATTTTTCTAATTTGGATCCTGTCTTGCTAGTTTCTCTCACAGCTTTTATTGCTGATTGTTGCATATTAATTTTTACATTATTATCTAATTTTTCCCAATTTAATTTTGCTTTCTCTTTTCTGTCTTCTAATTCTTTTTCAGTTAGGCCGTCCCACGACTGCATTACTCCAAAACCTATCTTTTGTTTTGTAGATTCTGATCTTGTTTGTCCTTTTGTTGGATGATTGTGCTTTCCTGTTGTCAAAGCATTTTTTTGAGCTTTAGATTTATCTCTTATTTCTAGATTAAATTTTTTAGCATCTCTTCGTATTTTATTAGCATATGTATCAAATTTAGTAGCTATATCGGCAAAACTAAGTTTATTAACAATATACCATTGTTCTATCAGATCTTTCTTCTCAGCATCTGATAATTTATTGTATGAATTTTTTGACGTTTTCATATTTGAATCCTTCGCAAATACCTAGGGGTTCTTTCCAGCATATATTATATATGTCATATAATTCTTTTGAAGAAGTTATAATGTCTAAGTTGTCTTGATCGTATAACGATAGCCATTCTGAATATGTGGTTTGTGTATTATTTTGCCATGGAATATTATTAGCAAATAGTATTCTTTTATTAATATTGGGAAATTTATTAGTAACTATAATACTAGGCAGATCAAATATTATCAAAGTTCCTTTTAAAAACTGAGATTGATTTAAATGTAATATTGGTAAATTGTATGTGTTTATTTTTTCAGAATAGCTATTAAAAATAACCATTTGATTATTTGGATAATTATTTTCAAACTCTTTTATTGTCTGTAAAATATCATCATAAATTTTATCATTATTCATCTTTAATAGAACAAAGCCAATATCTGTCATACTAGAATTCTTTCTATAATAAATTGTTTGTGATCCATTATTTCAGGATGATCAGTGTAGGATACATTATTTATAATAGACAGTTGATCTGGGTTTACAATTATTGCCCCACAAGCCTGTGCTTCTATAGAATAGTCTTTTTCATAGTCTAATGACAAGTAATACTTATTAGATTTTAATAATTGTGATTTTTCAAAGTCATTAACCAATCCTAAATTTTGATGATGTTCAGAATTAACAGCATTAAATATCTTAATTGGTAATTTTGTTTTTGGGTATAAATAATTATTTAAATGATTTGGTATAAAATTATAGTGATCTAAAAAACCTACAATAGAATTATTACGAGCTTCACTTTGTCCATCTTTATTAAATAAATTTGTATTAATTATATATGGATTAATATTAATAATATTATATTTATCACTAGTATAGTTATCATTTACTATGTGTGTAATATTAGTATTAGATAAAATACTAGCAGCATCATCAATAAATGTATCATGATACAAAAAGACTTTTACAGATTCTGAGAAATCAGAAATAAATTGAGTAATCTCTGTAGAAAGCAGAGATGCAGCAAATATAGTATGAGTAAAATTATAACGATAATATAATTTATATAAATTATTATCTATATCGGTATTTATTATGGTAACATCATCTATAATTGAATAGATTGTATTTTTAATAAATTTTGTATTAAAATTTTGAACTAATAATTTTTTTGTCATATATAATATCTAGCCTTAAGTATGTCTTTTGGTGTGTTTACTTTCATAATCATTTTTTTATCAATATATTCTTTTTCTATAGTAATATTTTTATGACTTATTACCTGGTTTATAATTTCAAAAAGATACATTTGATTAATTGACGAGTGCTCAATAATTTTCTGTAAAACTTCGATACTTATTTGGTTTAAATAAATACATTCCGACCAACTTTCTGGTAAATCATAAAAAATATAGTCTAAATTTTTGGATGATGAACAACCTAATTTAAATTCTTCTTTTTTCTTATTTAAGATAAATATTTTAGATTCATTGCCAAGCATTGATTTATTCAAACATTTTTTCTTTAATATAATTCCATTATTTAATATTAATACATTATCAGACTTTTTGTATATAGTATCAAAAAATAATTTTATCGAATGGCCCTGGTTACTATTTTTATAGTCTGGATTGTATACATAATTTATATTATTTGAGTATTTATTGTTTAATAGGAATGATATTTTTTCATGTTCAAATCCAGAACAGATAGTGATTTTAATATTTTTATCTATATCTAGTATTGAGTCTATCTGATATTCTAGTACAGAAATTTTTTTTTTAATTTGCAATAAGGCTTTTGATCCTAATGATTTCATTCCTTTTGTTATTTCTGGTACTAATATCAAACCATGAATCATACTTATTATATTCCTGTTCTTTCTATAGAAACAGACAAAGAAGAGTTAGACGATTCAATTTGAATAATTCTAAAATCTTTAGTATTAAGTGCTACATAAAAATCTTCTTCCGATATTATTGATTCAATATTTTTAATTTTAGACATTAAATCATCGCCAGATATTTTTTTTTGTAAAAAATTGTTCATATATTTTTTAATATTAATGCACTCAATATTCAATTTGCCAGATGGTTTAATTTTTTCTAGCAGTAGGGCGATCATATCTGAAAATTTGGACTTATCAATATAATTAAGACAAGAGCAAAAGATAGAATCAGCAGAATGATTAACTATAGTATCTATTTCACTAATATCTAAATTTATTCTATTATTACTATTTGTTATGTAGTTTTTATATAATATATGATAATTTCTATTCATAATAAAATATCTCATTTCTTTTTATTGCAGATAGTGTTTGTACAATTCGTGTTTTAAATGTATTGTAGTCATACTCATTAATAATCTTTTGTGAGCAGGCTTGTGATTCTTCTTTGGCTAAGCTGGTATTAATAAGTTTATTTATCATGTCAGCGGCTTCTTGGAAGCTTTCCACTTTAATAATAAGGTTGTTTGATAAATGGAAGTTTTTAGTTGTTATACAGGGCACTCCTGCTGATAGCGAATATAGTATATTTTCTTTATTTCCATTATCCATGCAAACTTTATATTTAGAAATTAATGATACTAAATAATCTATGGAAGTATTTGGATCTATTTTTTTAATAATATCAATTCCATTAGCAGTTGATGCGTTAATGTTTTTATAAAATAAATCTACTTGTGGGTTATTTTCTAAATTAAATATTAATAAATTTTTTGTTTTATTGTCTTCTAATTCTGATATTTTTGGTATTCCATAGTCTATTATGAAAGTTTTTTCTGATTTTTTAAATCCCCAAAAATTTGCTATATCTTGACCTAAAATAATTTTATATATATCTTTACATTTATTATGAAAGATTATTATATCTTCTTTTTTAAAAGATGGCGGAGGAGGGTCATGAATTGCTACCACAGTTTTAATATGTCTTTTATCATTAATTGTTTTTTTATCAGATACTGTTAGAATGTTATTAGAAAAATACATATCATAATAATAATTTTGACATATATCATTAGTAAGACAAAAATTTATATTATCTGTATTATTAATAGCAATATCGAATATCCTTGATCCTGGTTCATATAGAACATTTATTTGAGAATCTAAGACACCGTAGGCTATGTTTAATATGGGATTATTCATATGAGGGTGCTAATATGTTGTTTTTTAAATGGTTGCGGTTGGTCTGTATAATTGTTATTCAATGCCTTATTTATTTTATTGTCTATAGAGCCACACGAAATTCCTAAACATCTTTTACCGGATACTCTATTATTTCTAGTAAATTCAAAAATATAATCAGTATCATTAAAACTTAATACGTTCTTATTTAAGGAATTACAAATTTTACAATTTAAAGAATTAGAATTACTTTCGTTTATATTGATAAATATGGATGCTGTATTGTGGGCTGTTATTATATTTTCTAAAGTACAGTCTATAGGAGCTATCATAATTCTATTTATAGCATATTTAATTCCATAAGACGAATATATTTGATTAATATTACTAGTAATGTTTTGTTTAATGCTGGGATCTATATTAAATAGATACAATATTAGACTATACTCATCAACACAGTTAACAGAATGTTTGATAAAAGCATGACAAATATTATATATATTATTTATATTGTCTTTATAGTCTCCAATAAAATATAGTTTCTTAGTTATTCCAAATGGATTTACATCAAATTGAGTAAGTTGCATAGGAGGTATAAGTAAATCATAATCATATGTTGTTAGTTTACTCGCTATTCTTGGATAGTATTCTTTATACAAATTGTATGTGGTTTTATTGTCTACTAATATAGTATCGAATCCAGCCAATTTTTCTACCACATCTTCTGATAAAATTTCTTCATTATTTATTAGAATAATTATATTCTTTTTAACGGCATTTATTTTGATAGCCATATCAGGAGTTGTGTGCTGAATAACAATATCATAGCTATCGTATCTTTCATGCTCTGCTCTTACAATATCTTGTATTATGTTTTGATTGACCGGTTCTGTTTCCTGATATAACGGTCTGGATGATATCTTGTGTTGTTTATTTTGCAAAAGATTCATCAATATAAACAGAGATGTAAGGCCAACCATTGACCTTTGTCTATATGGACCTATATAAAGAATATTCATTATGAGTTTCTTTTCATGTTAGAATAAGCAATAAAGTCTTCGTCAAATGACACATTACTATCCTGTGCTGATTTTGCTTGATTATTATTATCTACAATATTTTTTAGATATTCATATACTTCTTTAAAACTAAATGGCCCTAGATTAGTTGGTCCATTTTGAATAAAGCCGTAGTCTGCATTATTCAATAGTTCTAATATTTTTTGACTACCAATTAGAGAAATATCTTTTAGATTATTATTCAGTAACATCAATATATTATCAAAATTATTTGTTATGTTACTGTCCGGCATTTTTTGTATTGGTTCTAGAAAATTTGAATTATTCCAATTTGCTCTATAGCCAGAATTATCTAGTTTATCTAAATAGTTCTCCCACTTTTTTGCAATATTTGTCCAATCATAATGCTTATGCGTTAATTCATGTATTTCAAATCTTTTCTTATTAAGAATGGAATCTGGTTGTTTAATAAAATCCAATATATATTTAGCTAAATCATCATTATCTGGATATACTCTAATAGCTTTTGTCTCTAATTCTTTAAATTCTGATTTTATCTTAATAGGATATGCATTTAATTTATTTACAATATCACACATTGCACTATAATTAACGGTTGCAATAGGAACGCCGCAAGCACCAGCCTCAACCTGTGGCATCCCGAATCCCTCGCATATAGAATATTGTACATATAAATCAAATATATTGTATATATTACTTAGAGTTTCTGAGGTTACCCCGTCAGTAACAGATGGTAAATTACATGTCTTACTATGACATTTGGTACATATTTTATTTGGACCCTGAAACTTAGAACATGTGACGTCTCTACAGTTTTTGCATAAATACGTGAATAGTACCTTATTAGATAATCCAGATTGTCTTAGTAGTTCTGGAATGTCCCAACCCATATCAGGATAACTTGTGTGCAGATAAAGAAATAATTTTTTAGATAGATTTTCTTGATTATTTTCTTTTAGATTATCTAATACCTTTTTGAATGTAGTTAATAACTCTGGTATTAGTTTTCTTTTTTGGTTTCTCATAACAGAACCAACAACGATGCTGTCCTGCGGGATATCAAAGTTTGCTCTGATTTTATTCCTGTTTTTGGGCTTAAAAACATCACAGTCAATGCCCGGAGACGCAGTATCTATATAATTGATTTTACCAGATGACTGTTTATTTAGAACCTCAGCGCCCCAATCTGAATACGTAAATATTGCATTGGCATTTAAAAATGTATCAATCCATTCTTCTTGCTGGGGGCATGAGTCCACTGTTGGCATTAAAATCCAATGGAAAAATTTTCTTAAAGGAGATGTTCTTTGATATGCTGTCATCCAATAGTCTCTGATATCAATAACAACATCTGGTTTGAAATCCAGTAATACTTTCTCAAATCTCCATCGGCCGAATTGATTGTCTCCTCTGGATACATATTCCTTATGTCTGTAATCGTCATCTCTAACAGCATTTGCATAATATTTCCAATGAATATTAACGTCTCTTGGATCATTAACAAATCCGTAAGATGCAAATTCTGCTATTTCATATTTTTGAGTAGCATGTAGTCTTGATAAGAGTTCTTTGGTATATATACCGAAACCAGAGTGTATAAAACTGGCTTCTGAACACATTAGTACTTTTAGTTTTGGCATAGTATAAAAACGGGGGGTGTTTTTGCCACCCCCCATCTTCATGGTATAAATAGTTATAAATTAGAAAGCAACAGGCTCACTAGTTTCTTGTTTAGTATTTTTGCTTAGCCTAGTAATCTTAGAAAAGTTATTTACTCTAACCTTCAGACTGCTGTGCTTAACTCCATCCTTCTCCCACGAATCATTTCTTAATGATCCTTCGACCATTACTAAATCCCCCTTTTTAAAGGATTCCGAAATCATTTCAGCACCACTGTCCCAAGCCTCGCAATTAATAAAAGATGTAATCTTATCCTTTTCTCCATTGGCTTTTGTATAATCTCTGGAGACAGCAACTGTAAAATTAACTACAGACGTTTGCTTGCCTCCAGTGTTCACTGTTCTTAGTTCCGGATCCCTAGCAAGATTACCTTTTAGCAAAGTTATATTCATAATCAAACTCCTTGTTTATAAAAACCTCAATCTAACTATTATATCCTGACCACACGCACATGTCAAGATGACGGAATAAAACATTTTTCAACGATCAAACCATCTTTGGATTTGCTTTTATTTCCAACAAATACTAAGATATTATCGATAAATAAATGAGTTTTATATTTACTAAATGCTTCTGGGAAAAATACGACCGTATCAAGAGTGCCGTATTGATCTTCTATTGTTAGAAATGCCATCTCTAATCCTGGATTTTTACCAGTTTTAGTTTTTGTAATATTTATATTAGCAATTTCTCCAACAATAATAATATTGTCTTTTAATAATGATGTTTTAAAAGTTTTACAATTGCAGTTCGTTGATCCGACGTCGTATATATCTAGTTTGGAGCATGTTATGTTTGCTCCTAATAGACCATTCTCAGAATCTGCAAGCCATTCTATCTTGTCTGTTAATGAATAGGGAGGATTGCCCAATAAGTATATACAATTCTCAATAGTTTCTCTTCTATTTTTAGTTAGTTTTGTATTTTCTAGTATATGCTTTAATGCATTAATCATATTGGCTTTATCATTTGAGTCAATATAGTTGACAAATTCAGATAATTCTTTTTTGGTTAATTTGCTGCATATATCATATTCAAATAATAATTCTGTTCTATGTTTTTTATAATAATCAAAGGCACCACAGCTTATTAGGGCCTTAGTTGCTGTAGAGTTTATGTTTAATAATATATGACATAACATTTTTAACCAGGACATGTTATTTATGTCTACATTTTTACTTAATTCAATTATTTTATTATATACTGACTGTCCAACTCCTTTTATGTCTGTTAATCCAAAATATATTTTTTTGTCCTTAAGAATAAATAAAGAATTTAGATTCCTAAAATCAGGAATGCTAACATTGATGTCCATTTCCACGGCATTACGCACCAACTCTTTAATCTCTTGTTGGGGGTCTATTTTGTCTTTTGCAAATCTGAGATAAGAAGCAAAAAAGATTTTTGGAAAGTGGGCTTTAGCATAGGCAGATAGATAAGCATTCATAGCATAGCTAATAGAATGACTAGCATTAAATAAATATCTTTGACTTTTTTCCACCCATTCAAATATTTGTTCTGCTTCACTTGTGTTTATAAGCCCCTTTTTATGAGCTCCCTCTATAAACTTTTCTTTTACCTTTGCCATTTTATCTGCTTGTTTTTTGCCAATAGCCTTTCTAAGATCATCTGCTTCTTTAAGATTAAAGCCAGCCAACTCTTTAGCTATAGACATAGCCTGTTCTTGATATATCATTTCTGAATATGTATCTTTAAGAATGGGTTCTAATGCCGGATGAAAGTAATCGATAGACTCTAATCCATTTTTTTTATCTATATAATGATTAGAAACGCTTTTACCATCTCTCATAGCTTCCAAGCATCCTGGTCTAAGAATACTAATTAGCCCAGATAATTGCTGTATATTTTGTGGCTTTAGTTTTCTTGCCATGGTTTGACCAAGCCTAGATTCTAACTGAAAACACCCCTTTGTATTACCTGATGATATTAATTCCCATGTTTTTGTACACTCCAAATTAATATTTGAGATTTTTGGAGAAAACTCTATTTTTGGAAAATTAGAATTGTTTTCAATAATATTGAATTGACAACCACAATCAAATGCAAATATCTCTGCCATTATAAATACTATTATCCAATGAATGATGATTTAAACTTAACTTTGTTAGCAATATTCCTGTGCAATTTTAAAAATCTAATTAAAATTTGTGCAGTATCTTTCACATCTTTTAGAGCGTCGTGTGATCCTGTTTTATCTATACCAAGATAATCTCTTAAGTTATCAAGAGTATAATTTTTAAGCTCGTTATTGCCTTCAAACCAATAAAAAACTAAGTTCATAATATCAATTACATCTCTTGGATAAAATAAAGATGATCTTCCTTCTTTATTAAGATTATTGTACTTTGTACTTAATTTTTCTATAATACGCAAATCAAATCTGTTTATATTGTATCCGGCTGCGATTGGTGCTGAGAAGCAGGATTTTTTGCTATGACTACGAATATGATACATATCTAGGTAAGATACAAACATTCCCCAGCCATGTTCTTGCTTTTGATAAGTTTTCCAAGACTCTAAAACGCTTTCTTTTGTAGAGCCTCTAACCTTTGCATGAAAATCTAATACGTCTGAATCTTCATATGAGTATTCAGGATTATTTTCTATTGCTAATGGTTTAACATTAATATTGAATTCCGAATTTTTAATTATTTCCAATTTGAATGGATCTACCATAATCGCAGCTATTTGCACAGGACTGCACAAATCTGGATTGGCACCATCTGTTTCCAAATCGAAAACGCAAATTTTTTGTGTATTAGCCATTTACCACTACTACTGTGTCACCAGGAAAATGTCCTTTTTGAGAAGAATCAGCAGTTGCATAACAATTCACTGATCTGCAACAGCTAATCCTAACTTCGTCTGACTTAATGTATTCCGTACCGTTAACACTAAATTTTTCACCAACAGCTAAATCTGCAAACTTTTTCTCCATCTTTATTCTCCTTTTGATAAAATTTCTGATATTGTCATGATTTTGTCTAACATAGCAACTCCCAAAATATCAAATTTAATCAGACCCAAACTTTCTAAGTCTTGCATTTCCATGCCCGCGATGGACTGCTTGTTTTTATTATCATAAACCATAGGGCATACACTGCCAAGGCTCTTGCTGCTAATTACTACACCGGCCGCGTGTTTAGATTGATTAGATTTTGTTCCTTCTAGTCTAATAGCCTGTTCGAATCTTTTTGCCAACGGTCCGGCCAATGAACCGTCACTAGATATATAGCACCATTCTTTGAGTTTGTCAACATTATTTTCTAACGCCCAACGAATAATTGAAGCTTCTCCAGTATCTTCCTTCATTTCTTGTAGTTCGTCTGCAATTTTGGCCTCATCTGGTATAAACTTGGTTATACGGTTTGTCTCTTCGAAAGAAATATTATCATATACTCTCAATACTTCTTTTAAGGCGCCACGACCTTTCATAGTATTAAAAGTGATCATTTGACTAACTTTATCTATACCGTATTTATTCTTAATATATTCTATAATTTGTTCTCTTTTTGTAATAGGAACGTCAACATCAATATCTGGCATGGAGATATGATCTGCGGTGTTACGGCCCTCATTATAAAATCTCTCAAAGAGTAAATCATATTTGATCGGATCAATTTGAGTAATACCAATTAAATAGGAAACCAAACACCCTGCAGCACTTCCTCTTCCTGGTCCGGGAAGCCATCCACTCTTCTTGACATAGTTTACAATATCTTGCACTATAAGAAAGTAACTAGATAATCCAGCTTTTTGTAAAATATCTAATTCTAATTTTACTCTATCTGCATATTTTGTATGTTCAGATTCTGGAATATCATTCATTATCTTTTCTCTCCAACCATCTCTACATAATTGTCTCAGATATTCTTCTGGATTAGAATTATTTGGGCATTCGAAAGCGGGAAGTAATGGCTTGTTAAGAATAGAATACTCCTCGCATATTGAATCTACATATAAAGTATTTTCAATTTCTTCCTTAGTATGCCACTCCATCATTTCTTCTGGATCTGGAATATGATAATTGTCCGATTTAAAAAAGCAACTCATTGGCACATCCTGGTTGGCTAAGAGTTTCTTATTTATATCTATCAAAGTTGTCTTAAGATTATTACATAATAAAATTCTTTGATCAATAGCATCTTTTCTTTCACAATAGTGAGCATCTGGGGTGGCTATTATTTTGGTTTTAGTCTTAACAGATAATTCTCTCATTATATCTGTCATTTCTTTTTGTTTAGGATTCAGTTCCTGATCCATGAGTTGAGCTTCTAGAAAGAAATTATCTTTTCCAAATATTTCTTTCATATGATCTATAAAAGATATTGCCTTATCAGTATAGTTATCAGGATTTTCCTCAACCAAGTCTGATATACTTGATCCTAAATGACCACAAAAGCCTATAATATTTCCATCCAACATAGGGGCCAGTCTATCAAAACTGATTCTTGGCTTATGATAAAAGTTGTCTATTCTATTTGTTTCAGATATGATTTTCACAAGAGTATTCCATCCTGCTAAATTTTTAGCAAGAACCAGGAAGTGACTCAGATTATTGTTTTCTTTTTCTTTAACAAATGAGTCATTTTTAGGTATGTAAAGTTCACAACCTAATATTGGTTTAATCTTTTTGGCCTTCATCGCCTGATAAAACTGAACACATCCGGAAATAGTTCCATGATCAGTTATTGCACAGGTTTTAATTCCAGCATTAAAGCATCTTTCGGCTATTTGACTAGGCTTGCTTAATCCGTCCAATAGACTATAGTGAGAATGTGCATGTAAAACAGAATAAGTTTTTTGTTTCATATCGATCCTGGGGCCTTGTAACTTCCAAATGAGTGATTTTTGTTTTTATACAAACCCATTGTAGTGTCGATACCATAAAGGTCAAGATCATGCTTTATTTGTTCACACTTTGTCATTATTTGACCAATTTTGCATACTTGTCCATCTCTATATTCTTCTATCGGCTGTATATGAGTTCCTTCAAATGTTGTTTTGCCAAAATGACATAATTTACTGCACATCCAGCTTTTATTAAGTCGCGGTTTTTTGGTGCTCCTAACTGCTTCAAATTTTTGTCTCAACATATCTTCAGTAGAACTGAGATCAGAATCATGAAAACATATAGAAAATGGACCTCCATCATTAATAAAATATATTGAGAATATTATATTTTTAATATGAGGATATAGATGTTTTATTGCGTAATGATATATTTTTAACTGAGGATCTTTTTCTAGTTTTTCTTGAGTTTTTTCTTCTCCTGTTGCCCAGTCTAATCTACGACCAGTTTTCCAGTCTATAATCTCTATGGTAGAATCATTAACTAGTGTTATCAGATCAATAGTGCCCTTTAAAGCTAAATTACCCTCTAATTTTTCTCCATTAGTATCATAACTATATTTAGCCCAAGATTTCTTAATTTCAAAATCAAAATGCTGCTCTGGACATAGTATGTTTCGATTTCTTGGATCAAACATTCCATTATTAAATTCTATAGCTTTATAGACCCAATTTTTACAATCTTTATGGTCTTTCGGTGACCACTTATGATGTTGTGCATTAGAAGTGTAGTATGAGTACACTTGATCTATTATATTATCTAAATCATAATTATGAACACTAACTTCTCCGATCAAATCGTCATTAATAGTATCTTGCTGATCTTGCTGCGCTTTTTTAATAACAGCTAATATTTCTAATATTTTATGAGTGATAGTTCCTTTATCTGCTTTCTGCCCAGACAAACCCCTCCATCCCAACACATATTCTCCAAAATACTGTTGTTCACACATATTGTGGGTATTATAAGAACTGCTTCGAAAGTATGTAATAATCATAGATTTAATAGTTTTTCTAAAATGGTTTTAAGCTCAGAGAATTGATCATATAGATTATTATTTTCGTTATTAATAACATGATCAAAATTATTCCAATCATAGTTTTCTTTATCTAATACTGTCTCACTAATATGATTAGATAAAAATGGACTCCTAGTTAATCTCAATACTTTTCCACCAATATTTTTTATTGCTTCTACTTCATTTGGAAATCGACAATCTGTAATAATTGCTAACTCAGGATTTTCTTTAAGTATTTTATTAATGGTTGACTTTACCCAAACATTAGTATCCATCTTTCTAAAGATATCCGTACCCACATATTGCATAACTTCTCTCGCTGTCATAAATTTACTAGATTTATCATTGGCTATTTCTGACGGCCACTTAACAGACGTTAATTCATTTTTATTTTCATCTGATCCATAGCACTGTTCATAAGTCAAGCCTAGTATATTCATGCATATGTCTGTTTTTAATATATCTGCAAAATTATAGATTTTTATTTCATTCTGTAATTTCTCTAAAAATAATAAAATATCACTAGAAATTATTTCTCTTGATAATATAGATTGTATAGAAAAAATACCCTCATATGATTTATCACCACACAAATCTGATATTAGTATATTTCCATCATTATCTATATAAAGTTTTTCACTCGCATTTAGTTTGGCAAGATATAGCGATAGAATAAAATTTCCTGCTGTGGTTTTACCCGACTGTTTTTTGCCAGATATACCTAAAACTAACATAATTCGTATTCCTTTATCTGTGGGGATATGGTTGTTACTATATCATCAATGCTCATTTCTGCAATATCATTTGCATTAATCTCTATGTGTTTTATATTATATATTCTTCCACATTTGTCTTCGATTTGTTTTGCTGCATCTTTACCAGCCTTATCGTTATCCATTATTGTTACTATATTCATAGCTCCAGATATATCTAATAAGGCCTTTTGTTTGTATCCGAGTGACGAACCAAATATTGCTATACTATTATGTATCCCTGCTTCTTCTAATCTCCAAACATTGCCAGGGCTTTCGACTATAACCACAGTTTTTGATGCTAAGATATGTTTTTTAGCAAACCAATAATTATATAGATGTTCCTGGGTCTTAAAATTTTTACTATGTCTCCATTTGGAACTAAGCCATTTTTCATTATCATTAGGACACTTTTCATTAATATCGTGAAAAGAATTACAGTTTGTACATTTATCGTGTATGCTTCTGCCAGTGCAGCCTATCATCCCCCTCATATTTTGATCATATACCGGCACAACTGCTCTATTATTCATTTCTTTTGATGAATTGATACAGTCTCCTACGTCGTACTTTATTAATACTTCTTTAGAAAATCCTCTGTCTAAGAAATATTGTGATGGTATGTCTAGCGCCTTAATGACCAAATTCCTTGGAACAACAACTTCATTTGGTTTATTACTAACGTCTATAGAAATATTTTTTATAGTATTAACAAACGTATTTTTTTCTTTTACTTTTCTCGTTTGTTTATCATTGACCGGGTCGTGATTAGAAAATTTAATAGCAAAGTCTATAGCGTCTTTAAAAGACACCATGTCATCACCTTCTTTATTCCATCCGCCATCTTTAGACAAGCATCCTCTTATAAAACCAATAATTGATGACTTAAAAATATTCTCACACTGGTGAGTTCTACATTTCCAGTTTCCTCTATATGAGTCTCCCTTGTAGTATAGATTCAGTGCAGAATCATTATCTCCACCATGAATTGGGCAACTCATAGTGACCATTTTATCAAATATTTTATATGATTCTATACCTAAAGAATTTAATAAATTCTCGATATCATCACACACTAAGTCTGATAAATTCTTAAGTTGATATTGATCATACGAATGGTATGTCTTGTTTTTCTTCATCTTCATTATTGTCATTGATTATAAATCCGCCTTTTTGCTTTTTTGATCCATGTAGTAGTTCTAATCTGGTTTGTCCCTCTGTTATTTTAGCACACCAGCCCTTCATGTGACAATTAATATAATCATTGTCATCTAATCCACCGCCGTGGCGACTGATTAATGGAACCAATTTCCTATTACCCGCATCTTGCCCATCCTCAGCAATTTCTTCGTCACTTTTTCTTTTGAATATTGTAAAATTACTACATAGCCAAATAATTCTATCTGATCCACTCGCAGTATCAGTGCTTTCTTTTGTGATACCGTCTCTATTTAATTGTATAAAAGATAATATTGGGACTTTATATTGTATAGCAAAATTATGTAAACTTGTCATCATAAAGCCAAGAACCTGATATTCTTTCATATCTTGGTTTATTCCTGTACTATCCATTAGTTTTAAATAGTCATAAATAATAACACAGTCTTTTGCTGTTCCGTCATCATTAAGTCCAACTTCTTTAGATATCCATCTTCGCATAATAGACAGTTGTTCCTCGAATGGTTTTCCTGCTATGCTTTTATGATATAACTTACTATTTTTAAGTTCGTCTATTGCCTGTTTTATTTTGGTTGCAGAACTTGGGGTATCCGTGAACTTGCCTGTCTCGATCTTTGATATTTCTATTTCTGATGACATAGCCAAAATTCTATGGATATGATCTTCTTTGGTCATTTCTGTATCCATGTTTAATACAGGAATTTGTAACTTGCTCGCAATATAGTATCCAATATTATCAGAGAGCAGCGTTTTTCCTACTTTTGGTCGTGCCGCTATAACATTAACTGTTCCTTTTCTTAAACCTCCACCTATCGCCTGATCGTATGCTGGAAATCCAGTAGGTATTCCTATTTGATCTACTTTATTACTTTGTAGAAACTCTATGTAATTATCTATACTCTCTGCTATAAACTTAGGAGCAGAATCGCTCTCTGCAGAAAGTGCGTTTGTAAAATTGAATATCTTTTCTTCAGCAATACCCAATATGGCAGATATTGACTCTGAACCAGTAACATCCAATAGCTTTTCTTGCACATCCTCCATTTCCTTGTGTAAGAGTCTAGCTATCTCTAATTTTTTAATCTTGGATGCAAATTTTCTAATATTTTCTAAATGTACCGGAAAATCAAAAATAGCTTTTAGGTGTTGGGTTTCTTCTTTTTTAGACAATATATGTGATAAATTAAGCTCTTGAGCCGAAGAGTACACTGACGCAAGATCAATGTTCGGCTTTGGTTCTTTTTCACAAATGTTTTTTAAACACTTAAATATTATTTGATTACTGTCAATTGTAAAAGAAGATTCCTGGATAATATCCGCAATATCCAAATAGGCATCCTCTCCGTATTTCAAAATTCCACTTAATATAGCGCGTTCTGCGGACGGGTCACATAAAATCATATTTTATCCAGAGTGTGTTGAGCAATTATTGCATTTATATCTAGAAGGTATATCAAAAAGCAGAGTAGGTGGAACAGTTTCTTTTTTACCACAAACTCGACATACTACATCAATAAATTCAAAGTCCCTCATTCGTGCTACAGGAGGGTGTTTTGATAGTTTTTTATCAACCGCACAATCATCCTTATGCATTCTAAATTCAGACATTTTATCAAATTTATTTATATTGTCTGTTGTTATTTTTTTAGTTTGTTTGGTTTTTATTGAATTATTAGTCCCTGCCTTTTGGCGACCCTTCGTCTTTATAGTAGGCGACTCCTTTGCTGGTGCCACATCTTGTTTTTGTTTAGTTTCTTGAGGAGTCTGATCAACAAGACTTTGTAAAATTGATATTAGGGCTTTAAGTTGTTCTGGGTCTTTTAATAAATCATTTGGGTCCATGTTGCACCTTAGTTTTTTGAATTGCCATCATAATATCTGATAGATTTTTAATACTGTTGGCTAAATAACTTAATCTGTCTATTCTTTGTTTAGAATATTTTTTAATTTGATTTAGACTATTTGCTTTTTCATTATGCTTTATTGCTTGTAAAGATTTTTCGATAAAACCATAACCTTTATAATTATTTATTTCATCTGCTATTGTCTCTTTAATACTTTCTTCTGACCAATTGTGTCTAGCAATTTCTCTGTTAATTGTTCGTTGTATATGAAATGCAAACTGTGCTAATCTAAAAGAAATTTGAGCACAATCTTCTGGAGAGATTTTTTCTATTTCGTCTCTGCTCATGCTTAGGTATTGATTAATCTCTTGTTCAGCTACTCCGTACTGCGCCGCGTATTTGGGTAAAGAAAGAGAGGACTCATATTCATCAAGAATAGTATCCCAATATTGTATATCTTCTTTTGATGATCTAGTTGTCATATAATATCATTGCCTTCCATTTTTCACTGTTTTCAAAATATGGTAAAGTAATATGTTTTATACCATTTTTTTCGCACCACTCTTTTTTTTCATTATCTCTTTTTTGTGCTTTTAAAAAATTGATTCTGTTTGAATGATAAAACGGTATGAATTTGTAATGTTGTTCACCATGAACTTCTATGGCCCTTTTAACCAAAGGTAGATAAAAATCTAAATATAATGTTTCTGATTTTCTTAATGGTATCGGTACTTCTTCTAAAATTTGTAATGTGGGGAATAGTTCTATTAATATTTTTCTAGCAGCCAAATGGAATGATGATTTTCCTTGTATCCTACCCTTGGCAATATGTCCTGTTAAATGCCAATTTACATTATTATTATCTAAATCTTTAACTATCATTTAATACCTAAAACCTCTTTTACAGACTTTTCAATAGTATCGTATGCTTTGGGATTTTCTAATAAAAATGCTCTGACCTTTTCTGTTCCTTGAAATTTAGGTTTATCATCAAGAGTTGTGATCGTATACCAAGCTCCACCCTTACTAATGATTCCTAGATCAGATGCCAAATTGACCAATTCCGTACACTTGTCTATTCCTTGACCATAGCGGATATAACTAGTAGTTACTGCGCCAGGAGGTCCAAGTGCCGAGCAGACCACCTGCCATTCGATCTCCTGCCCGATTTGAGTATTATCAGTTCCAACTACCCATGGTTTAAATGTTTTAGCCCTGAGCTTAATATCAGTTTGATAAGCAATAGCTTGGCCGCTTTTCTCTTTAAATTCTGCACCATAGCCGGTAGGATTTCCCATTAAGTGGGTTATGCCTATTACAATATTTTTATTAACAGGAATAACATTTGCAACTTTACGACAAAATTTAGCTAGCAGTTTTGCACCGTCGGCCCTTTGCATTTTGTCCATATCACTGGTAATTTCTGCCTCTGTACATAAAGCAGAATACGAGTCTATGATTAGTACGCATCCAGGAATCTCATTAATGATTCTTTCTCCTATTTGCAAATATTCTTCTCCGTGTAAAATCTTCCCTTGTTGACTACCTATCACATGAAATCTAGCAAGATCCAATCCGGGTATTCCTTCTAGATCTCTTTTTTTTAATCTACCCTCGATATTTAGGTAATACACTTGGCGACCATCTTTAAAAGAACCATGAGCATATTCTAATTTCTGAGCAGTTGCTGCAAAATCTAGTGATGACGTGGTTTTACCACATTTTGGTTGTCCTGTTAGGACTACGAAACTACCTTCTGGTATTCCACCATTTAAAGCAATGTCTAATGATGGACTTACTGGAATAGTTAGTACTTTTTTATCCACTAAAGCATTACCAGATAATATGATCTGATCGCCAAATGTTTTCATCACATCTTCTTTAAGCGTTGTTGCCATCATCTAATTCCTTTAATTTGGAAAATATATTTTTATTCTGTTGGTTTTTGTTTCTAAAACTCTTATTCTCTGATCTATTTATATCTATTTCGAGAGAGTTAGATTCATTTTTGACAATCGTATCATGTTTTTCTATTATAGCTATCAGATGAGGTGCTCGCAAAGAATAGATTTTTGCAGCTTTGGCATCATTTAAAGCCCTAATAATAGATTTAGCATCATATTTTTTTAATAACTTATTAGCTGTAGCAATTTGATCTCTATAGTATTTTGACCATTCTTTGTTGATCCAAAATTTATAATGAAGATCTAGTTTATCACATACAGCTTTATGTTCACATATAAGTTCAGTTATATATTGAGCTGCTGTAACATCCTTACCATTAGAATATCTTGAGGGATACATATGTTATTTTTTAGGTCTAAAAATCCCTCTTTCACTATCTCTACCTTTTGTTATCGGTGCTTTCTTTTTTGCTTCATCAGCTATCTCAGAAGCTTCTTTTGTCATTATGGCTACAGAATTGCTTTTTTTTCCAGAAGTATGGGTGATCATTAAGTCTTTTGTTTTTGCTAATTGATGAGTGACATTTGTTGGTTCTGGTTGAGAATTAGCGGGAATAATAGTACTTATTTGTGAAGGTTTGATGTCCAATTCTTTGGATATTTCTTCTATACTTTTTCCAGAATGATTTAGCCAATGTATTGCGTATTTTTGAACTTTAGTAATTCTTGACATTATATAATCTCTCTTTCTGCTTGATTTAACCACGATAGATTTTTTGAAGATAAGAACTGTAAATACATATTAAACACTTTTTCATTCACTGTTTTGAACTTATCGGATGGTCTGCAAACATTATCGACAATACTATAAGACTTATCATCTAGTCCAGATTTCAAAGGATTGAATAATTTATTTGCATTAGATATTTTAATGAAATACTGAGTAGGATTATCTGTTTTTTGTATTCTTTTAGCAACAACATCTTTGGAATCTATTTTTTTACGAGGATAATTATTATTATCAATGAAGTCCTCTGAACCCGTCATACAATAGTATTCTGTTATAAGTTTATCATTTTTCTCTTTTGGAGAGAATATAAAATCATCCATTGTTTTGTTCTCCGGAATCTGGCGTCATTTCGTCTGTTTTGATACTTGAGTGAGACATACATCCTTCTAGGAAATCAAAAAATCCTTTTGTATATTGATTATAGTCTTTATTTGGAGGTACTGGAATGTGGTAATTATTTTTTGCCACTTCTTTAATTCCAGTAGTCTTTCCTTCGTCGTCTTGTTCATAAATACTAGCTATAACATTAATAACAATTTCATGTCTACAATCTATAAGCTTAGTTGTATCTTCTGAAATTATTTGAGCTAAACTTTCTGTACTATTACCAGAATGTTGCTTATGAATTTGTTCTATAGATTCTATTATTTTATTTTTTTGTTCTTCTGTTAATTCTTCTATCATGTCATGTCCATTTTGTCTTTGGTTGTTTTTTAAGTCGTTTCATTCCTTTGGGCAGTGGTTTGTCTGGTATTTCTTCTTTGTATGAATTGTGTTTATTATGTAATGCTATTTTTTCATCTTCACTCATTTTATCTCTGTTTCTGTTGGCTAAATCGCCAATAGTTTTTAGTTCAGAATCCATCTTTTTTATACAGGTATTTTGTGTGATGACATCTTTTATATACAGTCTTTGAGTATTTTTACTCTCACATTTAATACAATTTGGATGTTCTTGGTAATGTTTAATGTAAAAGAATAATTCAAATTCTGAATTACATTTTTTACATATATATGAATATGTTGGCATTATACTACTTAAGATCCCTAATAGCTTCTTTTAGCCATGATATATTTTTGGTAGTTAAAAATTTTATATATTTATCAAATGTATTTTTATTAACTTCTATAAATGACCATTCGTTTTTACAAATGTTATCTATAAAATTATATTGTCTTTTATTTTTAATTGGGGATAACAAATTTATAGGATTATATAAATCAGAGTTTGGACTGCTTCTAATAAAATAAGAAAATTTAGTGTTATTATTTTGTGAAATAACTTTAGTTTTTTTATTTTGTATGCATTTTGCGGCGATGTTTGAAGACGATCCATCATTTACTCTCGGACTTCCGTTTCCATCAATAAAATCTTCTGTTCCAATTAAGCAATAATACATCTCATCAGCAAAATTATCATTCGGCTTAAAAATAAAGTTGTCCATATAAAATTAATAATTTTGAGCTAAGAATTGTTTCCACTGACCGTAATGGGTACTGTCTATAGTAGTCAATTCCTGATACCAAGGCAAGTACTCTACAGAATAACTAGGTTGTATAGGAGATTTTATCAATTGCATACCAGCTTCTTTAGGAGTTCTATTTCCCTTTTTATGATTACATGGTCTACATGCAGTAACAATGTTATTCCAATTAGTTGATAATTTTTTATTTTCCATAAATCTGCATTTTGGTATAATGTGATCATATGTTAATTGAGAAGAGCATAACTGTTGTCCGCAATACTGACAAGTATGTTGATCTCGAATAAATAAATTATGCCTAGAAAAACTAATTTTTCTACTATATGGATTAAAATATTTAAGTGTTTTTGCTACTGATGGAACACGATGTTTCTTATTTCCTGATCCTTGAATATATTTATTTTCATAGTATTCTATAATTTCTATACCATAGTTACTATTATTCTCATATCTAATGGACCAAACTATTGCTCTTTGCCAAGATATTATTCGTAATGGACTATAGTCAGCATTTAATAATAAGCATTTACTATTTTCGGCTTTGCTGCTCATAGTCATCAAGTCTATATAAGATTTTAGAGATAATAGGATTTCTTACAATATCTGAGGCTTCTAATTTAGAATAACCTATACCTTCAACTCCATTAAGGGCCGATATCATATCGCTAAAACCACCTTGTAGGTGTCTGCTTAGATCAGACTGAGCAACGTCACCAGTTAAAACCATTTTACTAGATTGTCCTGTTCTTGTTATCAACATTTTTAATTGTTCATATGATGCATTTTGGCATTCATCAGCAACAATAAAGGCATTATGAAAATTACGACCTCTCATAAGTCCAAGCGGCACTACTTCGACTTTATTATTTAATCTTAGTGAAGCATAGTGTGCTGAGCTTATAAAGTGTACGATTTCATCTAGTATAGGCAATAAATAAGGATGCAGTTTTTCTTCTGCTGATCCTGGGAGGTACCCCATTTTTTCTCCAGCTTCTAATATTGGTCTTGTGATAATAATCTTTTTTACTTTTTCGTCTAAAAGATATTCAAGAGCCATTCCTATAGCAATATGTGTTTTACCACTACCGGCTAAGCCCTGACAAAATGTAATAGTATTTTCTGCAACAGTCCTTATGTATTCTTTTTGATTTTCTGTTCTTGGTTTTAATCGATTTCTATAAGCTACTCCTTTGGGCTCCAAACTATTTGTTGCGTCAATAACCTTAGTTTTTTTCTTTGAGTTTTTATTGGTTTTTCTCAATGTGTGCCCTTTTCTTATATAAGGAGTATTAAAATACTATATAATAATACACCTTTATAAGAATAACGAGTAATATTGTTCTTATAATAAACAGGCGCCACCAGCACAACTTATTTCCTCAATCCCCACAGTATTATCTTCATTTTCCAGAAGTTGTGTATAGTCTACTTTTTTAAATCCGTTATATAGATCGCAATAGATTTTCCAATTATAAACATCCTTCATACAATATGTTAGTCTCTTAAGGTCACTATCAAAATATTTACCAGCAAAATTTTTCATTTTGGTAATAAATAATAATTTATCTTGACTATCATTTTCTTTTGCTTGGTTCATACTAACATAATCACAAGCCGCCCATAGATTATTATTAAAAGCATTCAAGCCTAATTGGATTAGTCCAGAGCACCATAATGCAGCATCTCCATATTCTTTAACTATTTCACGACTAGTATAAACTGTTGTGAATGGGGCTTGGGTATAATCTTTATCTCCGCTCTGTGGAATTAAACTTATACCAGCAAAGTATTTACGGTTATCATAAATATATTTAGTAACATCGTCCCATTCATCTGGTTTCACAGTTACGGTATTACTGACATTATGACTTAGATATTCTTGAGTGCATAATGATCTATTTTTTCCACTTTGAACCCAGTTTTTTTGAGTATCTTTAACAATAGATAACATTTCTACTGCTGGTAATTGGTTCTTTAATTTGGCTCCATCTGGAACCTCTATTGGAAACTTAATTACCTCATCTGTATTATTTGCTGACCAACTAGATTTTTCACAGGCTTGTGGGTTTAGTTTTTTGAAGTGCTGGTACGGTGCTTCTAAAATATTGGCCTGTACGTGTCTTATATAGCGTTTGGCGTGATGCGGGTGAATACCAGAGCTTGTTCCAAGCATACTAGAACTTGTTCCTTCTGGCTTTAAGCATGTTACTCTTGCTGCTTGATTAATTTTTATTTTCTTGGAAAGATCTTTATTTGTTTCAACTGCAATTTTAGCTCCAGCACGAAGAACCTTTTCTGAAAGAATAAGATCATGCTTTTCCATTGTTCCAGTTAAGGAAACTCCGAGTAGGGCTTCTCTTTCAAAGATTCTGCAAGTGATCTCTCCAAGATAATCTAGTTTGGTGAATCCAGCTTGTAGAGTTCCTATAATAGCAGCAGCCTTGCATCTTTCATAAAAATCATCTTCATCTTCAATTGATGAACAGTTGATAGTAGATAGATTACATCCTTGCCATCCGCTCTTTCCAGTTTCTTCATCTACTGGCCACATTCCGACCTCTACGCAAGGATTGAATGTCATTTCTGTTGAGTCACTCCAAATAAATCCTGGTTCTCCGAATTCTTTAACACTCTCCATCAATTCTTGAAATTCTTCAAATGTTGTTTCATTTTTAAGTAGAAGTGCAGAATTATTACTTCTTGCTCTTTGTGGATTATCTATGTACCAATTGCCTGTTTTTGCTTTTGCCATTTCTTCGTCATCACGACTGAATAAAGCAAGGCTAGCACTACGCCTAACTCCACCACTCAACACAGCGTCACTACTATGCATAACAATATCATAAGCATCAACTGGTCTTAGTTTCTTTTGACCATTAGCAATACAACGATCTAGTAGAGTTCTGATTTTCTCTAATCCATTTTGCAGCGGTTCAAAGCCTGGAGCTTTTCCTACGCCACTAGCTAATGATGATCCTTTGGGTCTAATATTTGAATAGTCAAAAACAACGTAAGTATTTTTGTATATTTTGAATTCTTCAATTGGCTTACTAAAGTAAGAACTAAGAAGAACTCCAAGAGCATCTGCCCATCCTTCTATGCTGTCTTCAATAACATATTTTGTTCCTTCGTTATTATCAGGAATATCATGTTCTAATGTTGGTAATTTTGCAACATGGTGCTTTTGAACACTAAATCCTGTTCCGCTACCACATAAGAGTAGCCAGAAACACTCTTGGAAAAATCGGAGTCGATCACAATATGAACTTGTGCAGTTGTATATCTTAGCGTGTCTTTTGAGGATCGGTTCGCCACCGAACTGTAATGCTCTTTGGCTACCAAGAATCTTCTTCTTATACATCATATCATATGCCCAATCAATATCTTCTTTGATATCTGGGTACTGGGTATGCATCATATTTTTGACGCGATCAACAGCTTCTTTCCAGGTTTCTCTGCGATTCTTATCTTCTATCCATCGAGCATACTTACTTACAAACGTATAATTCTGAAGTTCTTGAAGGGCAGACATATTATCTCCTATTTAAAATGGCAATGATGCCTATAATGATTGCGGTTTGAAAAGAAAAATTTGTCATTAATAAATCTTCAGTATAAACTCTATTATAAAAATAATAAATTAAACTGCCATAAAATATTATTGTTGGTAAGTTCATTATACACCGGGTATTTGTCTCAGCCAATTGAAGTTTGGCTTAATGTATCTAATATTGATTTGACTCATTTTGACAAAAGAATCAAAGTGTTTTTGTGCTTTGTCATCAAATAAATGTGTACCATGATCATCCATCATGATGACTGTGGAGACACCTTCTTGCCATAATGCCATAATACAATCATTACAGCATTGGCCAGTAACATATGCTACTCCGTTGTCTGGTCTAACAACACAATTACTTAATGCGTTTCTTTCTGCATGTATCATCCACGGATATTTATCAGGACGAGTGGTTGGTAACAGGTCATCGTCCAAGCCTCGTGCAAAACCATTATATCCAACACCCAATATTCTATTATTTTGATCTGTAATTACACAACCGTGCTGTGTTTGAGAATCGTGACTGCGTTGCGAAATGACTTTAGCAAGACCTAAGAAATAATCGTTCCATGATGGTCTAGCGAGGGGTGTTGTTTTCATATAGCATATGATAGCAGAATTCTGCTGCTAGTCAAATATTTTTTCTTATAAGCTTCATTCAAGCTATTTGATCAAGATTTGGTCTGTTGCTGGAGCTTATTATATAAAACAAGAGAGAGAATAGCTCCTGCTACTCCCATAAATAACCCTGCTGGAGATAAGGATTCGTATTTACCTAACATATACAAAACCGCCCCTCCCATATATGAACCAGCAACACCTAATGCAACTGTTTTTATAAAACCAAAATTTTCTTCACCTGGAACAATTGCTTTGGCCACACTACCAACAAATAATCCATAAACACACCATACTAATAAATTAAACATTTGCTGCCTCCACTAGTGTTGAAACTTCATCATCCGTGACAACCTCTCCTACGTCTAATAATGCTTCAGTCAATTTGATACTATATTTATGATATTGTTTGGAATCTAACTCTCTTCTTAAGATTTTTTTGATTCGTAATCTGGTGAACCATCCTCTTTTAAGACTATAAGATTTTATGCTCTCTCCATAGAGAGAACATTTGTCTTGACTAGTCATATTATCAGCTTTATTTTTATTACATTCTTGTAAAACTCTTATAACTGTTAATATGATACTAATCATCATGAGTATGGCGATTATGCTACCAAATTTTTCGTCATTAGGAATATGCGCTCTTTTTAAAACCTTTTCAGCTATTTCTCTTAATTTTTTATTTTCGTTTTCCATTATTTGACAACCTTATTTGATGGTATTGGACAAACACCATTTGGACAATCTTGCTGTTTTATAACAGTAGGAGGATGAATCATAACCTTTTGAGACGGTTGAGATTTGTCTGGTTCACAATAACCACAATCAACTTTTTTAATACCATCTCCGCTAATATACCATCCTTTGCCTTCGCAAATAGGACAGTCTTTTCTTTTATATTTTTTATTTACTTCTACACTTTGACTTTTAATTATTCCTCCAACTAATGTTACGGCAGATGTTGTTGAGCCATTATATCCATATGACCCAAATAGTAAAATTGAAGAAATCAATAATAGGTTTATTGCTTTAAGATTCATTTTGATTTCTCCATGGTAGTATTTTTTTACGTTTTGGTTTCGGTATTTCTATATCGTCTATGGTTTTAGGAGCAAATATTTTCAATAGACCCAAAATAAAATTAGTAACTATACTAATCAATCTATTTAATGCTATTTTATCTAAAAGTCTCATAGTATTATTAAATCTCCTAAAATAGTTATATTCATATTATGTCCTGCCATATCCAGTATTGCCTCTTTTATAAATATGAGGTCTATTGACTGTGCTAGAGGAAGTAGTTATATCAGCAGTAGTGCCACTAGCCTCATAATACCAGACTGAATCATGACTATTAAAGCCTACAAACCCTGGCCAGTCTTCAGCATAATTACCACCACCATAATAAATAATCTCATAAAAATTTAATTTAATAACCCATGGATAATCTGCGTCGTGTGAATTATCATATATTATTCTTGGATATGAATCACCACCGTCTTTACTAAAAAATGAATTGTGTCCATTACCAGGGTTGGCTAAATAATATATGCCATTAATTTGTGGATAAAGTGAAGACCCTGTAATAACAACAACAGGTACTGTTTTCATTAAAATCTTCATAACTGGAGCAGACGCTCCGCCACCACCAGAACATAAATTAGCAGAGGAATATGATGATGATGGTGCCGGTTGTGTTCCCAAGTCAAAGAATCCGTCATGAGTAAAAGACCCAGTAGGAATTTGACTATATGGTATTGCGGATGAGTAATATTTACTTCCATTAGCAACATTCAATACTGACCAAGTTTGGGTTCCATCTACAGCTATCACATATGTGCCATCGCTATGCAAATAACCCATACTATAAGTTGAACTATTTGTACTATAATTAACTAGTATGTGACTGTTCCATGTGTAGGTTCCGTTGACACCTGCTGTGCCAGCACCGGTAAGAGTTATAGTGCTTCCTGGTAACGAAGTAGTAACAATACTTGCCCCATAAGGACTTAATTTATACCATAATGTATTTAATGGCATTTCTAAAGATTCAAATGCTTGATAAAACGCTGTTGAGGCATTTGCTATTCTAAAATAATCTGTACTATATCTACCTATTAGATAACTTGAATTACTATCAGACACAAATGCTCCACTTAATCCATTTGACCAAACACTATGTCCAGGAGCATACGTTATATTAGGATTCCAAGTATAGTTTCCATTGGGAATATCACTAGCTAAGCTAACTCTGATAGTAGGTATTCCAGCAGGACTCCAATCAAATGTTTTTGGTACTGGTAATGATGCGGCACCAACTGCTTCCCAATTAATTTGACTAATAACATTTGTATCAGCACCAGATGCTCCTGCATTTTGGAATCTATATAGAGTAGTATAAGTACTATTAATTAATACTTTTAATTCCCATCTATTATTAGCATAATCATACTCTATTTTTGATGTGCCTCCCGATTGATTATAAATGCCTGGAGTATTTGTATCAAGAGAATACAAGCCATTAGCCCTGCTATCGCCAGCACAAGATACATATGCATAAAGTGTTGCCATTATAGATACTCCTCGAATCCGTAAGAAGGTAATTTTTGTAAAGGAAATCCGTCAAAATTGCTAAATGCATAAGAACCATTTTGAGATAACATTCCAGCAGCAACTTCAGCACGAATTAAAAACGAACCGTCTGGTATTGGCCCCCATTCTGGATGACCACCATCATTCCATTTGCCCCAGCTATTTTGAACTAAGAATAATGGTTCACTACCAGTATCATCACATGCTATCCAAGCCATGCAATGACCCCAGCTACCACTAGTATTTGCTATGCCTTTTTTATCTCTTTTATTAGAAAAACCATAATTAGAACATACTGCTAATCCATATCCATTAGCAAGAGCGTCACGAGCTTCTTCTATTGTTCGTATCAGACTTGTTGTTTTAATTTGATGATCATTAGCTAAATCAATAACTTTATCCGGTAATCCTCTTCCACCCCAAGAAGCTCCTAGATTGCCATTATACTTACTAAAATCAACTACTCCTTTATAGTTTTGTCTTAATAGTATTCCTCCGTTTTTACTCACAAACTCAGCGGCTCGTGAGCAACTCATTCCTTCTCCACCATGACCACGAGCACCATAAATAGCTTCTGTTGCTCCTTTAGCTATCCAAGCCTCTCTTTCTCCACCAATATCTATTTCTACTGCTCGACTAACGTCACAAGCATTTCGCGTTCCATGACTTACACAATCTCCAGTAGTTTGTCTTTCATTATAAGGATTTTTATCAAATTTTAATACGCTTTTGTACGGGGTTGATAACTTGCCTTTACCGCTACTCTTGATTTTTTTACTAGCAGCTCCAAATAATGGATATTTGCTATTTTGCATTAATCCATCAAATACGTGCTGCTCCCATAAGCAACCACTAAACCCCTTGCGATAATTATCATATAGTTCTTGTGGAGAATATCTTGGCATTATTTACTACCCTCGTTACAGGCCCAAGATAAAGCCTTAAAACCATTAACAGCTTTTTCTCTTAGGTCTTGGTTTAATAGAACCTGATCATCTCCAATAGCTTGTTTTACTAATGCTTCATTAGCTTCTGGCAAATCTGGATATTTACCTTTTATATCTAATTTTAGCATTAAACCAGATAATCTATTAGCTTGTCTAATATCTTCTGTGGTTTTGATAACTTCATTTTCTTTATCTAAACTAATTAGAGTAGCTATATCGTTATATAAAGAAGCTAATTTTTTTCCGTCTACTTTTCTGTCTGAACTAACAGATAAAGCTTTTACTATATCATCAACCATAGGAAGTAATTCTTCTGATGGTTTTACTAAATCCAAATTCTCAGATGGAACAGAAGGATTTCTATTTGGCAAGCCCCAGGAACTAATGTCGGGTTTAAAAATTCCAATAGATATTAGTAATAAAGCAACGCCTAATAATATATTTTTAGTACTCATTTAACTTCCTCTTTCTTAACTTCTTTATTGCAAACAACAGGACTTAGATGCGGGAACATCTGATCTGCTACTTTAATAGCCTCCACACATCCACATTCAACAGCCAAGTCGCGTGTTTGTTTCCACGAAACTACTAATTTAAAAAATATATCTTCTTTTGAGACTACAGCAGGCTTTACTACTGGAACAACTACTGGAACAGTTGTATTTGATGAACCGCCGCCCCTCACCTTTTCTACTAATGATGAGATAAATTGTTGTACTGGACTAAGCTTGTCCTTGAATAGCACCCATAGAATTAATCCGGCCCCAGCATATAGAGCAAGATCTGTGCCACTAAGTCTACTAGCAAATTGATCAAATGTTTCTGTATAATTCATATTATTTCCTTTTTTTAGAAGTTTTTAGTGTTTGTTTCTTCATAGCAGCTGACAATGTATTTATGTTCTTATCCTTAAAAACTCCAATTTGTTTGAATGTTGTTACCATAGCGTCTATGCTTGCCCCCACAAGAACCATAAAGAAAGCTTTAACATATTTATGTAGAACTGGCTCTATCAAAGATGGCAAGAATGGGATATTAACAACAATGAATACTTTATCATAAAATTCTGACAAAGCTTGCATAGCTATTTTTTTCTTATCTGGTCCACTTAAGTCTGTAGCAATATTTTCTAAAAATTGAATACTAATAGCTATAGCTAGTTGTAAAATTTTCCAGGCATGAGCAGCAGCTACATTTTTTACAATTGTTAATGACTCTTTAGATTCAGTAATAAATTTATTGAGTTCTATTTGTAGACTATCAGCAATTTTTAAAGATTGTTCATTCATAATAAATTCCTTAAATATATATACACCGTAAAATTGATTACTTTTTTGGTTTTTTTGGCGTTGGTTTTTTAGATGGCGGTTTTTTAGTAGTAGTTTGTCCACTATTTTTTTTGGATGCTTCTATTCTTTCTTCTGGACTTGCTGTGCTCCACCATGTTTCTTTAATACTTTTTCTACCATTTAAATATCTCATTAATAATGCTACTTGACCACCAATTAATATTATGCTTTCCACACCGTGACTAACATCTCTAATTAAATCGTCTTTTTGTTGAACATCTTCTCCAAATAGTCCAACAAGATATAGTCCGCTAAATAAAAAACTTACTAATGTGAACCAGAATTCACTGGTTTTATAACCTGGTTTGACCATTTTAAACTCCAATAAATGTAATAATAACACCTATTATTAGATACACCTAATCTAAATTAGGTATTTTGATCCACAAATCCAAAACAAACTGTGCAGTAATACTCTGGAACAGTATAGTTAAACGTTACACTACTCATTGTCCCGTCGATGCGAATGATGTTGAAACCTTCTGCGCCGGTAAATTGTGTGTACTGCGTGGGACTTACTTGATTTAGATACGTTGTTTGCGACCACGACTCACTGGTTAACGCCCAAATAGGAGTAAACGGTTTTGGAGCGCCGTTTTCATCAAACACAAGCACCGGCACAGTGGTACTGGGATTACCTACACTGGCAAACGCAACCAAGGCGTCTGTTATTGGAGAGCTAAACGTCGCAGTAAATACGCCAGCGTGAGTGTTGGCAATCTGCACTCCGTCAATTGGTACGCCGTATTCCATCGGAAAAGTTTGAGCTGCATACATACCATTATGTTGAAACATACCTCCGCCATTTTGAGTAATCTCGACTGTGATATTATTTTGACCTATTCCAGATGCTGCGGATTCTGTGATAGAAGTCATTGTCATCCATTGAAATCCTGAACTACCAAAAGATGAGGCTGGAAAAACTAAATTATTTCCTAAAAATATTTTAGAAACATCACTATTTTCTAATTTAATAGAAGATATATTAGAACTATTTAAAAATATAGACATTATGAGATAACATATAGGGTGCTAGAATTTTTAGTAACAAGAGCATCATAATTTGCTTGAGATATACCTACTATATTAGTAATACTAATTGAATTTGGAACTAGTCCAGTATTACTTGGTATTCCAGCAGAAGTTTGGGTTGTGTTATTTGGGAATGTGATACTACCGCTTGCTGGTAATGTTAGTTCACCATTTCCAGTCAGTATAACTTCTTTATCGTCTTTAATTAATCTATCGACTCCTATAACGTTACTAAATTCGCTTAAAGTTATTTTTTTAGTAACTCCGCTAACCGATGGGCTGTCCATGAATAAAAATATATCATCACCACTTAGTGATCCACTACCTGTTGGAAATTCATTTATTCTTTTGATACCCATTATTAGCCTCCTACCACAGAAGCATTACCAATACCGTAGTAATAGCTAGGATCGTCAAATTTATCATCATATTTAGATTGTATATCTGCTATTACTGGAGAATTGTTGACATAAGAATTTATAGTTTTATAACTGCCAGTAAATGAACATGTAGTAACAATAGTACCGTTCTTTATAGATTCACCACTTTTACTTTTTGTTATATCATTTGCCATAAATGTTCTCCATTATTTAATTTTATTAATTATTTTTCAATTCTATCTTCTAATGCTTCTAATGTTTTGCCCAACATAGCAATTTGTATTTTAAGCTCATTCATAACTTCGGTGTTGCGTTGTAACATTCCGGTTAATGCGGCTTGTGTCTCTTTGTTAACTGCTAATCTTTCCATAATGAATTGTCTATCTTGTAAATATGGCGATTTGGTTTCTATCATTTCAATAACTTCCGACTTGGTGGCCATATTTTTACCAATAGCTATCCAAAAACCAATCATGGTAACTATAATACCAATGCTAGTAGTTGCTATGCTTTCCCAAAAGTGAACTATGGTATCGCTCATAATTAAAAACCTTTATTTTGAGAAAATACATACATTATTTATATACACTAAAAACAAAAAGCCAACAATATTATTGCTGGCTTAGTTGTTGGTTTTAAGTATTATTTATTGTATCAGCCTGTTTTAGCTTTATAATCTCTATTACGAACCGGCAATTTTGCACCTGTTCTGAAAACTAAATCTCCAGGAACATTTCTGGTGATTGTAGTAGCAGTGTCCGTTCCAGGAGTTTCTGAAACTGGTGTTGGTGCTGGTGAGAATTTGCCAGTATAAAGATTAAAATAGCCTGCTCTCATAGCTGTTGCTGTTCCGGGTGATCTGTAACTTTCTCTTTTGTTGATACTTCTTAATTGAGCGGGATTATTCGCACTATTAGATAGAACAGAAGATACTTGTCCAGCAATTTCTTTTGTTACTTTTTGACTGATGGGCTTTACATGGTTGTGGGCGATTGGGCCAGCAGAAATAGCCTTGTCTGTGTCACTCCCATCAATTACTGTTGAACCAAAAACTCCAGATCTATCCTTACTTACTGCAACGCTTCTTAGTAAGCTAGTTGATGTTACCCTGGTTGATGTTCCACCATTATTAACTGATCCGCTACCTTTAAGATTTGGTGGAGTTGTATAATTTGAACCGGATGTATTAGCTGTTGACATTTGTTGTCTCCATTAAATATTTGTTTTTATGGCCTGTCATCTGATTTATACACCTAAAAGGTTGATTTTTTAATTGTTTATTTTAATTATTGGCTATTAATTTTAAACCATTTATAGAATTAACTCTTAATCCATAAATTTTACTATTTTTGACCAATTTTACATGGGTTTCGTTCCATATATTTCCATTACAAACAATATTAATATCTGGAACTCTTTTGTTGATAAGAGCTGCTGCTAAGATATTATCAGATATATCGTCTAAAAAATATCCTGTAGAAGGAAAAATAGTTTTAATATTTAGATCTAATAATATTTGAGCTACTTTATATAATAATTCATAAGTAAATTTTCTATATTCTAATATGTATCTTATTTGGCCATTATAGTCCATAGATATAGCTTGCATGTTTTTTATATCATCTCTGAATTTATCGTATTTACGATTACATAAGTAATGCGATGGACAAACAACATCTATTATAGATGCACCATTTTTGAAGCAGTTTGCTGCCATTGACATTCTGGAATTCGCATCCATAATGCCCAGTGGAAAGTCTATGGGCGAAGCAATTTGAATTTTATTGATATCAATTTGATTTTTGATTAATTTAATATAAGGATAAAATACAGATATGCTCTGTATATCATAATTCACTGCTGCATTAATAGTTTCAGTTATTTCACTATCTTTTGCATCAAGATCGTAGTGAGCATATTCTATATACATAATATTATTTTTTTAATGATTCAATTGTTGGATACTTTCTATCTCCAAGAATACCATCAGCAAAACCATAATACACCGCTTCTTCCGCTGTTAGAATCCAATCTGTTTTATTTGCTAGTTGGCTTTGTATATGTTTTCTGGCTATTTGTCTTTTCCATGTTTTTTCTTTAGCCATAGGACTATGTAACCATTTTTCAACAAATATGTCTAACATTTTTACTGATTCCCTTTCGCTCCATTGAAGACTGCTAATAGCGGCTTTATGCTCGTCATCTATACTGATTGACCCATAATGAATAAGCATATTAACATTTGGCATTAATATTCTTAAATTAGCAGCTTGAAAAACAACACTGCTTGCAGATTGAACTTTTGCGTATGCTAAGATTGTTGTTGTTGATCTAGAATATTTAATTGTATCATATAGACTAAGACAATCCTCCCAGTCTCCTCCTGGAAGATGCATATGAATTAGTATATTTTCTCCTGATTGTTGATTTAAAAATCTAAGATTTTTTTCAAATGTAATTGATGATCTAAAATCAACACCAGCTTCTTCATTATCATCGAAGTTAGAATGTAAAAATATTTCTCTGTTTTTTATATCAATATTGTAAGAATGTAGTGATTGTAGGTCGGTGTCTCTTGTATTTACTCTAGACATTATTTAACTCGTTATATATTTTTTTATTAATATTTCTCATAATTTGCGAATCATCAAATGCTTTGCCTATGGCAATTCTAAATCTATATCTAGTGAAAACGTCCAGAGTTTCTACTCCATCTATTTTTTCTATAATGTTTACAATATTTTTAGATATATCAAAATTTGTATGACCCATCCAAAAATTAAATATTTTCCCACTGGCAGTATTATCATTGAATGGTATTATGCCCATAGGAGTAGCTATTGCTTTTATTGCTTGTGGATTTTTTTGTATTTTTAATTCTTCATTTTCATCATCTGTATCAATTTCTTCATCATTTTCATAGTCTCCAACATATGGATCAAAATCAAAAGCCTCTTCGTCGCGGCCAAATGGGTCTATCCATTTTTGCCATATAATTCTATGTTGAGTATCTATGTCCATATTTTTAGCTTCTTATAAAAGATTATGATACTCTATAGTAAGATACGCTAACATAAAAGAAATGCTATTTGCCTTTAAAAACAGACATTGGACGTATTAAAGGTCCATTATTTTGGTTATTTTTAATTTCTTGTTTGATAATTTCATAGAAAGAACAAACATTATCAAAAAATAATTTGTCTTTTATATTTTCAGAAGAATACGCTTTGTCTTGTAATATAGAAAATAATTTATATTTCATAGCAGAACTACTAGAGTACATCACTAATTCTGCATATTTTTCGGCCACATTCTGTATACTGTGCATATCCATATTATTTATGTCTGGATATGATAAAAGAATATCTATATCATAGTTTGGTTTTAATATAATATTAATACCTAATTCATTAGGATTTTTAGTACTATTTTTATTAAAAAAGCTCTTATAATAATGTAATAATTTTTTTAGCATTATCTGGTATATGTTCTATATGTGAATTTATATCCAAAGCATAGTAATTATTATTTAATTTAATATCATTATATATAAAAGTGAGATAATATATATTAAGCTGATCCAACATAGTAACGTCTGTTAACTTAAAATTAGGAATAATACTATTACCACTAATCTTAGTTAAGATAAATTCTAATGATTGTTTTAAGTCTATGTAAGGTTCCAAAACAATATTGGGCAGATACAGCTGTGTTGTGTTGGTCGATAGTATCTGATAACTATTATATTTATGATTTAAGACAAGTGCCAGTAAATTAATTTTAGCTTCTATCATAGGATCTGATTATTTCTAATGCTCTTTTGATATTCTGTCTAACAGCTTCTCTAGAAACCCCAAATTTCTTTCCTATTTGAGATAATGTATGATCTTCTAGATAGTAAAGTTTTATTTGTTCTCTTTGTTTTTCTGATAAATTATTATTTAATAAAAGATTATTAATTAGCATACTCAGATTCATTTCTTGTTCATTTTTCATTAATATGCTAATAGGCTCTTCTACTCTTGTATCTGGCATAGAAGAGTGCAAGGAATTATCTGAATCTTTACTATTAAAATCAAGACTAATTGTGTCATGACTTTTTTTGTATTTATTAGTAACATATGTTTTTATAGCCCAAATAGCACACTGGTTTCTATAAGAATATAGGGTTTTCTGCTGGCCATTTTTCCCTTTCCTGTCCGGATCAAATCTCCAATCAGCATACATTATTGCTGTTGCAACATCAGATATTGCGTCATTGTTTTTTAGCATCTCTGTAGATAAACCATTATAAAATTTTGGGCAAAACTTTGATATGGTTTTTTTTGCTAAACCAATATACGTATCTAGACTGTCGTATTGTTTTTCCATTGTGTTTTCCTTGTCCTTAAAGTATTAAATTTATTTAGTTAATTTTTTCCACTGATCCGAATCCGGTCTGTCTTTCTCTCCTGGTCTTGCTGGTCTATATTTTTTACCTTCTCTCTCTTTCTTTTTGCGGATATTATCCCACAAGCCTTGCTTAGAGGTTGCCTCTGTAGTATCATCGTCACTTTCTGGAGATAAGATCACAAAATCCCTGATGGTACTCATGTAGTCAGCAACAATGGCGATTTTACCCTGTAACCAGCTCTCTGTCAAGTTTTCTTTAACTTTTGGATCGTCAAGAGAATCTAAAATCCTGTTGGCATGTGCAACTATAGATTTTAAAGCAACAATATTCATTTCAATAAATTCATTTTTATAGTTTTCAAACTGTTCTTCCATCTCATCTTCATCTTCATCTTCTTCAATATCATCAGCATCTTCTATATTATAGTCCATAATTGTTGTTGATGGATTTAACATATTCATATCGGCTAAGCCATAATCATCTCTAGAATCTACTAAAGTTAACTGGTCTTCTGTTTTTCTTAAGTATTGACCTACTGTCCATGAAGCTCCAGCATTTGTTGTTCTATAGCCAACTATATATCCTATATTCTCTGGCATCTCTTCTATACTTTCAACAATACCTTCGCTACCATAATGCATACATGCAGTATTTATATTTTTAACATTGTCTCCGGTTTGTAATTTAGAAACAGCAACCGAACTATCTCCAGTTGGTCTGGAAACCTGTTCATTTGGATTTTTAGTTTTAAGTTGATTTATTTTTTCTTTTTGAGAATTAAGAGAATCATCATTAGTTTTTTTGTCAACTAATTCTGGTTTTAATGGTGGTTTAGCATTTGGATCAACGGCTGGACCAACTTCTACAGTCGGAACAGGGAGCATTGTTGCTTCAGTTTTTTTAATTAGTTTTTCTACATTATTTAATAAATCATAAATTCTGTCCATAATTATTATCTCTTATATAGTTTGTAAAAAATAAAATCAGTAAAAATTATTGAGGCTTGATTATCTGATGGATAATGAACACCCTGTAAAACCCTGGCATAACCACTCTTATTTACAATTTGATCCAATTCGTATTTAAACTCTGGATGAGAATTCGCTACGAGATTTCCAGCTAATCTAGCATACACCGTATGTCCAGATGGGTAAGATGGGGTTTGATGAGTATCTGTTTCAATAACATTAATTGTTAATCCATAAAATTTGGCCAATTGATAAGGTCTTGCTCTATTAAAATAGTATTTAGTATTAAGTATAAGAGGTTTAATGATATTGTATAGATTATCAAAATCATTTTGTGGAAAAATAATATTATTACTATCACAAAAGTCTATAACTAAAGATGCTGCATTCCTATCTATTTTATGTACAAATTCAACATCAGCATCATTTCTATTATTAGTAATTTTAGATATGTAAATTAATTCTTTTAGCGTAGAACCACTAGTATTTATAGGAGGATTATCAAGAATAGACTTGTAATCAAAATCAATTAGTTTTGAAACTTTTTGATCTTCTACTATTTTTGTAGTATATTTAATTTTATCTATATTAATAGACGGTATTACTGAGCTGAATTCAGATAACAATTTATTGTTTCTCATCTATTCATACTTGAAGCGTTAAGAAATTATCAATACCCATTTGTTCAATTAGTTTTAGAAAACCTTCATATAATTCAATTCCATCTTCACTACCTTGTAGTAATTCAATAAACATTTGTACTGTAATTTGATCTCCAATCTCCATAGCAGTAATAATAACGGATCTTTCAGCAGCCGAAGCTTCTCTGACAGAATCAAGATTGTACTGTATCATAGCAACCATGTCATGACGTTTCCAAACTGGAATATTTAGTATTAATGGTTGGTAATCAACATCAAAAAATTCTAGTCTTTTGATATTAATTGCAGCATGTGTTTGTTCTTGAATTGCATCTTCTTTAATAATTGCTGCTAATTTCTTGTATCCCCATCTGTTGAGATGCTCTGCTTGTGCTGTTAAAACAGTGGTTTGTTGCCAGTGTATGTTTAATGATTTTTTTATTAATTCGATTACAGTATTTGATGAATATCCTGGTACTTCTTGTGCTTGTATTTGATTATCTAGATTCTCTTCTTGTGAGGTTTCTTGTTCTGATTGCTCGGTTGATTGTATGATTATCTCTTGTGCTTTAATTAAGTCTTCTATTGATTGCATATTGTTTCCTTTTAAAATAATTAATTACCAGGCTTTACAAGCCCAATAGCGAGCTTTATATTTGGGACCGGGATTATCACATCTCATTCTGGCTCTAAAACTTTTGCGTCTTGCTGGAATGTCTTTTTTGATTTCCATATTTGGATCACCAAAATTAACCTTGACAACATTACCACTCTCGTTCTTTACATAGACACTAAACTTTTTAGGTCCATCAGGTGTTCTAAAGGGTTTGTTTAAAGTTACTTTTCGTCCATTTTTTTCAGCAGCAATAACCTTTCCGTCTTCATCAAAAATTTCTGTTGCTTCTACTTCCCAGACAAACTCATTCCACTCATCATCCCATGTGCAATTATTGGCTAATAGTTCATCATGAACATCTTCTATTAATGATGATTTATTTTTTTTACTTTGGCCTATGCAGATAGCAACACGTTGCTTACTGTCGGGATAGTCCTTTTTCATAGTCTCGTCACCCATGCAACGAGATACGAATTTTTGTTTATCTTCGTCTTTATTTATTGATGGAATTGGCATATAATATCTCCTACTTAGAAATACACCTCACAAGTTGTTGAGCAGCATTCTCCCAAGAATACTTTTTAGCCGTTTTTATTCCATTAAGATTAGTATTTATTTTATTATTATAAGCATATCTCATATGCTCTATAATTTGATCAATTTGGTTTTGACCTAATTTTGCCCAATTTCCTTGACCAATAAAAGCCTTACCGTCGTAGGCTTTTTCTGTTTCTTCTATATCAATAAGATAAGAATTCTCTTTATTGCAAAATTCTGTATGGGCCGAATAATTTGTTGCTATAACTGGTTTGTTCATACTCATAGTTTCTAGCAATTCTAAATTCCAGCCTTCTGCTCGTGATGGGTATATTCCGCAATCACAATTAGATATTAGTTCAGCTATGTTTTGATGATTTTCTACTCCAGAAAATAATTTTATTCGACTATCTCCAGAATACATATCTTTCCATTTTGATAATTCATCAGCAGAAGAATAATTATTGGTGTTCTCTGATGCTAAAATCCATAATTCAACATCTTTTTCTTTTGGAAACGCTTGTGTGAATAAGTTATATAAAATATCATGACCTTTTCTAACTTCCCATTTTCCAATATTTAAAAATATATATTTATCATTATTTTCTTTTTTATAATTTTCATGAAAAATTTCTCTATTCACGCCCAAGGGCACAACATGACATTTTGTGTCTAAATGTTTTTCAACAATACTTTTGGCCCATTCGCTACTCACACATATTGCATCAGGGACACTCAAGCTTTTAATTTCGTAACTATTAAAAGTATCTAATTCAAAAAAAGGATAGGCTATATATTGTCCTTTGCCAAAATGCTCAAACAGATCAAACTGATGCCAAATTTTAAAACATGGAGCATTAATATCACAGGTTGGTTTTTTATTGAATAATTTAAATACTAAATCATAATCTTCTTGTGATGACAGTCCTGGTTGTCCTATGGGTAAATATGTTACGTCACTTATTTTATGCAATTCTTTAAGAATATTCAATGAGGCTATGCCATAGCCAGTATTATTAATAGGCGAACAAAAATTAATCTTCATTTTTCATATACCTTATTATGCGTATTATTTACTTGTATAAATGTTGTTTTTTTACCAAAATCTTTAATTTTATTTGCTCCAATATATGTACTAGCACTTCTTAAGCCACCATAGATATCTTGTATAATTTCTTCAGCCGTTCCTTTGTATGGAACAGTTACACATTTACCTTCTGCTGTTCTGTATTTTGCTACTCCATTATGGTGTTTATTCATAGCATTTTCACTACTCATTCCATAAAATGATAGGTAGGACTTTCTTAACCTTCTAGAATCTATAGGGCTTTGATCCTGCTTCAATTTCTCCCATATATTATCGTTGTTCAAATACTCATATTTCCATTCTCCCTCACACTCGTCTGTACCAGCAAATATGCTGCCTAGCATAACAAAATCAGCATTTCCACCAAATGCTTTGCAAATATCTCCGACTACTTTGCATCCACCATCAGAACAGATATGTCCTCCAAGACCATGAGCAGCGTCAGAACATTCCATCACGGCGCTCAATTGGGGGTATCCTACGCCGGTTTTTAAACGTGTGGTACATACACTGCCTGAACCTATACCAACCTTAACTATATCAACCTGACCATGAATAATGAGTTCTTCTGTCATTTCTGGAGTTACAACATTACCAGCCATAATAACTGATTCTGGATATAAATTTCTTATTTTACGAGCAATTTTAACAAACTGTTGCGTATATCCATTTGCAACATCTAAACAGATGTTAGGAGTTTCAAATCCAAGAGTTTTGATTTGATCAAATACATCTATCGCTTTGTTAATGTCTTTCTCACTAGTACCAATGGAATAAAAGACAAGATTTTTATTAGCTATACTATGATCAGTGTAAAATGCTACATAATCTACTGAATTATAGTGTTTATGTAAACAGGTTATTGCATTTTGCTTAATCAATGATTTCGCCATAGCAAAAGTTCCAACAGTATCCATGTTAGCAACCATAATAGGAACAGCTAATAATTTTCGTGGAGAATATTTAAATTTGAATTCTCTTTGAATGCACACATCGGATCGACTATTTAGTGTTGATCTTTTGGGGCGAATAAGAACATCGTCAAAATCTAGTTTTATTTCATTAATAATTTTTTGCATCAAGCATCCTTTAAATATTTATCAGTATCATAACATTTCCAGTGACGAAAATCTTCAAAACCTTGTTCACTAATACAAATTTTTGGACCAGTTATTATACCCTTACCTTTATAGTGAGTTAAGGCAGCAAGGATCGCACATATATGGTCGGTGCAATCAACTATAAATTTTATTTGACCAGATTTTACATAATATTTTGGCATGCTATATATTAAAAAAATACCATCTATTGTAGGTATTGATTTCTTTTTGTGAATTAATCTCACTAAGATAAGACTTAATATCATCCCAAGAAGAAAAAATCATTTTATGAGGAACAGTACCGAATAACCAATCCGGAGCGTTTTCTTTCCCCTGAACCATATGTATTACGATAGGTTTCTTTTGACGGTTTGCCCAAAAAATTTCTTCATATGTTCCGCAAGGATGAATATCAAGATCGAGATTTACAATTAAGAAATCACTTATGTCTACTAATCTAAGATCAACAGATCTAATCGTCTTCATTAGCTGAGACAATTCATCGTATTTTCCAGCATTTTTTAATTTAATTTTATGCTTATGTGTTACTTCATCTTCTTGACCAATAGCTGTGGGTTTTTTTATAGGATTAAAAACTATAATATTAAGAGACTGAAGAAATGGTGTTATATTGTCTCTCCAACCATTTCCTCTATCCGCTACCCTATCCATAGCACCAGCTAAATAAACTCGCTGATTATTTAATCTATTCATTAATATCTATCACAAAAGAAAAAAGTAAAAATATTTTTAGAATGATGAGTGGTTCTATCATTAGATAGATTATTTATTCCAGATACAATACCACCTAGTATAGCAACAATAAAGCAAATTATTAAAAAGGGATCCACGATTTCACCAAATTTTTGTTGTTTAGTTTCGTACCAATCATGTGTATTATACTCGTCAGTCATGCGTTTAGCAAGAGGTTTTTATTCGTATTCATGAGTATAGGAATCTTGCTATTCTGGCAGTCCAAACTACTATAATCAGGTATTTGTAAACATTAACTATTAATTTTTAAATGACTAGAAAAACAATTTTTTGTGATATTGACGGTACAATATTTAAACATCAAAAAACATTAAATAAGATGCTAATTAAAGCAGAGATACTTCCTGGTGTTATCGATAAATTTTTAGAGTGGAGAGAAAAAGAATACTATATAGTATTAACCACCGCAAGACCACAGGGCTGTAGAAAAGCAACAGAAAATCAATTATTGAATTTTGGTCTTTTCTTTGATGAATTAATTATGGGATTACCTTCTGGCCCAAGAGTCTTAATAAATGACACCAAGCCGAATGGAACAATTACTAGTTGCGCTGTAGCACTAGACAGAGATACTGGATTTCAAAATTTAGAGGTATAATTATGACTTTTAAAGAATATTATCAACATTATTTAAGTTTACATCAAAATAAAACTTGTAGAAGGTTGCACGTTTTGGGTCAGCTATTAACTATTACGTTTGTGTGTACTGTTTTATATTTTAGAGGATGGTTTTTATTACTATTACCATTAACTCCTTTCATAGTGTATCCATTTGCATGGTCTGGACATTTCTATTTTGAAAAAAATAAACCAGCAGCATTTAAGAACCCAGTATTAGCAAAATGTGCAGATTGGGTAATGTTATTTGATATTCTTAGAGGAAAAATTCCGTTTTAATTCAGAAGAAGAAAATATTTTTGGCAAACGGATAAAAACTCTGTTAATATTATTTTTATCACAAATATGTTTTTCTTGTAAGTTTTCATTATTAATAGATCTATCTCCACTATTAAAAAAGAATATTTCTATACTATTATGATTCATATCATTGGTTAATAGCTCTAAAGTAGAGGAAATAGATGAATCTGTATCTATAGATAATACTGCTTTGTCTACAGATTTAAGATTACTTACTATAGATAGCCTATGTTTTTCGTCCATAAATTCAGTGGATTTTTTTAATTGTACTTGGTAGTCATTATTTACAATACAAATTAAATAGTCGCATTTCTCTTTTGCAGAATTTATATATTCGATGTGCCCAATATGGATTGGATTGAAGTATCCGGAGACGATACCTATTCTTTTTTTATTCATTTATAATAATAGATCCAGTTTTAGAAACATTTAAGTCTATAAAATTATTAAAAAAGTTTTTTTGAATTTGTAATTTATCTTCTTTATTTTTTGTAATTCCAAATACGAATCCTGATCCTCCACTCCCTATCAATTTTCCTCCAATCATACCTGATTGACTCAAACTGTCCATAAGCTCGTCTGTTTTTGATACTGATATCAAAGACGATATCCTCTTTTTAGATTCCCATGACTCTTTAAGCAGGCTACCGATGTCTGATATGTTTTCTCTGCAAAAAGCATCATATCCATCATGTGCCAATCTGAGAATATCTATTTTATTCTTATCGTCACTTCCTGTGTCGTGTGCTGTTGCTATTTGAAAAGATTGCCTTTGATTGCCTGTATATATTAAGAAAGAATGGTCGATAAATTTATTAATAAAATTTTCAGAGATCGGCAAAGGTCTAACAGAAAAGTCTCCAGAAGTATCAATAGAAATGGAATTAAAACCACCATATGCCGCCCATATTTGATCTTGTATACCTCCGATCTCATTAAGATGTTGTCTTTCTATTTTGATTGCATAATTAGCTAATTCTTTGGTAGAATATTTATATCTATATCTTAAAGCATTAATTAGTCCAACAATAAATGTTGAAGATGATCCTGTTCCTGTTTGTGCTGGAAGGTCGCTCAAGCAAGATATTTCTAATCTCTCGTCTAATAAATTAAAATATTCTAATACTCCACGAACTCCGTTGTGTTGTATATCCTTATTATTACTAACTGTTTCTATTTTTGAATATGATATTTTAGATATATAATCAAATATATATGGATTATTTCTAACCATAATATAAGAATATTTATCAATAGCAAATCCTACTAACAATGATCCGTGTTTTGAATAAAATGATTCATAGTCTGTTGACCCGCCGAATAAAGATATTCTATATGGAGTTTTAGAAATTATCATTAGTAGTTAAACATCCCAGTCGTGTCTGTTAAGTCTTTACAAAAATTATATAATTCTATTATATTACGATCAAGAGTAGTATCTTCGATACTAAAGCCTAAATCATATAGTTTTTGACTACTAACAAGATAGTCTCTTTTATCAGGATCTGTCGTTTCGTTATGTTCTACTATTTCGCAACCTATAACCTTTTGAATTTGTTTAGCAAAATCCAACTTTGTAGAATTTAATGAATCTGCACCCAGATTATATACTTGTCCACGCATTTGATCAAAATTATTAATTCCAAATACAAAAGCTCTACATATATCATAAACAGATATAAAATTTCTTCTAAAGTTTCCATCATAAATATCTAGTTTATTAGTTTTGCTTACTTTATAAACAAAATTGTTAACCAATAAATCTAGTCTTGGTCGGCCAGACAAACCAAAAACAGTAGCCAGTCTAAAACAAACAACGTTATTATATTCTTTTAATAATAGCATTTCAGTATTTTGTTTTAGTTTACCATATAATGATATAGGATTAGAGGGACTTGTTTCTGTGCATACGCTACCTTCTGGAGTTGTTCCGTACCCAGAATTAGTATTTGGATATAAGATTTTTTGTTGTGCAGTAACTTGCTTCAATAAATGTGTATACCAAGTATAATTTATACTAGTTGATAATTCAGGAATTTTATCACATGCTGGCGCACCAACTATTGCTGCTAAACAAACAATATAATCTGCAGTTTTTATATTATTTATTAAGTTATTTGACCAATCAAGGATGTCTTCATTATAAAAATCTATTTGTGGATGGTCTAAATAAGATTTTACATATTTCCATTGATTGTAGTATAAATTGTCAAAAGCTGCTATTTTTACATTTGGTAAAGTTTTAACAATGTGTTGACATAGCGAACTGCCAATGTATCCTGCGGCACCAGTAATTAATATTTTCATAATGTTTTAATCTTTTTTAGTGTTATTGGTTTTATTTTATATTGTCCATTCGTTCCAATTGTCTAATGTATATGTTTTAGCAGAATTTATGCTATTTGTTTTAAGTAGCAATAAATCATTTTTATTTAATAATAAATGTTCTAAGTAGTAGTATAATTGATTAATAGTATCTGTTACTGTTTGATGATCATATAAATTAATATATTTTTCGATACATCCAACATTGTTATCATGCCAAGATAGTTTTTCAAATCCATTGATAATATAACCATTATATCTATGCTGTATAAATTCTTCTATTCCCCAGCCGTTTGTTGTTATTACTGGGAGACCATATGATAGTGCCTCGCATAAGGAATGGCTATGTACTCTTATTGATGGTAATACTACAACATCAGACTGTCTATATAAAAAATCAATATCTTCATCTTCCATTTTCATATTATATACTTTAATATTATAATTTGAAAGTAAATCTCCTGGTATCTGGGCTGGTATTTGAGATCTAATAATTAGTTTAATATTATCATATTTTTGATTTAGAAGTTTTACTGCTTCTAGTAGAAAATGTCCACCTCTTAAGAAAAAATTATTTGGATCATCATGGTATGAATTTGTAAATAAAATTGTAAAATTAGATCTATCAACAGATAAAAGATTATTTTTTGTATTGATGCCTATTTTTTTATATACTGTTTTTTTAGCGATTATATCACTATTTGTTAGGTTTGGCAATGCTTCGGCCATTTTTTTTATATGACAGATAATTTTTTTACATCTACTATCTTCTAATGCATTTTTAATATTAATAGTTTCTGGATGATTTTTAAAATCAATATTAAATGTATTGCCATTATTTATAGAGTGATATAATGTGCATTGATCTTCAAAATTAAAAATATATTCTATGTTAGCATCTGGGTCAATAATTGGTAAATCTGCATGTATAAAGTATTTGCTATTATTTTCAAGTTCATTTTTTTCTATATAAATAGGATGATGTCTAATAGGAGTATAGGTAATTTTTTTTATTTTTTGCTCTACAAGAGTAGAGAATATAGGATGTTTTCTTCCATAAAAATTCATATTAATTATCTATTATTGAATGTAAAAATATTTGATGTACACATTCAACGACTCCATAACTTTTAGAATTTATCCAATAATCCAATACTGCATGATGGCCAAACTCTTTTCTAATTTTGTTATCAGCATCAAAACCTGTTAACAAAATAAATTTAATATTATTTTCATAACAATATTTTGCAGAATTAAATATGTTTAACGAATTTCCTGATGAAGATATTAGAATCACAAGGGTATTATTATCTTTATAGCTGTCTATAAATTTAGCATAAGCATTTTCTACTCCATAGTCATTCATAGAAGCAGTAAGCATAGTGGGGTCTGAGAAAGCCAGAGATTTCTTGTTTAAGAATTTTATATAATCTACAGCAATATGAGATGCTGTTGCATTACTTCCGCCATTGCCAATAAGAATAATTTGACTGGCATCATTAATTGATGCTAATAATAAGTCACGATCTTGTTGATTTATTAAAGATATTGCTTGATTTGTTTCTATTAAATTCATTATAAGACACTCCGTTTGATATATATATAAGTAGTGATTTTAGTCTATTTATTGGAAAAATTCTTTCATAGCAGTTTTAATACGCTCAATATTTTCTGGTATCATATATCTATGAGTACCTATATGGATACCATTATTACCACAATAGATAGCAGAATCATAAGATGCTTTATTATCAATAAATTCTTTCATTCCTGTATGATGTCCACAAAATCCAAAATTTCTTTTCCAATGTATATTGTACTTATCAAATAATGTAGTTAATTGTTCTATCTTTTTGTCGAAAGTCGGTTTAACTGTTATACTGAATCCGTGTGGCATAACCTCCATATAAATTGGCTCATCACTAAACCAAGCAGATTCAGAGTATTGTTTGGAAAAATTTACTAATTCTAACCATATATTTTTTCTTTGCTTAATATTCTCATGAAACTGATCCACGCCTTCAAGAGCAATAGCTGCACATAAATCAGTAGTTTTAAAATTGCTACCGAATCTTATATGATCAAAATAAGCACTTTTACCAATTCTTCCATGAGACCTTATGCTGGTAATCAAATCTTTTAATTTTTCGTCATCAGTATATATTAAAGATCCCTCACCAGCTTGAACTAAATGAGCTTGAAACAAAGAAGAACATCCTCCTATCGCATAGCTATGACTAAATTTACCTTTAAATTTGCTTCCATAATTTTCACAACTATCTTCAAATAATATTAAATCATATTTTTCAGCAATATCTCGTAGTTTATCCATTTCTGATGGCCTGCCCATTGTACCTATGGGGTAGATAGCTACAGTATCCTCATCAATTGCATCCTCTACTAGTTCTTCATTAATATTTAGAGTTTCTGGTTTTATATCTACCCATTTAGGTTTTAATCGCCCAGATACTATTCCAGTGCTGTTAGCTATAAATCCCAAAGCTGGACAAATAACATTACTTTTTCCTCTAATAACTTTACGTTTACATATTTCTGGCAAAGCTAAAGTCATAGCAACTAAAGAAGATGTTCCACTAGATGTCGCTATGGCATATTTTGTGCCCATGATTTTAGCAAATTTTTCTTCTAGCAGTTCTGTTTTTGGACCCATGCTGATCCAATTAGTGTCTAAACAATCTTGAATATGCTTTTTGGCTATATCTCCAATAGCTAAATGGCCGAATTCTATTCTTTTCATTTAATATTATTTCCTATTAGGTGGTTTATTAATTTTTGAATACGATGGTTATTCCAGTTCCTTTTTGCTCTCCTGGTTCTGTAGGAACATTACCAAAGCCACCGCTTAGTATCGAATGTCCTTTTATGGTTATGCAATCATAGTATTTTTCTACATATTGTCTTAATTGTATACACCCTGGCCATAAACAGGTATCGTGAAGTATGCATATTCCACCAGAATTTATCCTAGGCCAGTAACTATCAAAGTCAGCTTTTGCTTCGTCCCATCCATGATCTCCATCTATATGAACAAAATCAAAATTTGTTAAATCAGAATTATGAGCATCCATATGTAATGGAACAACATTAACATTAGATTTTTCTTTGGTTTTTTTAGATATACCGTCTATATTCGCTGTTAAATGACGATCACAAGCATAATATGTAGACTCTGGTGCTCCAAATAAATTTGCATAAACCCACGTTGTACCACCATCATCTACACCTATCTCAAACATTTTATGAAATTTACGATCTCCAATTATTTTTTTGAGATAATAGAGTTCCTCATAACACTGCTGCATTCCTCTGCCACTTGATGATCCCCAATTATCATCGAAAGCAATGCAAAGTTCTGAGAGTTCTTTGTCATCAGAGCTTAATACTATCTCTTTATTACTCATAACTGCGCACATATAATTTCCTTTATGTTTATTTATTCTAAAATTTTTCTTTTTAATTTAATATTATTCATTTTATTAATATTTTCTATCGCTTTGTCACCAAATTTATTTTGTATCTTATTTAAGAATCTAGGATTTTCAAATAATGTTCTGAAGGCATAATCTCTAAACTCTAAAACTTGTTTGGATGATAATGAGTATGTTCTGCTAGGAATATGATCATATGATAAAAATCCAAACTCAGAATATTCTTGTGGCAATTCCCAACCTTCCTGTACAGCCTTTAAATATAATGGACTTCCAGGAAGAGATGTTGCACAATATATATTACTATTTTCTGCGTTTAGTTCAAGTGCTAAATTTAATGTTTCTTGCATTGTATCATATGTATCATGACCTAATCCAACTATATAATTAGCACAAACATTTATACCAGCATCTTGTATCATTTTAACAACTTGGCGTATATTGATATCTTCAAATTTGCCTTTCGTTATTTCTCTTCTAATGTCGGTATTTCCAGCTTCTATTCCTAGTGCTAACCAATTCACACCGGCTTGTTTTAGTTTTTCTAAATATTGCGGTTTTACAGTATCTACTCTGGTATATGCCCATATATTAAAATTGTATTGTCTTTGAATTATAAGATCGCATAAAGTTTCAAAATGCTTTGGTTTTAAAACCCACATTTCATCAGCTATCTTAAGCTGTTTTACTCCTTGATTAGCTAAATAATCTAATTGATTAATAGTAAATTCTGGTTCCCAATATCTAAAAGTATTGAATGAAGACGCTGCTTTATTTAGATCATTGTCCGTTCTGTTAATAATATTAATCATACAAAATTCACATTTATATATGCAGCCTAATGATGTATATATACTTGCAAATGGAGATCTATCAGCATCTATATAATTAGCATGCCAACTACTTGTTCTATATTTAGACAGGGAAGGCATTAAATCGTAAGCGATGCCAGGTAAATCTTGTGTTAATAATTCTTGAGGAACTATTTTTTCTGCTGGATTTAATCTTATATTATTGTCAGAATCTCTGTATGCTATCCCATTTATTTTTGATAAATCATTATCTGATAAATTACTTGCCAAAAGATTTCTTAATGCATATACTCCTTCATTTGTTAGACAAATATCTATCTCTTTATGTTTTTCAAGTGTTTGTGTGGGTAGTGCATTTATATGTGGTCCCACAAAAGCAATTTTAAACTCATCACCAAGAACAGAGGAAGATTCTATTGCTCCTGACATTGCTGCTGTTGATGCGTTAGGATTCTGTCCTGTTACAACAAAAAGAACTAGTCTTGGATTATATGTTTTTACTGCATCATAAAATTGATCTGGTGAGGGGCGTTCAATCTCCATATCGTAAATTGCTACGCTATATGAGGATCTTATAGAATTAGCCAATAATCCTGCCCAAATATTAGGTTCTTTAGCAGAAAAATCCGCTTTTAAATCTTGGTATAGTCCAGCAGCCGATGGAGCAACAATAAGAAGATCAACCATTGTATAAGTCTCCGTGTTCTATTATCAAATGAACTCCTTTGTTATTAATGCAAAAATCATATGCTGGATATACTTGATGAGCATATATCAGATTAAATACATTTATTTTATCACACATGTTAGATATTTCTGACGCCCAGTTTGCTTTGTGTTGATGGCCGGGATCTAATGGATATTCACTGCCAATTACGGCTTTTAATATAATATGTGGAATTCCTCCACCCATCAACTCCCATTTATCTAAATGATTAAGTATCTGATTGGCCGCACAAATTAAAAAATTCATTCTTGGGTATATGGATACTATTTTATCTCCATTAATCGACATGCCAAGAGCTATTCCTGTTTGCATTTCTTCTGCAACTGGCAATTCTATTCTTTTTGATTCTTCCCAAAAAGCTGCCTGCCTTGTTATTGCATGTCCTTTATATCTTACCGCTTGTCCAATAATAACAGTATTATTATCAGCTAAAAGTTTCATTCCTCGATCTATTTCTTCTATATATTTCATATTAATTTATTAAAAAGATACGAAAGTACCTGTTCCTGAATGTGGATAATTTGAGGTATATGAGTAGTATATAATATTACAGTTAGAATTAAATTTATTAATTAAACTTTTATAGAATTCAATTATATCATTAATAGCAACAATTCCCCAAGCACTTTGAGTTGGAGTATCTACCGATTTATTATTATCTTCTATAATAAATGTTATTGGTAAGTTATTAGATATAGCATACATTATAGATTCATGTGATATTCCTGATCTAAATGACATATCTCCTAAAAAGCACCAAACTTTATTGGTTTGATTGGCTCTTTGAATAGATAATGCTGTTCCTATTGCTATGGGAGGAGTTCCAGAGACTATAGCAGAAGTGTAGAATTTATATTCTGGAAAATTCATTGCCATAGACTGTGATTCTAAAATCCTAGCCTTGACTCTATCTTGAGGTATGCCTTTTAACAAAGCATGTAAATGGTTTGCCCATGTACAGTATACATAATCGTCTGATTTTATATTTTGAAAAATTTCTATAAGACTATCTTCATTTCCATCACGCAGATGGATAGGGCCTCGTATTGAGGCTGACTTATATAATTCTCCTATATCAGATTCAAAATCTATTAATTCTTGTTTATCCATTGTTTAAGTTGGTTTAATGAAAAGGAATTGTTGTCTCTATCAGATACTATAGGCGAAAGGCTAGTATCCCAGTTTGGTTGTATATTTTGATCATTATATCGAACACTCCACTGATGTTCAGGTTCAGTATAATATTCGCTCCATTTATAATAAAAAATACATGTCTCGCTAAGACATTGATGGGCATTTAAAACTCTTGGAGGAACCAATACTGACACTGATTGCTCAGAGTTGGAGTCTAAAATATATTCTTGTTTAATATCTTTATCAACATCATAAGTTATTAGTTTAATTATACCATCTAGACAAGTTATTAATTTCCATGTTTTATTATCTCCATGGAATCCTCTAATAACACCTTTGTGAGATTTTGTTACTTTATCCTGAACAAATTTAATGTCTGTTTGTCTATTGTCATAGACAGTATATATAACTCCTCTATGATCAATATATTTATCATTACATATATTAGACATTATTTTTTTTAGCTATAATTGATTGAATATAATCTATATATTCTGGTATTGTTGGCAAATATTGTGGTTTGGCACTAATATCAGCAACATAATCATTTATATCATCCTTATCTCTGCTTGATGTATGAAAAGAATTATGATCTATGCTTATATTATAAAGTCTGTAGACCCTATCAACATTTTGAAAAATCTTAAATAAAATTATATCAACTCCCCACATTCTGATATTCGATGGGAAAATACCTTTAATGTAGTTTACAAATGTTTTTGTAACTATAGGAAAACATGGACCATGAGTATTTTCTGATCTTATTTGTCCAAGAGAGTCCTCTGAATTTGAATTATGAGTATTATCAGATATCGCTATCATCATGATATCATCTTTAGTTTTATTATCTTGATAAAATTGATATATAATATAATCCCAATTTTCAGTATTCATTATAGTATCATCATTTAATACTAACACCAACTCTCCTTTAGCAGCCACCGACCCTGCATTATTGTAGTCTCTTTGCATGTATTCACTTCTATTAACTATCATTATTAAAAGAGAATTGCATTCGGTATTGTCAAATTTGTTTATAAAACTAAATTTTGATTGTAATTCAATAGCAGTTTGTAGCGTTTCTGTATCGTCATTGTCTATCAATAAAATAACTTCAAATAATCTATCATCTTTATAAGATTTATCTAATAAAGAATTTAAACAATCAATTAATAATTTTGATCTTTGTCTTGTTGGAATAACAACAGAAATTTTGTAGTCTGGAGACCATCCATTATCATACATTCTTGGTGCTGAGATTGTCATGCTATGCTAATGTCCTATTTGCTGTGATATTATATTTTATATTATTATAGTCAAATTCATTAGATTTTAAATATAAATTATTTTTTATATAATATTTTAGATCATTATTAATACAAAACATTTCACTGTCATACTGTTTCGGATCATGCATTAATACATGTCTACATTCTTCAAAACCTAGACCTAATTGTATCGCATACGAGTTTAATATTCTGTCCATATATCCACTTATAGCAAATGGGTGGTCATATGAGTCTCTTCCAGTATTTTTCATCCATATACTTGGATGAAATCCAGAACTTTGACCATCTATACTAATAGCATGAGCAACAATATCAGAAGATACTGCCCATCTTTTTTTAATTGAGGCACATATAAATGAAAAAACAGATTCGGTGCAATATCCAGCAAAAATGTCAGGAATGATATTGCCAAAAAAATCTTTGATATTTCTAGAGAATATTTGACAATGTAGATTTAACGATGATCCTACAGAAACGCATTGTTTTCCAACAGAATCAGTTATTATGCCATCACCTGAATCTAAATCCCCCACATTGTCCAACGAAACACCTTGATCAGTATCTGTAGTACAACATACCATAGCATATGGTCCAGAGTTCATTATTTCGACCATATTTGGAAGTGTGTTGCTTTCTGCAAAAATTATACCAGAATCAATATATAAAAATCCATCATAGCTATTGTCATCAAATATATTACACGTATGATTGAATGAAACATTCACAGGAACTTTATCTTTTATATTATTAATTTTTATTTGTGGATAAATATCGTTTAGTTCATCTATTACACGATCACTAGATAAACAAGAAGATATAACTATATCATGATCAACATTTGTTTGAGCTATTAGTGAATCTAATGCGCTTTTATAGTAATTTACATTTTCTCTATTAGAAATTCCACATATATTATAGACACTTAATATTTTCATAAAAGTTTTTGTACCTTATCTTGGACAGGTATAGTGAATAATGTATTCACATTAAATCCTGCCGACATTGTGCGATTTATCATATCCATAGCCGTTGTATCTTTTTGTCTCATTGTTAAAGCACCAAGAGAATTATGTAATATATGGTCTATTTTTAGAAAACCAAGATCAACAACCCTGTTTGCTTCATTGTATATTCTATATGTGACCACATCAGATCCGTGATTGCCATAAGTATCATCCATGATAAAGCCTAATTTTTTTGCAGCATTTGTTGAGACTATTGGAAAAGCAGCATAAGATGAGTCTACTCTGTCTATGCTATTGTCTTTGGTGCGTCCATAAACAATATCACCGAAATCATTTAGTATATCGTATGCTTGTTTATCCCAATGCCTTGTTGTTAATAAACAATCGTCATTCAAAACAAAAATATATTTTCCATAGATTGCTTCTAACATAGAATTTAGTCTAACATGAAGATTACTATTTCTGTTTTCTATATGAACTTTGCATTTTGTATATTTATTTGTTATATTACTATATTCTGATAGATTAGGATCATCAGAATCTAATCCCACATGAATTTCATAGTCTAATAAACATGTCTCATTTATGGATTTACACAAACCCTCAAACATATCAGGTCTAGATCTAGACATTAATACTATAGAAAATGCTGTCATCTTGATTTATTTTTTAGGAGGATAGTTATATGATGTTACAAAAAATTTGCCCCAAATATCATGAATTAAATCTGTTATAAAATTCCAATTTCCTCCGGCTAGTCCAGAACCGAATTTTGGACAATGAATTTCTATGTTTTCATTTTTATTGATAAAACCAGTATTTGTATGAATATATTGAGACAAACTATTCATAGATTTTACTAAGGCTAAATAGTTTAATGGCCTAATGTTGTCTGATGATCTTGTTCCATTTTGAGCTATCATATTAACAAAAAGTAGTTTATGTTTAAATTTTTCATTTTCATAAACCTTAAGCACTTGAGAATATCCAAGATTATTTTTAAGAAAATTTTTACCAAGTAAATGATAGTTTTCTTTTACCATAGGATACTTTGATGCTACTTGTGCGGCAAATCCTGCGCCAAATAAATCAATGTTATTACAAACATGAGGAACAAAAACTGTGGCTCCCTCATTTCCTAAGGTTACTCTTTCTCTGATAGTTTCAAATAAATCATGATTAGAGTATACGATATTATTTGACGTATATTTTTTATTGGTTATTGTTGTTTTCATGAGTCACCTGATAATTTTTTGCCATTTGCCTAAAGGACACTCTTGATCAGCCCATGCTAATTTGTTTAAAAACTTACTTTTTTTATCTATGGAACAACCGCATATTCCGCATTCTGATTTTATTCTATTAAAATCCGAACAATCCATGCATATAGAATATCTATCTAAAATTTCAGATTGCGTAGTTTTTGGAAATCCGTTCCATACGTGAAAGAACAAAGACTTAAGAAATGTTCGTATTCGTAATAGCAGCATCTTTTTGTCTTTCTTTTATGGCAATAATGTTATTATTTTCATCTAATGTGAATATGTCCACCGGATCAATCATTGCATCAGACTTAATCCATTTACACGATCCATTATTTAATGATACTGCTAATTTATCACCATTTTTTTTAAAATCTGAAGTTAATACAAAATATGTATTTTCAAATATAAAACAGTTACCAATATTTATTTCTTCTAAGTATTTCATATTATCTATTATCTATTATAATATTGATCCCAATCTTTCCATTCTTCTTCTTCAAAACTTTCTTTTATTTTTTTTAATTCTTTTTTTGAATTATTTTTACCAATTACATCATCATCAACAAATGTTTTTTTGATATGATGTTTTTTATTAAGTTTGGTTCTTCTTTCGGATTTTCTGTCGTTATTGTCTTCTGAGTTTTTCATGGCCTTTCTCAATTTATCGGTCGTCATGATCTATTATATTCTTATCAATGATGCGTGTCAATGGGATTTTTAATTTTTTTTAAGCTTGACTATACGGTAAAACTAATTACTATTGTGCAGGCCGGACAATTATTACTTAATATACTACTATCATCCCAATGAATAATACTACTATCGTTACGGGAATATGGGATCTTGGTAGGGATTCTTTACAGGATTCATGGAAAAGAAATTTTCAACACTATATTGATAACTTTTCCACGCTATTGCAATCATTAGATGATGTTCCAGTTATAGTTTTTATAGATAAAACTTTAGAACATTTAGTATGGAAATATAGAAAAAAAGAAAATACAGTAGTATACCATCATTCTAAGGATCAATTTTCAGGGTCATTTTTCCCATTCTTTGATGATGTTCAAAAAATAAGGAATAATCCAGACTGGTATAATCAAGTAGGATGGCTTAAAGATAGTACCCAAGCAACAATGGAGTACTATAATCCTATGGTAATGAGCAAAATGTTCTTACTTCATAATGCTAAAATATATAATCCTTTTAATACAGAATATATGTTTTGGTTAGATGGTGGTATAACAAATACTGTTCACCCTGGTTACTTTAGCCATGACAAAGTGATAGAAAAACTAGAACATATTACTGATAAAATGCTTTTTGTATGCTTCCCTTATTCTTCATCAACTGAAATTCATGGATTTGAAATAAATAAACTAAAAAAATTAGCAAATAACGATAATGTTAATAGGGTTGTTAGGGGTGGATTTTTTGGCGGACATATAGAATATATATCAAAAGCAAATAATTTATATTACTCTTTGCTTAATGACTCTTTAAAATCTGGATATATGGGAACAGAAGAGAGTATCTTTACGATAATGTCATATTTAGATGAAGATACGTATGAATGCTCAATGATAGAAGACAATGGATTGATATCAACTTTTTTTGAAAAAGTAAAAGAGAATAAATCCATCACCATCACCAGCACAAATAAACCAATTAGAAAAAACCATAAAATTAAAGATATAGCATTATATATAAATGCTTTTAATTTTCCAGAACAGTTACAAATGGTTTTAGATAGTTTTGAAAAATATGATACTGACTTTTTGAAAAAAACCCAAAAAATATTAATTAACAACTCTACTAAAGAATCTGTTTTTGAACAATATGATAAAATATGTGACAAATATAATTTCAAAGAACATATTAAAAAAGGAAATCTTGGAATATGCAGAGCAAGACAGTTGGCTGCTGAGGATTTTAATGATAATGGATATAAATATATGTTCTTCTTTGAAGATGATATGTTATTAGATTTTGATGGTAGATGCAATTTTGGATTTAATAAAAAAGTTAATAATTTATTTAATACTGCTATAAGAATAATGGATACTGAAAAGTTTGATTTTCTAAAACTAAGTTTTAGTGAGTTCTTTGGGCACAATGGGGAACAATGGAGTTGGCACAATGTGTCCTCAGACAGTAGAATAAAATACTTTGGAAGAGGAAATAAAAGACCATTTACAAACTTTAATAATATAAAATCTTTTAACGGAATACCATATGCTGATGGAGAGATTTATTATTGTAATTGGCCCCATATTATAGATCAAGAAGGTAGTCAAAAACTGTTTTTAGACACAAAGTGGGACCATCCATTTGAACAAACCTGGATGAGTCACATATATAGTCTAACTAAAGATAAGAAAGTTAATCCTGCAATATTATTATCTAGTCCTATAACCCATAATAGAGTATATTTTTATGAAGCAGAAGAGAGAAAAGAAAACTAGAATATCTAAAAATAAAAAAGATACTATTTTTATACAAATAGCATCATATAGGGATCCTCAGTTGGTTCCAACCTTAGAAGATATGATTAGTAAGGCTAAATATCCGGAAAATTTACGAGTATGTATTTGTTGGCAACATTCTGATAATGATGCGTGGGACAACCTGGACAAATATAAACAAGATGATAGATTTAAAATAATTAATGTTAATTATCTTGATGCAAAAGGTGTTTGCTGGGCCAGAAATATGGTGCAACAAGAATATGCTGGTGAAAAATATACATTACAGCTAGATAGCCATCATAGGTTTGCTCAAAATTGGGATGAAGAGCTAATAAATATGATTAAACTTTTGCAAAAAAAAGGTCATAAAAAACCATTAATAACATCATATATACCAAGTTTTGATCCTGACAATGATCCTGCTAATAGAGTACAAGAACCATGGAAAATGAATTTTGATAGATTCATACCAGAAGGTGCCGTATTCTTTTTACCGGCATCTTTTGACTCTTGGGATGATAAAAGTCAGCCTTTACCTGGTAGATTTTATAGTGCGCATTTTGCTTTTAGTGTTGGACAATTCTCAGAAGAGGTTCAACATGATCCAGAATATTATTTTCATGGTGAAGAAATTAGCATAGCAGTAAGGGCATATACTCATGGATATGATATATTTCATCCTCATAAAGTAGTTTGCTGGCATGAGTATACCAGAAGAGGACGAGCAAAACAGTGGGATGATGATAAAAAATGGGGAGAGAAAAATAGTTATTGTCATCTAAAAAATAGAAAACTTTTTGAAATGGATGGCGAAAAAAGAGATATAGACTTTGGAAAATATGGATTTGGTAAAATAAGAACTTTAAAAAATTATGAAAAATATAGTGGATTATCTTTCTCTAAGAGAGCAATAACCCAACAAGTAAAAGATCACAAACCTCCGCCGGACCCTAACCAAAATGCTTCTGACGAAGAATTCGATAAAAGTTTACTGCATATATTTAAACATTGTATAGATATAGGATATGATCAAGTTCCAGAAAATGACTATGATTTTTGGGCCGTTGCTTTCAAAGATTCTAATGGAGAAGATTTATATAGAAAAGATGCTGATGCTGATGAGATAAAACAAATGAAAAGTGATCCTGATAAATATTGTAAAGTTTGGCGAGAATTTCAAACATTAGTCAAACCTTCTAGCTGGATTGTTTGGCCTCATAGTATTAGTAAAGGATGGGCTGATCCAATAACTGGAAATTTATAGTATGAATAGTTATATTACTATAGGCGGACTAGGATCAAGATTAAAAAATATAAGTCCAATAGATAAGTATTTATTATATTATAAAAATAAAAGAATATATGAATGGATTTTAGATATTATTCCACAAGCTAAATTAATTGGGCATAATAAAACAAAAAATAGAAAATCTACCTTATCATTAATACCACAGCAAACAGATATACTAATTATAGATTGTGATATAATACCTTTTGAATTTAATATTAATAAAATTAATACTAATAATGATTGTATTTTTGTTTTTCACTCATGCATAAATAAATACGGGTCTCTGTCTGTTGATTCTAATAATAAAGTTATAGGTTGTAGCGAAAAAAATAATATATCAAATATTAAATGTAGTGGAATATACTATATTAAAAATTTGTCTAAAACAATATCAAATATGACTGATCCCAATAGTATAGCGTCTGGAATGATAGGTTCAGATATAATATATGAGAATACTTTTAAAAGACTAGGAGATATAGAAGACTATATGTCTGCTATAGAATTTGTATAATGATTATATCAGTAGATTTTGATGGAACACTGGCATTAGGAAATAAAAGTCATATTACTTTATCAGAACCTAATTATATTTTAATTAATAGATTACATCATCTTAAAAAAACATCAAATACTTATATAAAAATAGTTACAGCTAGAGGTGCAAAAGGTAAATTATCAACAACCGAAAAAGAAAAAAAATATTTACATTTAATCAAAGAATTTTGTGATATATACAATGTTCCTTACGATGAAATTTCTTTTAATAAAGAATATGCTGATTTATATATTGATGATATGACAATAAATGAATATGATAATTTTTATGGACAAATAAGTGATTTTACAAAAAATCAAATTATTTTTACAGATACTCGCGTTATTAAAAAATGTAAAACTTCTTTATTAGAAAAAGAATGGTATATTATAGCTAAAAACATAGTAAATGTTCCTGAAATATTATTTTGTAATGATAATACAATTATTACGTCCAGAATCCAAAATTCTAATCAACTAGATATCACAGATATTATTGATATTATTAATTTGTTTAAACGTAATAATATACATAATTATCCGTTTGAAACATATATAAATAATTTATTGCCAATTAATTATTGTAGCTCTAAAACAAAACAAATTATACAAAATCTTCCAGAGCATGATGGAACATTTTTTCATGGAGATTTAAGCATATCAAATATATTAAAAAATAATAAAGGTGTATATTTAATTGATCCAAATTATAAATATATTTTTGGAAGCTATTTGACAGACGCTGGTAAAGCATTTTTCAGTTATATCGCTTACAATAATGATTTTCATTCTGCTAAAAAAATATTAGATGTATTTGGAAATAATGTGATAAAATTTGCAGTTGCCGAAGGTCTGAGAGTTTGTAAGTATAAACCATTTTATATATCTATTGTTAATAATATAGCAGATATTTTATGATTAAAAATTTATCTTTTGTAATGTATACTAATGAAAAATATTTGCCTATAGCTAAGCTTTCTGTAGACAAGGTATTAGAATATTTCAAGCTATCTGTGCCTAAATATCTTGCTACTAACAGATTAAATAAAAACTTTGATTTAGATTATTGTGATTTTAAAATCATAGATACTAATACTCCTTTTAAAAATGACGGTTCTCACTTCAGAAATGTTATGTTAACCCTATTGAATAATCATGTAAAAACAAAATACTTTTTATATTTTTCTGAAGACTATTATTTAATAAAACCCTTTAAAATTAATAATTTAATTAAATTACTTTGTTATATAGAAGATAAAGACATTGGATACATGTCTCTTATTGGGCATCCTCAGTTTTATGGTTCTAAAAATAATGATACAGAATCTTATGACTTACCAGATATTATGCAGTTAAATCCGATGTCTTATATTTATAGTTTTAGTATGCAACCTTGCATATGGAATAAAGACTTCTTCTTACAAATCATAGACAGCAATCAAAGACTTACTTTGCCGATATTAGATACTACAAATTTTAAAAATAGAAAAAATCAACCATTATCTAGTGGTTGGGATTATAATTGGACTCCTCATAGTTTCGTATTTGATAGCTCTTTGTTTGGGAACTATGCTTTTGACACCCATAATGGAATAGATGATTACTATATACTATTATATAGTGAAATAGTTAGAGGAGGAAAATTTAATCTTAATACTCATAATAATAATAAAAATACAGTTAACTCTATAATAAAACAATACAATATTACATCTAATCCTATATATCAACAATTTTTATAAAATGAATATTATACAAATAGGCACTAACAAAAGTTATGATTATTTAACTTCTATAATTAAGTCTTATAAACTAGAAAAAATCCAAAAATTAATTCTAGTCGAACCGTTTTCTTATCATAACGATAGTATTATGAGCTGCTATAAAGAATATATAAATCAACTATTTGTGGAAAATATTATTATAGTTCCAGAAAAACATCATAATGAACAAGAAAAAATATGGTATCATGAATTAGATTCTATTCATCAGAATGCTTACGAATTAGCTAGTTTAAATCCACAACACGCTTCTCGTATTAGAAATCATTATAAAACGGAAGATATGAAATTCAATCTAATAGACTGTTATAATATTAATGAATTATTTAGTAAATACAATTTATCCCATATAGACATTTTAGCAGTAGACACTGAGGGGTTTGATGACAAAATTATTTATTCAATTGATTTTGAAAAATATAATATATCAACTATTTTTTATGAATATTTACATATAGATAAATATTTAATTCAAAAGTTTTTAGAAAATAAAGGCTATTGGGTTGATCATTCTATTGCCGAGGATCCTTATACTAGCAGAGCCATTAAACAATGAGTATAATAATATCATATAACAGATACCAACACAACTGGTATGTCGGGGAACTATATCATTCGTTTGCAAATCATATGAGTTCTTTATATAAAAATATACAAATAAAATCTTTATCAGAAATGGCAAAAGAATATAATGAACCGCTAGATGTCAGACCCAATACTCTCGCTTCTGTTTTTAATATTTATAGCTTAATTGTTTATAATACAGAAACGAAGGTAGGATTCCTACATTCTTTAGCAGACTACGCCCCTGTATTGATGGAGCACAAGGATGCTTTGCAAAAATTAAACATAAAAGCGTTTGCCTTTTGCCCTCATCATACACAAGAAGTAATAAACAGATATAAAATTAACAATATAAATTTAATACCTTCTTTTTATATTTTAGAGAATTGGAATGATCATGATTTAATATCTAAATATAAAAATGTTACTAAGAAAAATAAAAACTGTTATTTTAATGGCTTATGCTATGGTCATAGAGAACATTATGTTAATCATTTAAAAGATAATTCTTTTTTTGTGATGAGGAACAAGAGCAAATCGCCAGACTATAGGTCTAAACAAGACTATTATCAAGAATTATGCGAACACAAATATGGTCTCTCTATTAATGGTGTTGCCCAAATTTGCTACAGGGATCTAGAGTATTTCGGCACAGAAACCCTATGTATCAGGGAGCCAATGAATTTAATAACTAAGGACAAACTACAAGAAGATGTTCATTATAAAACTATATTAGATAATTTTGTTCAAAATAATATCTATTACCCAGAAAAAAAAGAAGAAATAGCTAAATATATTATAGATAAAATTAACAATATCTCTGACGAAGAAGAAAAATATATATTAAATAATGCTAGTAAATGGTTTGAAAATAATGCTCTTCCAGATAAACAAATAGAGTTTTTACACAATTGTTTAATTAGAGATAACATAATATAAATTTTATGAAAATATTATTTTCTACAGATTACGGTATGGGCATAGGTGACTTTATCGTAAAAATATATGCTATTTGTCACTTAAATAAATTTCTTAAAGAAAATTTTCAATATCATACTATTTTCGTAATAGAAGAATATCAGACAAATATTTTGACTAAACTTTTGAATATCTCGTTCTTCGATCAATACTTCGATGAATTTTATATTCAGAAATATCAAAATAATATTGTTAATAATTTACCTCATAATAATATAGTATTTAATAAAGAATCTTATTATAAAAAATATTCTGCTATTAATGACTACACTAAAAATGATAACAGGGGATACTGGGAAATTTATAGTAACAGCCCCGATCATCTCACTATTGACTATATGAAATTTGACTATAGAGATCCTTCTTCTAGAAAATCAGAACCTATCCCAGATTTTGATTTGAGAATATTCAATAACAATATTTTAGATCAAGTAAAAGTATTCATTGATAAAAATTTAAATGCTCCATTTGAATGTATCTACTACAGATATTTATATAATATAGACCAAAACCATCTTGAGTCAAAAATACAAAAAATTAAAACAAATTTAAATTCTAATAAATTAATTTTTTTAACAGCAAATTCTGAACAAATTAAAAAATATATAACAAACAATTTAATAAATAAATGTATAACATATAAAAATATAAATTTAGATATTACAGATGGGATTGGCATAGCCACTAATGATGAAAATAGAGCTATCGACCTTGCTGCTGAAATGATTATAATGGCATGTGCGGATAAAATACACTATGCTGGCAATCATCAATATATTAGCTTATTTAATTATTATGCGCATATGGTAAAAAAAGTACCCCTAATTGAGTATTAATTTGAACTTATCAGATTTTTACAATGTGATGGTGTTGACTTTTTCGATAATGGTCTTTTAAGAAAATCTTGTGTCCATGTTTTTATAAGATTGACCAATAAAAGTTTGTGTTGCTTTTGTGTTTTTTTGTTATATCATAAGAGTATGAAACATCTAATTTTTACATTCGTTTGTTCATTCATACTGTCTACAACTACTTGCTTGGCACAGCAATGGTCAAATCCAGAAAATGCTATGTTATCTGATAGTATATCTAGTTTTTTTTATTATTCGACAAATCCAAATGGAGGGTTTTCCAACCCTGGGTCTTTGCGTGATACAGAACGAAGGTCTCAAATATCTGATAATTATCATGAAGAATCAGAACAAATGGCCGAAAATGCTAGATTACAAAAAATTAGAGACCAATATAGTAGAAATCCCTATTATAGAAATCCTTCGTACTATCAACCATACGGCGTAAATCAGTATAATAATTATAATCAAATTATTATTATAAGAAGATAAGCTAAAATAGTCTTGATGGATCTATTATTCCATAACCTTCGTATCTTCTAATCCCTCTGTATTGTGGATTAGATAGCTTTATACAGCTTCTTTTTAAAACTTCTATATAGTCTTTGTATGATTTTAAACTATGTCTGTTGGTCTTTTTATTATAACTTAATAATAAAGACGCACACCCAACTGCAAAAGGATTACTCATACTAGTTCCACTCATTATAGCATATTTACCACCGGGTATACATCCTAATATTTCATGTCCAGGAGCTAAAAAATCCAAAGATTCTCCACTACAAGTAAACTTTGTTCTATCTAAATTTTTATCAATTGCTCCGATACTAATAGTTTTTTCGTATTTTGCAGGATACATAATTTCTGCATTTTCTCCGCTATTCCCTGCCGCACAAAATACTATACAACCTTTGCTGTTCGCATAGTCAATAGCATCTTCTAAAGGTTGCGATTGCTGTGGTGATCCTAAGCTCATTGTTATAAAATCTATATATCCTAAATCTGCACACCAATATAAAGCCTTAACAATATTATCTATAGATCCACTACCATTTTCATTAAGAGCTTTGACAGGAACAATCTTTGTTTTTGGTGCTACTCCCACAATTCCTTTTTCATTATTGATTGCCGCTATAGTAGATGCAACATGACTACCATGACCGTTATCGTCATTTGGCGGACCGCTTTTAATAAAGTTTTTTCCCTCTAATAAGTTTGACCGTAAGTCAGGATGATCAAGGTCACACCCCGTATCAATAACTCCAACAACAACATTTTCTCCATCACTTTTATTCCATATACTTGGAACATTAAATTTTGTTAATTCCCATCCATATTCTTGGGGATCATTTGGTGATAATCCATAAAGTTCTTCTGAGATATATGGTAAAAGAGATACTCGATTATTTCTCATGCTTATTTATTTGCTCCATAATCCATTGTGTATTTAAACTTATTCTAGTATGGCCACTTTCTGAACCATAGGCTGAATTTGGTTTTTTGCCTACTGTCATTACGCAGGAATTAACTCCGGCTAATTTTTTATCTATAAATAATCCACCACCACTATCTCCGCTGGCTATTAAAAATTCTATAGGAGTATACTCGTCTGTTAAATCACATATTAATAAATGCCTATCAATATAATTTACCTTATTAGATCCTCCTCTTTTTTGTGAGTCAGATAGGACAGATCCTGTTTCAAAAGTTCCTGTGATACCATACCCAGCTATGCCACAAATTTTCCCAACCTCATCTTTGTCTGTGTATAACTCAGCATAAGCATCTAAAGATAAATCTTTTTCAAAATATATTAATCCAATATCATAATATCCAAAATTATCAGAATTAAAATCTGCATGAGGTATCATCATTGAAGCTTCTATAATCTCATTATTGATCTTTATATTGCAAGTTTTTGCTGATTTTATAACATGTGCTGCTGTTAATATCCATTTTGGTTTGATCGCTACGCCAGAAGCACAATATTTTTCGTTATTCTCATATGTTCCACAAATAGGAACAACACATTTAAATTTTGATCCATAGTCTAAATAAGTCTGATCAGGAATTCTCGGATCTCTAGTCCCACCATAAGAACTTAATGACACCGTTAAAGCAATTATAAATAATAGAGTTTTCATTGCTTTGAACCTTTATTTGATAAGGTCTATTTTTCACCTTATTTAAATACACCTTTGCATCACTAATAACGTCAATATTCCAACTGCTCCAATCCATTAAATGACCAATAGTAAAATGACAACTTTTACATAATGTGATTAAATTTGAAGGATCTAATTCTCTATTTGAATTAACATGATATGGTTCAATATGATGAACTTCTAATTTATCTGTTTTACCACACCCACAACAACTATTATTTTCTTCTAAATGTTTTTTTCTAATTTTATTCCAATTTGAAGATCTACTAGAGTATAAACTAAACATATTTTTATACAATAGAATCTAATTCTTCGTCGTTATCTGGAACAGGCTCATTGGCTAGTAATTTGCGAGACTTTTTTATAGCTCTGTTAACTAAAAGTTTACCTATAGCGTCAATAAATGGTAGATTTCTTTTCTTTGCTTCATCTCTTAACCATCCTACAACTGTGTCTATATTATATTCACACCAGTCATTTCCTGCTTCATTCATTTCTAAAGCATGACGCTTACATGAACAACTATCTGTCATCTGAATTCCAACACTTTTAATCATTTTTGATAATATGGTGCCGGGATGATTAGGATTCTCTTCTAATGTTTTTGGATATAAAGATCGTAGATATTTAGCAGGATCATCTCCCATTAATACTTTAATTTTAGCTTCTGCTTGTTTTTTTGTCCAGTCTCCAATTTGATCATATTCTGTATTATTCCAAATGGTTATATTAATTTGAGGAAGCTGTTGTGTTCTGGCAGATATGGTCTTAAATTGCGGATTGTCTGTAAAAATAAACTCTAAATTATTTAAATTAATTAATGGTGGATTAATAATTTTTCCAGAATTATCTGAGTATGGGGGTGGTTGAATTGTTATAATGTTGTCAAGTTTCATAAATTAGTCCTTTGGGTTTTAGGGTAATATTATTATTATAGTTATAAAATAACAAAAAGCATTCTATCAATTCTTAGATATATAACAAGGCCGAACTACTGTTTGGCCATCAAAACCGGGATCATCTCCTGCAGTATCACACTCACAAGCACCTGGTCCAGTATAGGCGTTAGCAATCCAATCATGTTGGGCAGCGGAATAAGTGTAAGTCCTGGTTCCACACGGTATACAATCTCCTTGTATGCAAACATCAAGACTATAATAAAAGATCACTGCCCCATTAGCTTGTTGTACCGGGAACCATTTTTCACAAGTCTGTGTACATTCCCCATCGAAACATTCATAACATAATTCTGTTCTACATATCATAACACAGTTTGCGTCTATACAGGTTTCACAATCATTGACACTGCATGGCGGATTGCAAGTTTCTGGAACACATGATTGCATACATGACTCATAACTGCCATATCCTTCGCATCCATAGCATTTGTTGCATCCGCTTATACGACCTTCGCACATCCATGCTTCTGGCCCTCCTGGTCCCGGTGGTCCGGGTGGTCCGGGTGGTCCCGGCGGTCCGGGTGGTGGTCCGGGTGGTGGTCCGGGTGGTCCGGGTGGACTTGGTGGACTTGGTGGCGACGGCGGACTTGGTGGCGATGGCGGACTTGGTGGCGATGGCGGACTTGGTGGCGATGGCGGACTTGGTGGCGATGGTGGTTCCGGTGTTGGCTCAGGAGTACTCGTTGGGCGAGGAGTAGGATTAGGAGTACGAGTTTGCGGTGGTCCCGGCGGTCCGGGTGGTCCGGGTGGTGGTCCGGGTGGCGACGGCGGACTTGGTGGCGACGGCGGACTTGGTGGCGACGGCGGTCCGGGTGGTGGTCCGGGTGGTCCCGGCGGTCCGGGTGGTGGTCCGGGTGGTGGTCCGGGTGGTC